GTTATCCTTTACGCCAATTAAAATGATTTTATTTTTTTCAGGCTCAAGACCTGTTGTCTCAATGTCAAAAACAAAACGATAAACACCTGAATAATCATCAATATCTTTAAAAAGTCTTTTTTTCTTTTGAATTAAAAACTGTTCAACTGGTGATAATATGGTAAATAGGTGTTTAAATTTTTCATTCCAAGGGTCAATACCCCCGTATCTAAAAAATGAAACTAAAGACGAGTAGTTTTTTAAACTTTTTACTAAAAAACATTGACCGTTTTCTAACCTTTCATTATTGTGTGTTTGTAGTTTTTCAATCACAATACCAAACTCACCCATCTTTTTCTTTTGAAGGGATTTATTTCCGCCATAAAAATTATAAGAACTCAAATCACCTACCCAAAGAAAGGGGGTTAAAGTATCTGATTTAATAATTTTACCCCTTTCAGGGTCTTGAATTATTTTAAATATTTTATTTGTTTGGTAATCATATTCAACACCAACAATGTACTGTTCTGAATCTGAACCATTTAAAAAGTTCTCGATTATCTCTTGTGAAATTATTTTTGACATCTTTCATATTTTTAAGTTGACACATTAGCTTACAATTATATTGTAGTTTGTCTTACTTAAAGTATACAAAAGGAAATTCAAAAATCAAAATATTGTGATATATAATTTTTCTTTAATGGGTAATATTAATTTTGTTGTTGGGTCTAAATTTGTATCTAAAAACTGCACGGTAATTTTACCCTCATATTTACCAATCTTAGACGTTTGAGACTCTGTAAATTGATGAACAATGTAATATTCATCGGTTGTTTGGTTATATTTTTTATCTCTTGTTGTAATTTGACACGTTGAATTTAGTATTTCAGGTTCTTCTGTTTTAACATCGTACATATCTAAGGTAATTTCACAATTTTCTAACATATCATTAAAACCTGATTTATCGTTCTTTCCGTCATCAATAAGTCTCATTTTTAATATTGGTTGAGATGACCCTTGTCTTATAAAAAATTCCATATATTAATAAACTTTATTTAAAATAAAAATCTCAGAATATATTGAGTTTGCAACATCTGATGAACTCCATTGTGCTGTGATATCCAAAGAATTATTTATAGTTGTGTCAAATGTTGAATTATTTAACTCACTAAAATCTTCACCTTCAAACGTATTTGATGCGTCTTTAGAATATGTAAAATTACCTCCTGACATTATTGATGACGTTCCTGCTCCACCTATTGCTCTAATTGTAAAATAAATTTGTAAATGATAATGTTGATTTGTACATTGAGGCATTGTTATTGCCCCCATTTGTCCTAAAATAACTGACCCAGATTTTACTTTTATCGTTAAAGTATCGTTATTTTTTGAAGATAAATGACCAATCATTGTACAATTAAATGAATCACCGACAGAAAATCCGTTAGCCGGAACAGAAAGAGAACCAATACCTGTACCAACAATAGAAGACTCTGATGTTGTTCCACTAACAGTAGCGCTGTTACCTGTTTGAGAAAATAAACCATATACAACGGGATATGGATATAAATTACCTCTTTTAACTTTATACGTTGTACCACTTTGTGCAACCGCAAATTCCGCGTTTGTTGTTAAACCTGTACCCAATATTTCGGGTAATTGTGATATTGGTAAATTAGCCATATACTATAAATACTTTATTATTTAATTATTAATAAGTCTGCGCGGTTTGATAAGTATTTCTTGTTGAAGTCGCACTAAATCCTGAGACTGTGTGTAATGTCGTCCAAGTTGTCCCGTTATTACTTCCAGCAATTGTCCATGATTTTGGGTCTCTACTTTCTTCGTCATTAGCGGTGGCCCATCTGTATCCTGTGAACGATTTAGCGGAGGAAAATTGAAAAACGAAATTTGTAACATTACCATTTGTAACAAAATTCAAATCTAGACCCTTTGTTGTTAAACTACCATCAACTAATTTTGATGGTTCTTCACCTGACGGATTTGAACCACTTGGGTTAGTAACAGTAACACCGGCCATACTTTGGTCAACACCACCTATTTGAAATACAAATTCAGACGCTTGAACACAATTCGCGTTAGGTGGTGTTGTTTTTGCTTCGGTTATTTGCCATCTATAATAAGTAAATGCCACTCTTGAAGGTGTTGGGGTTGGCGTTTTACTAGGTGTCACAGAACTAGTTGGTGTAACTGAAGGGGTTCGAGATGGTGTCACAGAACTAGTTGGTGTAACTGAAGGGGTTCGAGATGGTGTCACAGAACTAGTTGGTGTAACTGAAGGGGTTCGAGATGGTGTCACCGAAGGTGTAACAGAACTAGTTGGTGTTACAGAAGGTGTTAAGGATGGTGTAACAGACGGCGTAATTGATGTTGTTGGGGTTGGAGATGGTGCCGTTTCAATTATTATTTTATAAAAATTTTCTTGAAAAATATAATCACCATTTTCTTGAAGTAAGAAATTTCCTGATTCATCCTCAACATAAAGGGTACATGTACTACCAAAAGCAGGAAAAAACAAAGTGTACGTTCCATAAAAATAAGGGGCTATATAGTCATATGGTAAAACTTGTGTACCCAAATTAATGGTCCCACCCGTGTCGGGATAATATGTTATTATTGCCGTTTGTCCATTATAATTTGTCGAAACTATTCTTAGTGTATCCATAAAATTAAATTAAGGTCCAGGAGGTTGTGGATATGGTAATGACATACAATACGGAGTATCGCATTGATTCACGGTAAGAGTGTCTTTTATCATTACAGGTGTTTGACCAAAAGCTTGGTCACAATAAAAATAACAATAACCATCGCTATGAATAAATCCATCATTTGATGTTAAATTATAATTAGACGGTATTCCAACTATTAATTGGGGAACAACACCAGAGGTATTATATGGGTCAAGACAATTACAAAAATAATATGATACATATTGAGGAGAAGGTGTTGGTGTTGGTGTTATCGACGGTGTTGGTGTTATTGTTCGAGTTGGGGTTATTGACGGTGTTACACTTGGTGTTATCGACGGTGTTGGTGTTAGTGACGAAGTTATACTTGGTGTTATCGATGGTGTTGGTGTTATTGTTCGAGTTGGGGTTATTGACGGTGTTACACTTGGTGTTATCGATGGTGTTGGTGTTATTGTTCGAGTTGGGGTTATTGACGGTGTTACACTTGGTGTTATCGATGGTGTTGGTGTTAGTGATGAAGTTATACTTGGTGTTATAGATGGTGTTGATGTTATTGTTCTTGTTGGTGTTAGTGACGGTGTTATAGATGGTGATGGTGTTATTGTTCGAGTTGGTGTTAGTGACGGTGTTACACTTGGTGTTATAGATGGTGTTGGTGTTATTGTTCGAGTTGGTGTTATTGTTCGAGTTGGTGTTATTGTTCGAGTCGGTGTTTTTGATGGTGTCGGGGTCGGAGTTAATGAACAAGTTGGAGTATCATCAGGATTTGGACACCAAAACGAATAAGGACTAACAAAGTTATTTGTTAAATTGTCAAAACAGCTTATTACAGGACAAGGACATGGATGATTATATGGTAAAGTATTTGAACCTACATCGAGACCACTTGTAGTGACATAACAACACGAATCATCACCAGGATTCGAACATAAATAATAACTAGAAAATCCTTCTTGAGTTACATGTGCCCAAATTTCACTATTGTGTATCGTGATGTCTTTTATATCTACCCTAATCACGTACCAAGTATTAAATGATGGATTGTTAACCACATAAGTACCAAAAGAGCAATCACCTTTAACACCCGTACCTACAGTTATTTTAAAATTTGGGATAGGAAAATGTGGGTTACCTGATATTGTTTTTATCGCTAACATATATGAATATGATTTAGTGTAAAAACTATCTGTTACTGACCTATACATACTTCCCTGACCAGAAGAAAAGGTATTTGGTCTATAATTAAAAACCTCTCGAATATTACCATTTGGATAACCACAAACATCAACTAAATTGGATAACCAACCTTGAATATATTGATAAAATCCCGTCGTGTTGCCATCTATACTTTCTCTTATTGTTATCGGTATCGGATTTCCTGGTGTGTTAGCAAAAGGAATACCAACTGGACCGTTACATATACAAGGTAATTGACTAGGTGTTGGTGTAGGTGTTGGTGTTTTTGATGGTGTTATAGTTTTTGATGGTGTGGGTGATGGAACGCTTGGATTGTCTATTGGATTTATCGGTAAACCACCAATATCTGGTGGTTCTTCACCGAATCTAATGATATCTTTTGTTATATATTGTTTTGTCGAATCTTGAAAAGTTACATTTGTTGTTAATACATATACACCACTTAATTTACTGTAATCTGCCCACGCTTCTGAAGAGGCAAATTTGGCAAAAGATTCCGTTTCTCCTTTGTTAATTTGCATAAATCCTTTTATAAAAAAGGAATCACCTCCCCCAATAACCAAAAGTTCATGAACAAAACTTATTTGTATATCATAACTTTCAGGGGAATTAATTGATGTTCTATAAACTATATTTATTGAACCATCATTTATCCAACCATCAAAGTCTAAATCTTCTTGTGATGGTATTGTTTGAGTCGGAGTAATGGATGGTGTTATAGATGGTGTTCTTGTAATTGACGGTGTAATTGATGGTGTCCTTGTTAATGTTGGAGTAATGGATGGTGACGGAAATAATGCGTTTAACTCATATGTTTTATTATATAATTCAAAATACAGTTCATATGTACCGTATGGATATTCTGAATTATATTCAAACGGCAATGTTTTTTCACCTAAATTAATGGTACCCCCTGTGTATGGTAAAAAAGTCACATTGGCAGTTTCACCACTTAAATTATTACTTGATATTCTTATTCCTGAAGGCATTTCTTAATATTTTAATTATATATATTCATATTGTATGTCATTTTCCGGTCCAACTATAATTATAGTTGCATTGTCACTGCAATTTTCATTACATTCTACGATGTTATAATTTGGTTTGGTATCAACTAAATAATGATGATTAACTCTAACATAGTTTAATGGTTCTTCGTAATATTGAATTCTTTTAAAAATAAAACAAGAAACCCCTAAATTGTGTAGGTTTCCTGAATATTCAGTACCACTACCCCAAGACTGAATCATAGGTTGGTAACCCCTTGTTGATGGTATCACCTCTTCCCAATCGGTTAATTTATATATTTTTTTACCATTTAAATAAATTTTTAAAGTACCTAATCTTCTGTCTTTTTCTTCTGACCATTTTTTATTTAAAATTTCAACATCTTCATAAGATGGTGTCGCACCAGTCAACCAACTTGATATTGATGTCGTTAGTGTTCTTCCGGTTATCAAATCATTCCAACCACCATCGTTTTCTAAATTACAATCGGTAAAATATTTATTTCTTTCAAAAGTTATTGTAATATTAAAATCTTCTGAAGTCCCACTCGTACATAGTATTGGAGTTTGACCTGACGATGTATAATACGATTCAGTGTATCCGCTTTCATTTACACATAAACCTGAATATCTTAAGGCCCTCCATTGAATTCTACCGTCATTTGTAAATGAAAAAGAAAGATTATTGTCAGCATATTCGGTATTTGTGTTTTCACCTCTTACACCTAGATAGTATATTGTCTTACCACTCGACCATGGATTATCATCTCTATTAAGAACCAAATCAATGGTCCAACCTTTTTCCGTTCTTCTTTTTACTTTGTAAGAACAATTATCATTACCGTCACCATGATTAATTTGATACGCCCACGGTTTTGCATTTAACTGAGAATCCTGCGGACAACAATTATTTGTGTCTATTAATTTTTGAATACAAGCGTATGAATAACCAGTAACTCCTGTTTTAAAATCACTAACATTTAATGAAAATGGATTGGATATGTTATAGTTATACCCGCTTATTATTAAATAATGTACATTATCGTTAAGATTTAATTCATAAACATCATTATTTAATATAATATCAGAATTGATAAAAGTGTTTGTGAAATCAGAATAGGATAACGTCCATGTAATTGCGGAATATGTGTAACCAGTATCATTTACAGTATTATTATATTCAACCAAACTAATTGTATTTCTTACACAATCTGAATTGGTTAAACCTGTTGTATTTATAGTTAAAGATGTGTAGGGTATTGAATTTTCTAAATCTAAAACTAGTTCATCATAATCAACTTCAGTTTTTGCAATTTCATAGTCATAATATTCTGACGAATCAAGTTGTAAATCTAATTTGGTTCCCCAATATTTAAGTATGTTTTGTGTATTCATTATATTATAAATATCTTTCCTTTCTTTTGATATTTATTATTAAAGTAATAATCATATGGATAATTATATAAAATCGATAATTGAAGAGAAATTTGCATCAAAAAAACAACAAAGATACTTTTATGCAAAGGCTTCGGACAAATCGATACCTAAAAAAGAAAGGAAAAAATGGTCAAAATGGGCCAAGGAGTTTTCCGATGACACCGATTTTAAAAATTTACCAGATAAGGTCGAAAAGGATGTTGACGAAATTGTTGATTCAAAAGGAAATTTTGGAGTTAATAAAATACCCGATACTAAAGATAGTAAAGGAACATCAAAAAAAACAACCGACCAAATAGTAAAAACGAGTGCGGGGTCTATGGGAACACACGGCGTTCATGGTACCCACACTTCTTTGAGATATTGGGCGGAGGCGGATTTAAGTAAGGCGTTAGGTTATGAAAAAACTTTAGGTCAAGATGCTGATATTGAAAAAGCAGAAGATTATTTCCAAGACGATTTAGGTTTAGACGATAAAGAAACAGAGGAAAGATTATCATCATATGGATATGATGAAGATTTAGAAGGAGATAAAGTCAGGTTAATTGAAAACCCTAAAAAGTACATACAAGATTATGTTGAGAGTGTTTTATCAAAAAAGACACAAAACAGTGATTTAGTTAAAAAAGACCAAACAGAAGATGTTGATTCAGAATTAAGTCCAATTGTTAAAAAACAAATTTCCGCACTTAAAAAAACGTTAATTAAAAACAATCTTTCAGTAAAAGATGTCCTTAAATTATTAAATAAAGACGATGAATAAAGATTTAAAAGGTAGGATATTTGATGTACCCCAAAACATTTTAGACAAAATAAATCACACGGTTACTGGTTTAAATGGAAAAAATGTAAGGGGAATTCAACGTGCAAAAAAACTTTTGGCAGAGAAAAAAGTAAAATATGGACAATTAAAAAGAATCATACATGATATTCAAAATATCGATAAAATAAAAGATAGATTAAAATATGATTTGTGTGGTGGAGATTTAATGGAAAAATGGGCAATTCAATTTTTAAAAGGTGAACGAGATTTAATTTCAGGTAGAAAAAATTCAAAAATGAAATCTGATAATATGATTGGAATGGACAATGAAAGAAAAAATTCACATTTAAAAAAACATAAAAAAAGATTTGGTTTTAAAATACCAACAAATTTAATAAAAAGTAATTCAAACAAAACAAGTGTATCCCCGATATCTTCATTAAAATTATTTGAAGAGGTTGATAAAATAAAAAAATTAATAACTTACTAATATGGCAACACAATTAGAAACAATTGGAGAAAGAGAAAGAAAAACTCTAATGGCAAGAAATGAATATAATTATGGTGATTTATATGATTCATCGAATACGGGTGCATTATCTGATGGTGATGATAGAGGTAGAGGAGAAAATAATGGTAGTGTAGGAACGAAAACAGATATTTCTGAAAGAAAAACATTACAAGCCCGAAATCTATATGGACCAACTAATGAATATTCTTCCGTAAATAAAAACGCGATATCTGACGGTGATGATAAAGGAAGGGGAGAAAATGGTGGAAATGTTGGAACAAAAACCGATATTGGAGAAAGAATCGGATTACAAGCAAAAAATAAATATGGAAATAATAAACCATATCCCGATTTTTAATGAATAATAATTTACAACTCACATCTATTTTAGAAGCAAATCCTAAGACAAGTATTAGGGCAAGATTAGAATATGCAATAAAAAATAGATTACCAGTTTCTTTTTATTATAAAGGACCACCTAAAGACGTTTTATCAGGTAGAAGAGTTAAAGTTGAATTAGTGGCATCTGGATTAACAAAAAAAGGAAATTTAGCGGTTAGAGGATGGGTACAACCTCCATCCACATCTAAAAAAGGTTTTCAAAAACATGGATGGAGAACATTTTTAGTTGAAAGAATTTCTACGGGTTCTTTAATTATGTATGAAGACGAACAGTTTTCAACAAAAAGACCCAACTACAAAGAAGGTGATGATAGTAGTTTTTCAGTTACATACGTTACCAGTGATTGGGGAGTAACTAAAGAACCAAAAATAGAAAAACCGTCAACTGAACCGACATTAAAACCGACACAACAAAAAGACGAACTACCTCAACCAAAACCAAAAGAAAAACCAACAGCAGTACCGACTCAAGATTTAAAAAGAGAAAATGAGATTTTTAATGATTTAGAAAAAAAAGTAAAAATCATTAATAATGAAAAAATATTAAGTCCCGATGATTTTAAACTAGGGATAGATAATTTATATAAAAAACGAATTGACGACTGGAAAAAAACACAAATTACTTTAGGTTTAAATACAACACCAGGGGAAGGAACAAGAAGAAAATTTGAAAAAGATTCAGAATATGATTTATCTCAAATGTTGAAAAAAAATAATATTCAAATAAAAGGGGATAATATAAATCAACAACCCTTACAAGAAGAGATTTTAAGAATTAAGACTTTAATCTTTTTTTAAAATAATTATATTATAGTTATGGAACAAAAAGGAAGTGGTACAATAAGTACAAACGATTTAATGATGAAATTGGTGCAAGCCAAAAAAGTAATGCAAAAAGTAGAAACAGGACAATTTGAAAGAGGTTCAGTAAATGAAGATGTTTTAAAAAGTGACCCTGAAGAGTTAATGAAAAATTTTTCAAGTCAACAAATTCAACAACCAATTGTTCCAAATCTTCAAAAAATTCAAGAATCAAAATTACCAGATGCAATTAAAAGGGCTATGATTGAAAATCCAATACCTCAAATTAGTTTATCGGATTCATTAGATTTAAATTTTGTTGAAAAGACAAAAAAATTAATGGAATCTCAAGGTGTACAAACAAAGACAAATAAGACGCAGTCTACTCAAGTAAATAATTCAGACCTAATCAAACAATTGAGTCCCCTTATCGAAAATGTTGTTAGAAAAACTGTAACTGAAATTTTAGATTCAAAACTAAATCAAATACTTACCGCCCAACAAACACTATCAATTAATGAAAATTTGGTACTAAAAGTTGGGGATTCTATTTTTAAAGGAAAAATTACTGGCGTAAATAAATCAAAGTGATTTGTTTTTTGATTTTTTTTTCTTATATTTCTCATATAGAGTAATATTAATGAAAAAAATAAAAATATTAGCAATCGCACCCGACATACATGGTGTTGGTAAATATAGAATACTTGACCCTTTTAAATATATTGGTGATAATTATTCCAATGAATTTCATATAGACATATCTTTTAACGTTACAGAAGGTGATGAATTTTTTAAAAACTATGATATTGTAGTTTTTCATAGTTTTATTCACCAAAAAACTCACGAAGAAAACATAGAAAGAATTAATTTTTTGAAATCACAAGGAATTAAAGTTGTAATGGATATTGACGATTTTTGGTCACCCGACCATAGACATCCAATGTACTTAGCAATTAAAGAAAGTCAATTACCGAAAAAAAAATTGGAGTTGATGAAACTATCGAATTATGTAACATGTACAACTGAATTTTTCGCTAATAATATAAAAAATAGAACGGGTAACAAGAATGTGGTTGTGTTTCCTAACGCCATAGATTCTAATGAATCTCAATTTCAACCAAAACCAACAAATTCTAATAAAATTAGGTTTGGTTGGTTAGGGGGTTCAAGTCACTTACACGACTTAGAGTTATTAGGTGATGGAATATCAGTAATAACAACTAATTATGATAACGTACAGTTTGTTTTATGTGGTTTTGATTTGAGAGGAAATGTTACAGAATTTAATTCTAAAACAGGAGAAAAAAGAACAAGACCAATTAAACCAGAGGAAACGGTGTGGTTTAAATATGAAAAAATATTCACAAATAATTATAAAAGTGTTGATGGTGAATATAAATCATATTTAATGAATTTTACCGAATCACCTGAAATTGATACGTCAAATATGAAATATAGAAGAGTTTGGACTCAACCAATTAATAATTATGGTAATAACTATAATTTATTTGATGTATCTTTGGCTCCTGTATTAGAAACAGAATTTAACGCAAACAAATCACAATTAAAAGTAATAGAATCTGGTTTTCACAAAAAACCAATTATTGCGAGTGAAACCGAACCATATACTTTTGACTTAAAAAATGCGTATAAAGATGGAAATTTTCTTAAAGAAGGTAACGCATTAACTGTACCTCAAAAGAAAAGTCATAAATTGTGGGCAAAGTATATGAAATTACTAATCGAAAATCCAAATATGATAGAAGATTTGGGTAATAGATTATATGAAACAGTTAAAGACAAATATTCATTACAAAAAGTATGTAAGGATAGAATCGAATTTTTCAAATCAATTATTTAAACTTAAAAAAAACAAAAAAACAAAAAAATGCATTATTTAGTTACAGTCGGTTACGAAACCGAAAATTTAGACAGAAATGGTAATCCAAGATTACAAAAATTAAAGTACATTGTTGAAGCGGATTCTGTTGAAGAAGCGACACTTGTTGTTTCAAAATACAGGTCTGGTGACATGAGAGCGTCAGAAAGTTTGGCAATTGTAAAAATGCCAATTGAATGTATTATCGACCAAAAAAACACACCCGAATATTATAAAAAATAAAAAAAATGTTGAATAAAGAACAAATTGAATCAAACAAAAGTAAATTTTTAGAAACAAATTCTAGATATAAAATCTTTAATCAAGACCTATTAGATTTTTTAGGTGAAGAATATTTCATAGCACCATCTTCATTGTCTTTAGATATGTTTGGGTGTTATCCTGGTGGATTGTTAAATGTGTGTTTTAAGGCGGCAAAATATGCAATAAAAACAAATGACATTTTACCTGATAACATGAAACAAAATCCAACTTCAATACTTAAATGTGTTTTTTTATCACAGATTGGAAAAAGTTTTTTATTTAAACCAAATCCAAGTGAATGGCACAGAAAAAATTTGGGGAAAATGTATGAATTCACTGATAGTGAAGTGTCAATGAAATCAAATGAAAGGTCCATTCATTATATTTTAAAATTTGGCATTCAATTATCTGAAGAAGAATTTCAAACAATTTTAAATTCAGATAAAGAAAATGAAGATAAATCAATAAAATACCGAGCATCTAATCTATCAAATGTGGTTAGAATAGGTTTTGAACTAGCAATATTAGAAGAAAAAAATGCACAAAAATCAAATTGAAGATTATATTAAAAAATTGCAAGAGTTAGAAAAATCAATTTTGCAAGAAGAAAAAACCGATTCGTCTTTTATGGATGAATTGAACTCGCTTTTATCTAATTTAGGTGATGACATAAAAGGACAAATAACTCGAGATGTTAATAAATTTGAAGTAAAAGTAAAAAAATTAAACAAAAACGCGGTTATCCCCAAATACGCTAAAGATGGTGATGCTGGTATGGATTTAGTTGCAACTTCAATAATATCAAACACCACTTTTGATGTAACCTATGGAACAGGTATTGCAATGGAAATACCAAAAGGTTATGTTGGTCTCGTTTTTCCTCGTTCATCGATAAGGAAAACCGATTTGTCATTAACTAATTGTGTTGGAGTAATTGATAGTGGATATAGAGGAGAAATTCAGGCAACATTTAAAAAGGTTTTTGGCAAAAACGATATAAGAATAGATGAAATGGATTATAAAGTTGGAGATAGAATTGCACAAATAATGATTATTCCATACCCATCTGTTACGTTTATTGAATCTGATGAGTTATCTGATTCTGAACGAGGAGAAGGTGGTTTTGGTAGTACAGGTAAATAAACAATTAAAATATAAACATTAATAACTTGAGAAAGACATTATCAAAAATACCGGTAAATATAGAAGAAAGACAAACACCTAAAAAACAAAGAATTAGAGATATTATCAAACAACCAAAAGAGAAATTTTTAACAAAAAACCAAGAAGAATATTGGAATACTCTTACTAATAATGAAATAACTCTATGTTTTGGTCCCGCGGGTGTTGGTAAATCTTATATTGCTATGAAAAGAGCAATTGATTTGTTATGGGATGATAAAAATAAATATGAAAAAATAATTATAGTTAGACCAGCTGTTGAGGCAGAAGAAAAATTAGGTTCATTACCTGGTGGTTTAGAAGAAAAATTAGACCCATATATTTACCCATCATATTATTTATTAAATAAAATAATAGGTAAAGATGCTAGAGAAAAATTAAAAGATGAGGGGTTCATTGAAATAGCGGCATTGGCTTACATGAGAGGATGGAATGTTGACAATACTATTTTAGTATTTGAAGAAGCACAGAACACAACACCATCTCAAATGAAGCTCTTATTAACAAGAATAGGTTTTAATTCTAAATTTTTCATTTCTGGAGATTTAGAACAATCAGATAAATTTAAAGATAGAACCAAAACTGGTTTATACGACGCAAAAGTAAGATTAGGTGATTTACCAAATGTTGGTATTTTTGAATTTGATGATAGAGATATTGTTAGAAATCCAATAATTACCGAAATCTTGAGAAGATACGATTAGACTTTACACACTATAGTTTTATTACTATATTGTAAGTATGGAAATATTTGTAAGTATTGATGGTGTTCTTAGAAATACCGTTCAAAAATTTGATTACCACTATAAAGATTATTTCTTAAATACTGAATCAACGGAAGAAGAAACTTTTGAATATTCGGTTAAAACAAAACCTGTTTCATTTCAAAAGATAATTAATTCATATTCTTTTCAATCAATTGATGAATTCAATAAATTCCTTTACTTTGATTTCCCAATTGAAATCTTTGGTCATGGTGGTTTATCTTATAATCAAGCGGCTACCGATTTAAACAAATTAATTGTTGAACATTCAGATTGTCGTTTTACTTTAGTTGGTTTAAATGAAAAAGGGAAAGCCAAATCTGCTTCCCTTTTTTTTATATCAAAAAATGGAATAATGATGGACCAAATTATTTTTTCAAATAATTCACAAATTGATAATTTATGGAAAAAATGCGATGTGTGGATAACCGAAGATTTTGACGTAATCTATAAATGCCCAAAAAATAAAAAAGTAATTAAATTTAATACATATTACAATAATCACTACAAAATTCAATTAGAAATTAGTAAATTATCAGAAATAAACAAATTATGGTTGAAATTTTCGGAAAAAACTATTACATCGATGTTGATGGGATTAGTCAAACGTGTCAAACGGGCTATGAAATTAAAAATGAAGATGGTACAACAACATCAGAAATAAATTTATTTAAATACGAAATAATAAAATCTTGTGTTGAACGAGTTTTGAGTGAGTTTACAGAAGTTGATAATGAATTGGGCGTTTTCGCTGAAAACAGTTTAACAATATCATTTAAAATTGCTTTTAATACATTAATAAAATACAATATCTTAATATCTGAAGATGAATAAAAATAATCAAAATATAGAAAAACTATCAAATTCTTTAGAAAATTTATATAATAAAACAAATATTATATATTTTTTAGTTTATGATACTAAAAATAATCCAAGAGCATCCGTAAAATACATATATGATTTGGCGAGTACTCTAAAAAATGAAAATTTTAACGTTAAAATTTTAGTTGAAGATAAAACATACTCTGGTGTATCACAATGGTTAGGTGATAAATATTCGGATTTAGAAGTTGTAACCATTAAAGATGATAGAGTTGAAATTAAAATTGAAGACATTATTGTTGTACCAGAATATTACTCAAATGTTTTAGAATCATTATCTAACATAAGATGTGTAAAAATTATGTTAGTTCAACAAAAAGAATACATTTTTGAAACATTACCAATTGGTAGTAGATGGTCAGATTATGGTTTTGATAGGGTAATAACTACAACTGAATTTTCAAAAAAATATATAAACAATTTATTTAATGAATGTTTGGTACATATTATTCCACCAATAATAGGGGATGAGTTTTCTAAAAATGAAAAATTATCGAAACCAGTTGTTGCTATTTTATGTAAAGACAGGTCAATAAATAAAAAAATAATTTCAGAATTTTATATAAAATACCCACATTTACGATGGGTCACATTTAGAGACATGATTAACATGTCGTATGTTGATTTTGCAAATGGTTTAAAAGAATGTATGGTATCAGTATGGGTTGATGATGATTCTACTTTTGGTACCTTTCCGTTAGAATCAATGAAATGCGGTGTGCCTGTCGTTGGAAAAATACCAAAAAACGAACCCGATTGGTTATCTGAAAATGGAATGTGGACTTACGATGAATCTAAAATTGTTGAAATTTTAGGGACATATGTTACCGCTTGGTTGGAAGGAATCGAAATTAATGATGATGTTAAACAAAAAATGAAAGACACATTATTACCGTATTCAACCGATATCACCAAAAATCATATTGTAAATATTTTTGAATCATTTATAAATAAAAGAATTGAAGCAATTGAAAAAAGCATAAATAAACTAAAAGAAGAATTTGATGTTATTTTAAATTCTGATGACGAAACTAAACAAGTACAATGAAAAACATCACAATTATATTACCCGTACATAAATGGGATGAAAATTATGAGATAATGTTTAATAATGCATTTAAATCTGTTGAAAATTTTTATAATGATGTGACATTATTAATTATTGCACCAAAAAATTTATTATCAAAAATAAAAATTGAACAAACTAATTTAGAACATAAGTTAATAGAAAATAAAGGTAAAACTGATTTTTGTAGTCAAGTAAATTTAGGTATAGATAATTGCGAAACCGAGTGGTTTTCGATTTTAGAAATTGATGATGAATACAATAAAAATTGGTTAAATTTAGTTACAAGTTATTCCAATGAAAATCCAGATGTTGATGTGTTTCTTTCATTAGTAAAAGATATTAATGTAGAAGGTAATTTTTTGAGTTACACAAATGAGGCAACGTGGGCATACGGATTTACTGATAAACAAGGATTTTTAAACAATGAGGCTCTTTTAGAATATCAAAATTTTCAAATATCTGGTGGATTATACAGAACATCAAAAATAAAAGAATACGGTAAATTAAAAGAAAATATTAAACTAACTTTTGGTTATGAATTTTTATTAAGATTAACATTTAATAATTTAAAAATAATGACAATACCCAGAGTTGGATATCAACATGTTAATTTTAGAGACGACTCGTTATTTTGGAATTACAAAAATTCTGAAAATGATAAATTAAGTCCAAACGAAGTTAAATTTTGGTTAGATACCGCCAAAAAAGAATTTTTCTTTAAAAACGTAAGAGATATAAATTATGTAGAAAACTAAAATGCCCCGTAAAAGAACCCAAAAAATATATTTTGGGGAGGAACAAGAACAAGCGGTAGTAAGATATTTACAATCTGATTCCGAATATGAAAAGAATAAGATATTCAATGAATATTTAAAAGAACCTCTCACTATAATGATTGAATCAATTATTCGACGTTATAAATTATACAGAAAAGATTTGGAATTTGAAGAGATACATTCAGATACCATGTCATTTCTTATTACAAAAATAAACAAATTTGACCATACTAAAAATCATAAAGCATATTCTTATTTTGGTACTATTTGTAAGAATTATTTAATGGGTAGTATACAAAAAGATACTAAAGAAACAAATAGAACGGTGTTTTATGAAGACGTTTCTACGGAATTAGAAGAAAGTCCTGAGCATTCATATGTCATGGATGAAACTGAAATTGATTATCGAGATGTAATTATTAAATTTATTAATGATTTAGAATCATTTATTGAAAATGAAGAAATGACTGAAAATGAACAAAAATTGGGGTATGCTCTAATTGAAATTTTTAGTAACTTCGATAAAATATTCCAAATTGGAAATGGAAATAAATTCAATAAAAATTTAATTCTTCTTTCTTTAAGAGAAATGACTTCATTGTCAACAAAAGAAATAAGAACATCATTAAAGCGTTATAAAAAAATGTATGTTAATGTTGTTTTTACGTTTATAAATTAATTTTTTTACTATTTATATATATGAAACGTAATAAAAATCTTATATCCTTAGATACCGATTCTGCTCTTGTTTTAATGCAAGAAATTTATAATGATATTATGGAACAAAAAACCACCGCATCTATGATTACTAAAAAAATGTTAACATTTATGAAAGATTCAGAAGATATGAGTGTAATTGGTCCAGTAATTAAAGAGCAACAAAAAATATTAAATGATTGCACTGAAAAAAAAATATCATTAGTTAAATTACAAAACGCATTATTAAAACAAACTTATGGACCAAATTCTGTGAATTCAGGAGGTAAACTTCAATTAACAGAAGAAGATAGGGTAATCTTAGAGAAATTGATGAATGATGAAGATTCGGAATCTAAGGGTGACACCTATAAAGTCTAATGAGTAAAACTAAAGAAACGAAAAAAAAATTACAGGCAAAAATTGAGTCTGTAAAAAAAATAATCGACGATTCCACAGAAAAAATTGGAAACGTTGGAGACGCTTTTCAAAAAAATATTCCTGACCCTAATGAGTTTATTGGTACTAAATTAAGTGGAATTTCTGATAAGTTAAAACTTAAAAATGACAATAAAAAAGATATTTTTACAGAACTAATTGAGGTCGCGGAACAATTTATAACAACAAATAAAAAAACAATAAACGATAAGTTAGATAATATTTCTTTTAGTAATCCAAATAGAAGAGGTATTAATGTTAATGTTGATAAAAATCCATCCAAAACTAAAATTAAAAGACACGCAATTTCTGCTGCTAATGTAACATTAAATCAGGCTAAAGAAATATCAATTAAGAGGTTGTCAGAAGCTTTATTCATGGGTGATGGTATATGTGGGTCAAAATCCGTTTTTAATGTTGATTCCATTCAACTTAGCCCTGATGAATTTGATTTTTTAAATATTTTTACATTAGACCCTGATTCTACATGTGGTCAATTGGTTTATGAATCAGAATCGACAGATAAGAATAAAGAAAAACTTAACAGAAATCTTTATAATTTAATGGCAAATGGGGGAACCCATACATATACATCAAATAATGGAAATAATTTATTTACATCATCTTGGAACGTTGGGACCCAAAAATTTACATTTAGTGGTTTTACAAGAGGAACCGCGGGTGTTGTAAATGTGCAAGATTTTATTACTGATTATTATAATTCCTTAGAATATCCTGATATCAACGATATTGTAAAACAATGTATGATGATGACTATTCAAGGTGGTTCTAGTTGTGGGGAATCCACAAAATTTACAAAATCTCTTAATTTAAATTTGAGATTAATTGATAGATTATTAAAAATTTGTGGAGGAACAAACAAAGACCTTTTAAAAAATCAAACACCTGTTGACATGTTCGATGAAAATGACGAAGATTTAGAATTTTATTTTGACTTTGATGATGTTGAGGGAATTGATTTGGAAGATGAAGACGCAAGAAACAGAGGAGTTTTAAAGTTTAAAAGTTGTGATGATTACGAAATACCTGTTAGTGACATGCACATTGAAGATTTTATTTTTTTATCAAGAGATAAAACCGCGCAAGATTCGATTGTACAATCTTTAGAAAATGTTGCTAGAGATGCTTCCGAGCAATCCGGTGGTTCACTATCGATTAGTGTTTTATTAGATGGTCTATTAAATAATTTTATACTTTATATACCTAAAGTTTTAATAATGTCTGTTTTATCTGCAAAAATATTTTTACCACTTATAATTTTATATAAAATATTTAAATCATTGGCGGTAAATGTTTATTTAAGTGCACAAGAATTAATCAAAAAATTTAAAAACGCGATTAGCAAAATCGTGTCAGATTTATTTTGGTTATTTATTAGGGAATTTTGGAGACTTATTAAGATTGATTTGTTATCGTTTGTAAACGAGGTGGTTCAAAGAATATTAAAAAACAAATATAAGAGATATCTTTTAATAATAACATCATTAATCGCTCTTTTAAAGAAAATATTAGAGAGTGAAATTGATAATTGTTATGCAATTTTTCAGACAATATTAACCACCATAGAAGGTGCGCTTTCTCAAAGACTTAGTGTTTCGGTACCCTCATTATTATTACTTTTTTCAGATAAACTACCAGGTTATAGTCAAGATAGGGCGTTTATGAATATTATGAATAGATTAGAATCGTCAGGAATACCCACAGGACCCTTATTTGGTGAATCTAATGATATTGGTAATTTAGTTAAATCCATAATTGATGGACATACAGAAGAGGAAGATGCAAATTCATTTATTAAAATTGTTTTACAAGGAGGGACATTACCCGGTCCACCTTTAGCCGGTGGCGCAATTATCCCACCTGGGTTTATATCGGGAGTTGGAAAAAAATTCTAATATGGAAAAAGATAAATTTGTTAATATAATAGAAAATATTAAAGATAAATCAAATAAAGATTTATTTGATGCGGAAGATTTTTTGTTTAAAAAACACGAAGAACTGAAATCATACATTGTAAAAATGACATATAAATTAGAAACAATAGAAAATTTACATTCTAAAGTTTTAGAGGAAATAGAAAATAGAAAGTTTAAATGAAAATTGTTGACCTAGGTGTTTGTATTAATAATAATGACCCAAAGGGTTTAGGTAGGATACGCGTGATAGATTATGATGATTATGTTGGTGGTAAATCAAATATTAAAAATTATGAAGAGTGGAGCAAAGATGACCCATTTTTAGCTATTCCTTTTTTACCAAACAATATAAATTTCATACCTGAAATCAAACAAACGGTAAAGATAATAAGATACGATACCGAAAAGACAACAGTAAATCAAGAATATATTGCCGGCCCATTCACAACAAGATTTGATTTTAATTCTCAAACATTTAATGAACAAATTATTGATACATCATATGGTGTGTCTATTGAACATAAATCAGACATAATAAAAAATGAAACAGGTGATTTACCTGAAAATTCAAAAAATGCACTATCAAAATACAAAGATTATTCTGTGTCAGGTAAATACGGTGACGATATTGTATTTACAACGGGTGGATTAGTGCTAAGAGCAGGTAAACTTATTTCAAAAATAAAGGCAACCAATGAAGAACAACTATTAATATCAAAAGGATTTCCAATTGTTTCAAGAAAATCGGCAAAATTGCATTTAAAAAAATTTTCAGATAAAAAATATCTGTCAGAAGAAATAAAAGAAGAAACAGTAACGGAAAATAAAATAATAAAATATATCATTGAATACGATTTAGACGATTTATCTAATCCAACAACTTGTAATTTTTACATTTATCAAGTTAAACCAAATTTCTACATCCCAAAATATAATTCAAATAATTTTACTGAATTTACAGAAATATTACAAAATGAAACCATTCTTTTATCAGAATCGGGAAACACATATACCTTTCAAATTAATTTGAATAACATTAGTGGATACAGTGGATTTACATTAAATAATAAATTAAATGAAGTTATATATTCAGTTAGAAATAAATTAAATGAAATTCATCAAAATGGTTTTGATGGTGTCGTATCATATAAAATACTAACAAATTTAACAACAATAAATGATGGAACACAATCAACACAGTTTTTAGAAATACACCCATTTTTCTTTAGACCAACATTTGAATTTAAAAATAGAACAACAACATCTACAGAGTTTACAAATAGAAAATATGTTTTGTCTAAAATTCAATTGACATCAAAAACATCTGCGGGTTCTAGTATTGTTTTTAATCGAGACAGTATTAATCCTCCACAAAAAATAATACAGAAAAAATCACAAGTTCTTAGAATTGACCAAAAAGTAAAAGAACAGACATTTGGGAATATTACGGCAGATAAGATTTATATTTTATCAACTGATACCAATTTTACTGATAAACCTATTGATTTTCTTAATTTAGATTCATATGAATATAGTCAAGATGATTATGTTCAAAAAATTGACCCGAATACGTATTCTTTAGTAAGAGGTGAAATTTTATTGAGTTTTATTGATGCAGTTTATAATGTTTTAACAACTCACGTGCATAATATTAATAAACCTTATGTTAAATCAGATTACGATGCACATACCGAGATGGAAAGACTATACAATAAATTAAGACAAGAGTTAATAAACACATCAATTAAAATCAACTAAATTGATATTTATTATATAAAAACTGATGTCATATTATCGCTCTTATTTTTCAAAAAACAACACTATCATTAAAAATAGTGAAGTCAATACCGCCAAAAACCCAACCACAGAAATTTACTATGGTGAAGGGGTCTCTAGATTTATTTTTACAATAAATTTTAGCAGTTTAACATCAAAAATCAATAATGGTGATTTAGTCATTGATAATAATACCAAACATTACCTAAAAATGACAAACACCGTTATTGGTGACCCTAAATTAATTGGTAATGATAAATCAAATGGAAGAGAAAGAGCAACATCATTTGATTTGGTTGTTTTTCAATTAGATGAATCGTGGGACGAGGGTGTTGGTTTTGATTATGAATTTGTTGATTATACAGATGATTTTGATAATAAAATTTACGATATTAGACCATCAAATTGGTTTAATAAAACTACTATTAGTGGTTGGACAAATCAAGGTGTATACTCTACTGGTGCAACGATAATTGATACCATTCATTTCGACAATGGTAATGAAAATATTGAATTAGACATCACAAATTACGTAAATGGAATTGTTGTATCGGGTAATACTAATTATGGATTGGGAATAAAATTTGAAGATGAATATGAAGATGTAAGTGGTTCAACAGAACAATCTGTCTCCTTTTTTTCAAAGTATACACAAACTTTCTTTGAACCATTTGTTGAGAGTGTTTTTGAAGATAGAATAGATGACAATAGACAAAACTTCATAGGAGACAGGGTAAATAATCTTTACTTGTATGTAACAAAAGGAACAAATTTCTATGATTTAGATAATACCCCTACCGTTGATATTTTAAACTCAAGTTTAACACCAATCACAGGTGTAACTGGTTTAACAACAACAAAAATCAGAAAGGGTGTTTATAAAGTTAGTTTTGGACTATTAGGACAACTTTGTGATGGTAAAAGATTTTTTTATGATAAATGGAAAAATTTATCAATTGATGGTGTTTCAATTAATGATGTTACGCAAAAATTTGTGCCCAAACCATTTTCTTCAGGATATAGTTTTGGTGAAAACCCAAAAGAAACGCAAAGTTATATTATACAATTTTCAGGAATAAAACAAAATGAAAAAATAATTAGAGGAGAATTGAAAAAGATTTTAATTGAATTAAAATCTATTGAGCAACAAAAAACAATTTTATTTGATGATGTCTATTATCGTATCTTTATAAAAGAAGGTAAAACAAATGTCATTGTCTTTGATTGGACAAAAACAGATGTAACAAATGAAAACTCTTTTTATTTGGACACCTCTTATTTAATACCAAGAGAGTATTATATGGAATTCAAATCTAAAACATATACTGAAGAAATTTTCTATAACAATTATGTTAAATTTGAAATAATATCAGAAAAATAAAATATTTATAATTATGAAAAATTTAAATAACATAATAAAAAAACATTTGAGAATAGTATCAGAGCAATCAGAACTAGAGGATAGACCTGAAAATTACATGTTTTTTGATAATTTAGAACAAATGAGAAGACAATCTGACATTTTGATGAAACAAGACAAAAGAGTGGTGGATTCGATAATGAAAGAACATGATTGGGCTCAAGACCATATAACTGAAGCAAAAAGTTTATTAGACCAAGTGTTTGATTTTTTAATGAATCAAATTGAACCGTCAAATAAACTGAAAGCAGATGTATCACAATTTAGTTTAAATGAAGATGATGATTTTTTAAATGAAGAATATCAAATAGATGAAAGCAAAAACTGTCCCACAAATCCAAAATTATGGGCAGCAGCCAAAGCCGCAGCTAAATCTAAATTTGATGTTTATCCCAGTGCTTACGCAAATGGTTGGGCTGCTAAACGATATAAATCAAAAGGTGGTGGATGGAAAAAATGTAAAAAATCAACAAATGAAAATCTAAATGAAGATAAAAAGGAAGATTACAAAGTTTACCATAATTCATACACTTCAGCCGTAAATGAGGCGTTAGAATATGCAGAAAAAAGAGGTTATAGTTATGATAAAGAAGAAACAGCAGATAAAATAGGTATGGGTCCAAAAAAACCAGATGAAGGAAAAACAAATAGATTTTCAATAACATTATATAAAGGAGAAAAGGAACAGAAAAAGAAATTACAAATCCAAATTTATGGGATGAAAGAGAAATATGAATTAAACTGTTATATTAATTAATTATGAAAATTATAGTTAACGAAGAAGATAAACAATACCTAAAAGAGTGTCTTGAAAGTGGTGAAGTATTAAAAGAAGATTTAAGACGTTGGTTTAAAGAAAAATGGGTAGACGTTAGTAGAAAAATTGACGGAAAACACCCACCCTGTGGTAGAAAAGACGCAGATGGGGATAAGGAAAGAAAAGGTTATCCCAAATGTAGACCATTAAAAAAGGTTTCTAAAGATACACCAAAAACCGCGGGTTCTTATTCAAAAAATGAAAAAAAATCTATGACAACTCAAAAAAGAAATGCTGAAAAAAAAGAACCAAAGATTGGAAAGGGTAACAAACCAACATTTACTCGTTTTGATGAAAATAACATCATTACATTGGATTTTAATGAAATAATGGAAACTTACTCACCTCCAAAATTAAGTGTCTTAAATGAGTCTAAAATGATTCTGAGTGAAGGGTTAAATTATCATATTACACAAGAAAAACCACTTATAGAAAATATATATAGAATTTATTCAGAAAAGTTTTTTAATTTATTTAATGAATCAAGAAACCTTTATGATAACGGAATTTTATTACTTGAAGGAGATGATTTAGAACTTATTAAAACCGATATCGGTTTAACAGGAATTTACGAAGGAGAAGAAGTTTATTTAGATATTCCATTTATTTTAAATGAAGAAGAATATCTTGTTGAAGCCAAACATAGAGGTAAAAATGTTAAACTAAATAAACCATTTAGAACACCAGGTGGTCCTAAGAAATTTGCGGTATATGTAAAAAATAGTAGTGGTAATGTTGTTAAAGTAACATTTGGTGACCCTAATCTAAGAGTTAGGAATAATAATCCAAAAGCCGCAAAATCTTTTAGGGCTAGACATAAATGTGACCAAAAGAAGGATAGGACTACTCCGGGGTACTGGAGTTGCAATATTTCTAGATATCGTAAAGCACTTGGAATCAAATCGTCAAGTCCATGGTAAAAAATTTACCATTTAAAGAAAAACAACAAGAAGATTATTACATTAGAACATTTTCTTCCGTTTTAAATGAAACAGAATTAAAATGGCATTTCGATGAAGAAGACAGAATCGTTATTTGTGAACACGATACTGATTGGATGTTCCAAATGGATGATGAATTACCCATACAAATTAAAAAAAATACTCCCATTTTTATACATGAGGGTACTTATCATAGAATTATTAAAGGAACGGGTAATTTAACTGTTAAAGTTAAAAAACTTATTAATAATAACGTACATTAACACCACACTCATCAAAGAGTTGTAAACTTCTTTTTTGAGACTCCACCCATTTCTCTTTATTTTTAGTAGTACATTCAGTTTTACACCACACAACTTTAATTCCTGAGTTAACAATTGCTCTGGCACAATCCATACACGGTATCCCTGAAGTTAAATAAATTGTGGAATCTTTAAGTGATACTCCTATTCGTGCCGCATTATATATTCCATTACGCTCTGCGTGTTCAAACCAAAAATACTTCTCGGGTCTTTCTTGACGTTCATCTTTATTGTCGTCTAAACCTCTTGGAAATGAATTATAACCCGTAGATAAAATTTCATTATCTTTTCCAACAATAACCGCACCTATTTGTGTCGATTTATCTTTAGACTTTAACTTTACCTGTTCGGCAATATTCAAAAAATATTCTTCCCAACTCATTTTAATTTTTCTTTAGAACAAAAATACACTCTATCATCAGAGTAATAATTTAACCGATACGATAATCCTTTAATTATTAATTTACTCATTTCACTTAAACTAATAGAGTCTCTAATATCAATTCCTGTGATATATCCATCTTTTGACTTTTCATAGGTTATCGATTTTGTTTTTTGTGATTCCATATTACAAATATACAAAAGAATGGTGCAATAAAAAAGGGGGACATAATCCCCCTTTTTTTTAATAAGATAATTTAGATTATCTTAAGGTGTCAAGACTGAAAGTCTGTAGACCATTTACGTTAATCACACCGAAGTAACGGTTGTTCACCATTTTCTTCGCGTATCTTGTCATGATACCTTTGATTGGTGTGAAGTTAAATGGATTGTACATTGTAGGTGTTAATTGTAGTGGAACGTATGGTGCGTAGATGTAACCAGCGTCCAACAATGATTTACCTTTGTGACCGATGATGATTTTACCAGCTGGTAAATAGGGGTCACGATAAACTTGATAACGACCTGCTAATGAACCAATCTTCTCAATACCCATGTTATATTGGTCTTGCTCAGGGTTAGCGTTTGAAACGTGGAAGTACTCCAAGTCATCAAATACTGCAGATACCTCAGAAGATACAACAATCCAGTTAGCTCCACCTCTCAAGGTAGTTTTATGGATTTGAGCCGAGATTTGGTTAATTTTGGTAACCAATGTTTGGTTCCAATCTTTTTGGGTGTAACCAGCGTATGATGAACCATTGTTACCATATTTCCACTCGTTATAATCCCATTTAGCTGTCCAAGCAGCGCCTTTACGAAGGTCACGAAGAATTTCACGGTCGATTTCAGCTGCGATTTGTTCAGACAATAAAGCTGTTAATTCAGCTTCAGCGTCGATGTTATGGAACGCACTTACGTCTTGTGCCAATTCAGGAGACCAGCTAGCTCTTAACTTTCTTTCAGTTACAGAAACTGTTACTGATTCCAAGTCAAAAGATACTTCACCGATTTCTTCTTCGAATTCAAGTGAACTATATTCTCTCCAACTTACCGAGAAGTCAGCAGCCGCTAATGTTGAACCTGCTACAGTGTAACCAGTGTAACCCGCAGTTGAACTATATGACTCAAGGTCAACAGATAAATAGATGATACCATCTTGGTCACAAATGTTATTGTAGTTACCCGTTCTACCAGCGGTTTTTGTTCCGTACTCAACGATACCTTTACCATATTTCTGTGTTACCACATTAAAAGGTAATGCAGCATAACCTGAAGTGTGACCACTTAATTGGTTAGCGGCAATTGTTAATGATGCTAAGAATTCTTCAGTATCCATAACGTGACCATTAGGACCCGCAAGTTTACCGGCTCCATCATAAGTTGAGGTGAAACCTGAAACTTTTAAGATAACACTCGATACTGTAACACCAGTCGCAATTGCTGATTGAGTTGATGCAACACCATTAGAGAAAGTTACTAACTCGATTGGGTTAACAGTCACAGTACTAAACGCACCTTTTGAGTAATCGAACAAACCTTGGTCGTTGGCATCACTACCTTCATAAAAACGGTCATACAAGTTGTTACCAGTATAACCAGTGTTAGGGTCAGTTAATGAACTTGGGAAACCATAAGGTTGATAGTGTCCGTTACTTGCAGTTCTTTCTTGAATTTTAGGTACAAAATAGAACAATTTACCGATTGGTAAGTTCATCGCTTGTACAGATACGATATCGTTCGCTAATAATTTAGAGAATACACGTCTGATGATTGGAAATACAACAGTTTCAAATGAACCTGAAGCATCAGCAACAGCCGCTTCGTTTATCAAATATGACGCTTGGTTTTCATACAATTGCGCGATATTATCTTTTTGATGACCACCAAGACCTTCAAGAAATCCTAGTTCATCCCATTTTTTAATGGTATCTTCTTTGATAACACGGAGGTGTTTTAATCCAATGTTACCAACCATACCTGATTCTAATAATGCTCCCATTTTTTTAGATTTTTATTTTTTTTAAGTTTATTTTTTTATTTTATTTTTGACATTAAATCTTTCATTCTTTTAAATTGTGGATTCTCATAAGCCTTAGACTCAGATAACACATTTGTAGAAGAAGATGTTGGTGTCTGATTTATTTTTTCAACCACCGATTCAGTTACAGGTTTTTTAGTATTTAATTCGGTTTTTATTGAACTATATAAGTTCTTAGATTCTTTCAAGGTTGAAATTGAGTCGAATCTTTTTAAGATATTTAATTTTTCTTGTTTTGTAGTTGAATGCTCGGTAAATAAACGAGTTGCGTAAGCCAAATTAGCGTTAAAGACAGCAACTTCATTTAACTTTTCTTTGAATAAGACTAATGCCTTTTTATATTCATCGTTTTGTTTTTTGAGTTTACTAACTTCTTCGTTAATTTCTTCTCTTTTGTTACCCGCTTTATACACGTTTTTAGATTTTAAACCCCCATGGTAACCAAAACCCATTGTACGAGCAGATTCATCAACGTCTCCTTCAACTGGTTCTACATCTCCCTCTGTTGTGTCAACTTCGTCAACATCATCAAGTTCAATTTCATAAACAGTTTCGTCAGACATCATGTCTTCTTCATCCATTGGCATTTCGTCGGACATCATGTCCTCTTCATCCATTGGCATTTCATCAGACATCATTTCGTCTTCATCAACCGGCATTTCGTCAGACATCATGTCTTCTTCATCTAATTGGATGATATATTCATCATCGCCATCAGATAATTCAATATGATTATCGTCTTTTTTAACGATTACACCATCATTTGGTCCCATTGCTTTGAAGACTTTTAAAATTTCATCCTCATCTGCATTGGTCATGTCTAACACATCTTCATCATCAGAATCCATGTCATCCATAGATGGACCCATGTCGTCATCAGAATCCATGTCATCCATAGATGGACCCATGTCGTCATCAGAATCTAATGAATCAATATCTTTTGATGGTTCATCACCTTCATTATCTGGATTTTCGTCATCACCAGTAACAACTGGTACATCGTCTGTGTCCTCTTCAGAATCAGGTTGTTCTTCAACCTCTTTCTCTTCTTCTAATGATTCTTTTAGCAAATCGTTTAGTTCCTGTTTCATTGTAGAAGCCAGTATACCTTTTGCATTCGCTTTTACCGCTTCTTCAAGTGTTTGAACCTGAAGTAATGCTTGTTCTAAAATTGATTTGTCGCTCATTTTTATGAATATATTTTTATAATAAATATATTGTTTTTATAAAAAAAACATTATTTATGTTATTAAAAACGTAAAAAAATTATTTTGATAAAAAATTATCTAATTTTGACATAAGATTTTTCATTTTATCAAAATCTTTTGGTTTTTCATTTAGTGATTCTTGATATTGTTCTCTATCATTTATATCTGAAAAAATGTAAGCGCCTGGTGTACTCGGGGATGATACTAAATCAAAACATACCAATTCAAAATCATCTTGAACAATATTTTGTCCTTTAACATTTTTTAATGAACCAACACCTCTAGATGAAATACCAAGAGTCGCTCCATTCATAATTAACATTGCCGCTTGGTCCCCTTTAGTACTAACTATACCCATTTTTTTCCAAGCTGGTGATGTAAAAAGTTTTATCTTACCCATTAAGATTTTACCATCCCACCATGTTTCCAAAATAGAATGGGAAACTCTATCTAAATCAATAAGTGAAGACGAAGGATGGTTCAATTCGTTTAAAGCACCACCTTTTTTTATTAAGGTTTGGTATTTTTCGTTTTCCCTTTTTAATAAAAGTTCAGGATATATTCTACCATTTTTGTTTGGGGTATCATATTTCTGTAAAACAGCATATAAAACAATATCTTGAGAGAAATCCATATCTCTCATTTCAGAAATTATTTTTTTATTGTCTTCGTATGAAACATAACCGGCATCGTATTCCAAAAGAATACCTCTACCGGTATCGTTAGGTCCTAATATTTTCATTAATCTTTTTACAATAAATACTTCATAAAAAGATTAATTCTTTTTATCGAAGAAATTGTAAAAAGTTTTATCAATGAGTATTGTATCAATAATGTTTTTTGAAAAATTAGAAACAAATGTCTTTACCTCTTTAGACCTTACATCGAAAGGTTTATTAACGTATAATGTTATTTCTAAGTCCATAAAAGACCTTTTATTTAATTTAACTCCATTTGTTTTTATATCCAAATCAACAATACATTGATTCTTAAAAAAATCAGAATTAAGAAAATAAACATTATCTTTTATTTTTTTTCTTGTTTTAAATATTAGTTTATTAAAGTCTTGTTCGTTTGATGTTGGTTCTATCCAAGAATTTAATTGTACGTAAATTGTTTTTAAATTTTTATAATCTACAGTTCCATAACCTATTTTTACACTATCGTGTGAACCAATTGATATAAACTTTCCTTTTTTCATTATTATTTATCATATATAATATATTTTATGGTGTATACAAAATATATGAAATAATGTTAATAATTTAAAATTTTTTTCGTATATTTTAAAAAAAAACTTATGATAAAAATTAACGTAAACAAAGAAAAGGGATTAGAATCCGCCCTAAAAAAATATAAATATAGGGTACAAAAAACAAGACAAAATGAACAATTAAGAGATAGGGAAGAGTTTGTAAAACCTTCGGTCGAAAAAAGAGACCAAATGCTTAAAGCAATTTATAGACAAAAAATGAAGAGTCAAGAAGAAAAGTCAAACTAGATTGTTCTTTAATTCAAGCAATTTGTAGTAGTCAAATTTTGTGGTATCGGTATTGTTTATTTCTGATACCACAATTTTTAATTTTTCTTTTAATGTGTCTTCATTTGATTCTTTAATCAAAGAATCAATTTTACCTAATAATTCTTTTTTGAGTTTTTTTGTTTCATTTTCTATTTCATTGGTGGACATTGAAACAATTTCATTAAATGTTGTTTTCTGCTCTTCGTTTAAAAAATCAGAATATTTTATATTAAAATTATTCACCAAAACAGCATTTAATAGTGAATGATTTTCTATTTGAACAGAAGGTACTTCCTCGTTATTTTTTTTCTTTTCTGAAATTAAATGAGATATTAAATTTTCTCTGGCATCAATTTTAGACGATATGTTATGTATATTAGATTCTTCAGATAATACATCTAAATCACTGTAAATCGAATTGTTTTCTATAACAACATCTTTAAGTGATTTTTCAAACTCTTTCATATCCTTTTTCAAAGATTTCATTTTATCGATTAAAATGGGTTCAATAGATTCCACATATAATTTAGCTTTATCTTTAGTTGTGATATTAAGATTTTCTACATTTTCATAAAACATATACATTTCCACTAAAGATTTATTTGATTTTAGTTTTTTTACTAAATCTTTTATTTCTACTTTATTTTTTGATGCATATGATTCAGTTAACTTTGTTAACATTTTTAATTTAAATTCTCCAAAATTTTTCATTTGATTATTGGTTTAATATGTCTTTTAATTTATTTTCTATTTCATAAATATTCTGTTGGGCCTTATTAATATCAAATAAATCTTCTAAATTTTCAGATTCCCCTAAAATATTAAATAATCTATTTTTTTTATCTTCACTTAAAGGTTGTTCACCTCCACCTGTTGGTGGTGGACTTGGTGGGGGTGCCGCTCCCATATCCATACCTCCAACTTCACCCCCCTCTGGTGATTCACCCCCCTCTTGTCTTTCAGATTCAGGGACACCATATTTCGAATCAACTTCATCAAATACCCCTGAACGTTTAATTACGTTTTGTGTGTTTGTTAATTCAAAACCAATTGCTCTTTCAATTCTTTGTTGTTGTAAGTCTAACATAACTTCACTATCACTCATTCCAAGAATATTTTTCTTCGCCCATGTATGTGACACTGGTAAAATACCAATTTGAGATTGGTCTGATGTTGCGTCTTTATATAGTAATATTTTTTCTTTCCATTGTTCTATTCTTAATAAATCAGATTGTGCTGATGGATTTGTAAGTGACAATGAAAAATTATTTAATTCATCTTCTAATCCAACAAGATATAAATGAACTAAAGCAATTTTATTTAATTCATGTATTAAAGATTTTTGAATTCTATTAATAGTTCTTGCAAATCTAATATCCATTAACGCTAATGTTTTACCATCACCAACAACTTCTTCAAAACCTAAAAACGCCTTTGGAATTCTTAACGCGGCTAACATTTTTTTCTGAATATATTCAATATCCGCAATTTCACCTAAATTCTGTGCACCTGGTAACGTCTCAATTGGATTGGTTTGTGCGGCATCACGAACAGGAATAAAATAGTCTTGGTCTACTGCCATTTGATTATATCTCATATCAACTTGACCATTTCTTGAGTCCACTACTTGGTCTCGTTTAAATTTATTGGCAACTCTTTGTACATATGGTTCAATGTCTTTATCATCCATATTACCAACAAAAACTTTAAATACTCTTCTTTCAGGTGCTCTAGTTGTTCTATAAATTAACATCGCATCTTCAGCCAATAATAATTGTTTCCATATTCTTCTAATTTTATCCAACATACTGGTACCATATGGAAGTTTTCTATCATCACCTAAAAGTCTAAAATGGGCAATCTCCCAAGATTGAAATTCCATTTCTTTATTTTTCCATTGAAATCTAAGTTCTCTGGTTGGCATTTGCATTGTATCCATTTGATTAGGGGTCTTACTTTCTTTACCCTCTAATCTCTCTATTTCAATATTTGGTAATTGTTGACATCCAATTATACCATGTTCTGGATGAACTTTTATGTAAACAAAATTATCCCCATATTTACACATACCTCTAGCCCACATTTGTAAATTGGTATTTAAATCTAATTTGTTGACAAATAAATCTTGTAAAACCGATTTAACTCTTTCAGATTCTGAAAAAATTGTTAATAAATCTCCTTTTTCAGATAATGTTGTCGATTCTTCAGCATAGATATCTAAAGCCGCGGAAATTTCCGGTGTGAATTCCATTGACTCAACATCATAATACATTGACAATCTGTTTGGTTCATAATAAACGGATTGATTATAGAGTGATTGGTCAAGTTTAGAAAACTTATCAGCAATATATTGACTTTGTTGAGCCTGCAACATTGCTTTTTCATATTCTTCCCTACTACTTGTTTTTAAAATTTGTTCTTTATCAAAATTAAAAGAAGGTGACTGTTCGGGTGTCACCTTACCTGGAAATCCAAATACTTTTGTTAATCTTTGAAATACTGTTAAATTATCAGCCATATATATAAATAGTTAAAAATAATATAAACAAAAATTATTTGATAATGTACGATTAACGCTTTTTACCAAATAACCAAGAATATTGTTTATAGTGCTCCTTTGTTGCGTTATTTTGATAAGGAGAGTTAATCAATTCTCCACTCGAAGTCATTGAACCAATTTGGTCAAATGCTGTACCGTAAGAATAAAAAGATTTATTGGGTTCATACGTTCTTTCAGACAATGTCCAAGATTCTAACATTGCTTTATTTGCGTTTTCGTTTTTCAGTAGTTGATTAAAACATGTGTCCCCAACATATATCGCCATTGACATACTAATAATCGAGTCGTCATGTGCTCCTTTCATATGGTCCGCCCTACCGTTAATATATACAAAAGTGTTTAATTCGTTCATTAGTCTTGTTGACCTGACTTGAAAACCTTTTCTTAAATGTTCTTCAAAAGCTGCGATTATTTGAGTTCTTTTATTATTGAAATTAATACCGGGAATTTTATCCATTATTTTTTTATTATACTCCCAAATATTATTGGTATTCATCCCATCAATATATAAATTTTTATAGTTTAATTCTTGTAATTTTCTTGATGTCGCAACCCCCATTCCCCCCGTTATATCAATAACAACATAAGCTTCATACAAAGTTGCCCATTTGTAAACAATGGTGGCTAAGTCATCGGGTGGTATTTTTCCAACATATTCAAGGACTTGTTCTCTTTCATCAAAATCAATAATATTAATTGAAGAAAAATCTTCACTATCACCTCTACTAACATCAACAGCGGCGATGTATCTGTGACCTTGAACAGGTTCTGTCCATTGCCAAAGAGTACCTTGCATGTATTTTTCTTTAGGTTCTCTTATCATATTTTTTATGATGTTTTCTTGAACATCACTTGGTATAACACCATCACCTGAACCTAAAAAATCACACTCTAATTCTTGGGCAATTTTCCTTCTATCAAATTTAAATTTTTTGGACATTCCTTCAAACCAACTTGAAAATGGTTTATACCCTTGTTCCAAATATTCATTATAGTTATCAATGTCGAAATCATTCATTACGACTTCATTGTCATCATATAAACCTCTATTTGTCATGTAATGAACAATGTCATTACATTTAACCCATCTCAAATCTTTTGTATATCTTGGGTCTTTAAACCATCTTAAATCGGTAATATGGAAATCATTTAAACCTCTGATAGATTGGTCATAGACACCATAATATATTGCATCATAACCATTAGGTGTTGAAATGAGTATAATCTTACCACCAGTTGAAAGAGATGCCATGGATGCGGCCCAAAAATCTTCACCGGCTTCGATGTATGCTGCCTCGTCAAAAATTAATATTGTTGGAGTATAACCTCTTAACGCATCCGCGGATGTCGCAACGGCTTTAACTTCACATCCGTTGTTTAATCTAAATCTACTTTCTGAATTTTTGTCTGGTGAAAAACCAACATTAATCCAATCAGGCCATTGTTCAATAAATCCTCTAATTTTATTGGCCATTTCAACAGCGGTATCTTTTTTGTTTGCAATAATTAACACCCTATCTGGATTGTCTTTTTTTGCTGTTTGTAAACGTTTAGAAACCCATGCCGCTGTTACCGTAGTCACACCCGCTTGACGATATTTTCTTGTTATATTTTCATTGTACTTTTCGTAGTCATTTAATAATTGTACTTGGTCGGGAAACAATTCTAAGGGAACAAACCTTTTTTGTGTGTTATCATAAGTTTGTAAATATGTTTTTAAAGCATACGGAGTATCCTTAATAATTTTAGCATATTCTTTTAATTGTTCTATTTTTTGATTATTCATACTCATAAATATAAAAAAAGGGGTATAAAACCCCTTTTATTGTTTTCGTTATTTGTCTTTAATTAATCCTCTGACAATTTAATCCCCAAACTACCTAAAAAATCTTCTAAATCATCATCATCAGTGTTATCTGTAACATCATTTAAATCATCATTAAATGAATCAATTGCGTCTTGATAATCTTGGTCTTTGAACATTTGGTCGATTCCATTCATTAATTCATTCATTAAGCGTTTACCATTTTCAGAACCTGAAAGAACTTCTTTCATAAACACTAAAAATGGTTTAGCGGGTAATTTAAAAATTGAAGTTAACAAATAGTTTTGTAATTCTACCTTATTTTCATCATTTAAAATGTCTTCAGGAAATTGATTTCTAACTCTATCCCAAATTGATGGACCTAATCTCAAATCCCATATTTCTTTTTCTAATGTATCTTCAGAAGATTCAATTTCAGACCAAGATTCAATGTCCTCATTACCTTCATCATCTGTTGGTCTTCCTTGAATTGCGAATAATTCCAAAGTACCTTTAATTAATTCATGAACAATAACCGGAAAGTTTATACCTCTAGCAACTATTGTTGGTGGGTCGGTTTCTCTTTTTACTTCTTCTTTACCCGCAACCATCCCTCCGCCGCCAGGTCTTCCCATCATTTGTTTCATGAATTCATCACTCATTTGCCAATAGAAGGTATCGTTGATTGACATAAGAATACCATATTGGTTAATAATGTTGTCTGAACCAGTAATTTCTCTAATCTTATCCGCAACATAATGATACATGTAATGACCTCTTTTCGACGCCCCTTGTATCATGTTATTAATTAACCTTCTTTTTGCTTTTTCCATTGTCATTGATTCCAAATCAGTCATCAAATCTTTTTCAATATCAACTGGGTCAATATTTGGTTGTTGTTGTTGTATTTCACGATTGAAATCTTGGGTATTTATTTCACCCATTCCAACAATCTTAACATCAAATTGTAACGCCCCTTCAGGTATTCCCATTTCTTTCATAACTAACTCAACAGCCAATCTTTCTAACGCCTCTCTATGTCGAGATTCGGTTCTAACAATATCATTATGTGCTGACATCATCATTTGAGTCAGTGGCCCAACATTTTGGTCACCTCTTAATGGGGTTTGAATCCCCGTATATTCTCTAACTTTAGCAACTACATTTCTATATCTTTCAGAAGCCAGTAATTCTTGAAAATTTTTATTTGGTTCATTACCCGTTCTAGGAAATGGAATTTTTTTTAACGGAGTGTCACCTTGAGATAATTTATCTTGTACTCCTTGATAAGGTCTATCTTCTGTATCAAAATCCATTGGCATTTCGTATAAATTTTCATTTAATATACGCAACAAATCTTTTTTATAAAACTTAATTTTCATAATTATTTATATTTTTGGTTTGGTATTTAGACAGTAACGTTATAAGGTTCTTTTTTACTGTTAGAAGGTTCAACATAAAAAAATAATTTAGGAAACTTATCTTGTAAATTACTAACTCTTTCTTCTGCTTCTTTTTCAGTATCATAATATCCATGCCATCCTATGTTACCATAACCCCCATCTTCTAATACGTGATAATACATTTTTGAAGTTTTTGGTCTTACTGGTGATTCCTTTTCTTTTTCAAATAATGCTTTAGGTTTAGGGTTCGTACCGGGACCTGGTTGATATGGTGTTTTTGGTCTTTCTTTTGGTTTTACCGGTGTTTTTGGTTTTACAGGTGCCTCTTTTTCTTTTTCGAATAATGCTTTAGGTTTAGGGTTTACACCAGGACCTGGTTGATATGGTGTTTTTGGTCTTGGTCTTTCTTCTGGTTTTGTTGGTGTATCGGGAATAACATCAGGTTGAGAAGGATTAGGTGCGGGAGATGGTTGATTTCCAACAATTGCATCATATGTCATAAATTCTGGTACATCATTGTGACCTTTTTTTGCTTTTGAAATTGGCATTGGTTGAAATGTTTCCATTTTTTCATTTATGATTTTCATGATATCATTTTTAGATGTAAAGTGAGTATACTTCGATTCCGCTAAATCTAATACCCATTCTTCAATTTCATGATTATTTTCATTTATCTTTTCTTTCCATCCTTGTTTTGCTCTAATCGCAAATTTTAATTCCGCTTCTTGGTCTATTATCTTTTTTGGTACTTTTTTACCCTCGTCTTGATATTTTTTACTTTTTTCTTTTAACTTATTAAGTTCGGTTTTTAACTCTTTTACTGTTTTATCCGCGTGTTCGCCAGTTTTTTTAATTTTAACATCACCATCCCATTTTTCATTAACATCTTCATGTTTTGATTCATATGTTTCGATGGTTTTGTTTCCCTTTTTTGCAATCGCAACTTTTTGTTGAAATTGAGGGTCTTTTTTTGATATCATTACATCTTCTTCTTTTAATATCGTAGTAGATAATAAAGCAAGTTGTTTATCATTAAAACTAACAAGTGTTTTTTCTGAAAAACCTTCTTTTAACAGTTTTTCAATTATTACTTTTCTATTCATTATATTTTAATTTTTTATTTTCTAATTTTATTCCTCTTTGTTTTAATTTATTTACAATAACTTCATAGGTTTCTCCAAACCTAAAAAATAATCTTTCCGTATCGGAATCGAAATTTGATTTCTCCCATGCCATTGCAACAATACCATCGACAGCATCGATAATACCAAAATAATCAGAATTTTGTATTAATTCAAAAACAATATCTGTATCTTTTAATAAACCAACTTGGTCAATATATTCAACATTTGGTGATTTAGATGTATATGTCGAAGAAGCGGGAACGTCAAACCAAACATCCATATCAATTTCATCAGAAAAACTAAATATGAATTCATATTGTTTTTGACCCTTATAGTCTGTCCCTATTTCATTGACATAAATGAGTCTCATTTTATTTGAAATATTTACCTAAAGTCTCAGCAATACTTTTGTTTATTTCACTTTTAATTTCATCTAAATCGATTTCTTTTAAATCTTCTTCATTTGTACCCTTTCCTAAATCGGCATATTTTGACAAGTCAACTTCATCCGTTTCAATTGGTTTATTAATAAAAGATTCTAATTTATCAATACCAAACATTTCACCCAAATCTTCATCACCTGTTGGTTCCTCGGGAACCGTTTCGTCTTCTGCGGGTAAAGTATCGTCACCCATCTCATCGCTCATTGTTGCGTCATCTTCAACCTCTCTATCAAATTTCCCACCAATCTCTTCAATATCTTCATCATCAAGTTTATCTAAATCAACAGCGGATATAATCATATTTAACACATATTTTATATCATCACTTTCCATTTTTTCTTTTTGGTCTCTTAGTTCTTGACCTAACTTACCTGCGAATTTTTGAATTTCAGCCATATAATCTGATGGTTTTGGCGTACCTTCTGCACCCATTTCACCTTCAGGTGCTGGTGGTAAATCAGCACCCATTTCACCTTCAGGTGCTGGTGGTAAATCAGCACCCATTTCACCTTCAGGTGCTGGTGGTAAATCTGCACCCATATCGGCATCAGGTGCCGGTGGTAATGTTGATTCTGTTGGTTTTTGTTTTAAAACATATTTTGTTGCTTCATTTAATTCAGCACCACTCAATAACTGTAATCTTTTAAGTGCTTCTGCATATGAATTAAATCTATTTTTATTTTTCATAAAAAGTCCACCAATATAATCTAATGAACTTTCATTTAAACCTTTTTTTACATAAAATCCATCTTTTTCTTTTACAATACCAAATTTAAATCCATTAATAGATTCAGACAGATATTCTGTCTTCATTGTAGAAGAATTGGATTCAGTAATAGTTTTATTTTTAGTTTCACCGTAGTATGTTAACTCAAGGATTCTTTTTAATTTTTCATCCGCTTTAAGTTTTTCACTACCTAATGGTTTTAAATCTGCCATTTTTTTATAAATTAATAAATATTATTATTATTTGTTTTATAATAAATACACACATATAGTAAAAAAATTGATTTTATTATTGTGGTAAAGACAATTTTTTACTTGTTATCGTTGTTTTAGCCTTAAAAAGTTTTTCAATATACCCATTTCTTCTTAATAATTTAAATGTTAAATTTTCATAAGAATACTCACCGCCACTTTCTAAGCCAGATTGTCTAAATTTTTTTATCTTTTCCTTTAAATCATTGATTTCTTTTATAACATCTTCTCCCTTTTTTGCTCTACTGATTAAATCATCAATTAATTTAACATATTCTTCAGACTTGTGTAATATTTTTTTCTCATCAATAAATGAATTATTTTTTTCTGGTTTTATTACCCATTCATTGTTTAATATTGAATACACTCCCGTGGAAACGCCCTTATCATCAATATCTTGGACATAAAGTTCCACATCGTGACCCTTTACTTTGATATCATTTGTCGATGACCAAAGTTTTTTCTTTAATTCAAAAAACTCTTTAACTATATCATTATATGTTGTGGTATTTTCTTTACCATTGCTAAATTCATCTAAATCAACTATAATGTGTATATCTAAATCAGAATAAGATGACCAATTATAATTGGCCAATGACCCTGTTAATTGGATATCATAAATGAAAAAATCAATACCTAAATAATTTAAAAATTCATTGGTTATCTCCAATAATTTAATTCTTATTTCTTCCTTTAACGATGGTACATTTTTTAAATCAAATATTTTATTGCACAATGAACTCTTTGGTGTAAATGATTTTACAATTTTCTTATCAGATTTTTCTAAAAGTTCATCAATTAAGCTCATTTTACTTTTTTATATTTGTATATCTTTGATATGTTTGCATTAAAATATTTACCTTGGGATTCCGCCATACGTAATTTAACAAAGGTTTCCCATGGTACATTCTCATATTCATAAATAGCACCATTATTAAATTCCACAAAAAGACAATTATCTTCCGTATTATATTTTGCACTTTTTAAATTAGACGAGGAAATTTCAACCTCAATAATTTTTCCTTGGATTTTTTCTGATATAATTGACATATTAATTGTTGTATTTTACTATTCTTAATTTTAATTTTTTAATTTTTGATTCATTTATCATGTGTAGTGTACCCTTACTTTTACCATCCCAAAAAGCAATTAAAGCATCAGCATAGTTAGACATCTCAACATTTCTTTTAAAACCTGCGGATTTACCGTATTTATCCCAATCAGCGGGAAATTTTTTTAATAAATATCCTTTTTCATTTGCATATTTTTCTCCAAGTTTATCTGCACCATTTGCGGTTCCACTTACAATTTCAATTTCAATATGGTTTTGAAGAAAAAAATCACATTTTTCTTTTAATAAAGAATAATCATTAAAATCACGACCACCAGCAATAATTACTTTCATATGCATAATATATGAAATAAATATCAAATAAAAAACCCCGATTTCTCGGGGTTATTATTTAATTTAATGAAATAAATCGTTCAAAAGATTTTTTCTTATTTCTTGGAAGAATAATTTCTAAAACACCATTTTCAACTTTTCCTGAAATATCCTTATCGGATACATCTTCTGGAATTAAATAGGTTTTTCTAAAGGAACCAACAAAAGAATAACCTTTGTTGTTTGATTCTTCCTTTTTATAAGAGATGGAAATATGTCCATCTTTAACCGAAATAGTCAAATCATTTTTTGTTAATCCCGGTACAGAAAGATATATTTTATAATCATCATCTTTTGTGACGATTTTAGTTTGACCATCCTTTATGTAGGATGGGGTTTCAAAAAATGTATCTAATACATCTTTGAACGAGTCTCTATAAAGTGTTAACATAGTATATTTTTTTTATTTGATAATTTATCATCAAATTATACGCCATTTATTAAAAATTGACAAATTGTCATGTTTTTTTTAAATTTAAAGTTATTTTGTCATGTATTTGTTTTTTCTTATGAAATTTCGTATATTTGTAAAAAAAAGTATATGTCAGTTGATTTTTTCGAAGAAGGGAATAACTCAAATCCTAAAAAAACAAAAAAGGGTTCAACAACTCCAATCCTTGATAATTTTTCAAGAGATTTAAATAAATTAGCAGAAGAGGGTAAAATTGACCCAGTAGTTGGTAGAGAAAAAGAGGTTAAAAGAATTGCACAAATTTTGGCTCGAAAGAAAAAAAATAACGCGATAATTGTTGGTGATGCTGGTGTTGGTAAATCCGCATTGATTGAGAAATTAGCACTACAAATAGTTAATGGTGATTGTCCAACTAATCTAATAGATAAAAAATTATTATCTTTAGATTTAACTTCATTGGTTGCCGGTACAAAATACAGAGGACAATTTGAAGAAAGAATTAAAGCAATTTTAAATGAATTACAAAACGAACCGAATGTAATATTGTTTATTGATGAAATGCACACAATCGTTGGCGCGGGTAATGCAAGTGGTTCGATGGATGTCGCTAATATATTAAAACCAGCGTTGGCTAGAGGAGAAATTCAGTGTATTGGTGCAACAACATTTGATGAATACAAAAAGAATATTGAAAAAGACGGAGCGTTAGTCAGAAGATTTCAAAAAATAATCTTAAAAGAACCTTCACCAGACGAAACTGTTCAAATTTTAAAAAATTTAAGAAATTCATATCAAGATTTTCATAAAGTTTATTACAGTGATGAAGTTTTATCAACCATTGTCACGTTATCTTCAAAATACATAACAGATAGACAATTTCCTGATAAAGCAATTGATGTTTTAGATGAATTGGGTTCAGATAAAAAAATCAACACTAAAATACCCGAATCAATTGAAAAATTGAAAAAAGAATCGGATGAATTAAGACTCAAAAAAATACAAGTTGTAAAAAATCAACAATATGAACAGGCGGCTAAATTAAGAGACGAAGAAAAGAAAATTTTAACAAAACTACAAGAAGAAAAAAATAAATGGTTAGATACACAAAAAGATAGTAAAATACCAATATCTGTAGATGATGTTTACGAAATGGTTTCTCAAATTGTTGGTGTACCAATTTCCAAAGTAGATGTTGTTGAAACCGATAATCTTTTAAATTTAGAAGAAAAATTAAAATCAAAAGTTATTGGACAAGACGAAGCGATTTCTATTATTTCAAAATCAATAAGAAGAAACAGGGTTGGGATTAAAGACACAAATAAACCAATTGGTTCGTTTATCTTTTTAGGTTCAACAGGTGTTGGTAAAACTTATTTAGCAAAATCAATTGCGGAAATATTATTTAACGACCCGAATAAAGTTATTCGAGTTGATATGAGTGAATATATGGAAAAACATAATGTTGCTAAATTGATAGGAGCACCACCGGGCTATGTTGGATATGATGAGGGTGGACAATTAACAGAAAAAATTAAAAATAACCCATTTTCTGTTGTTCTTTTTGACGAAATAGAAAAGGCACACAAAGATGTTTTTAATATTTTGTTACAAATCTTGGATGAAGGTCACCTTACAGATTCTTTTGGAAGAAAAGTTAGTTTTTCAAATGCCATAATAATTATGACATCTAACATTGGGGCAAAAAAAGTATCTGATTTTGGGAAGGGCGTTGGTTTTGAAACTTCTTTTAGTGATAATCAGAACACAGAGATTAAAAAATCAATAGTTCAAAAATCATTAAAACAATATTTTAATCCTGAATTTTTAAATAGGGTTGATGATATAATTAGTTTTAATCCTCTTGTAAAAGAAAGTATTGATAAAATTATTAACCTTGAATTAGAAAAACTCAAAAAGAGATTAGAACTAAAAAAATATAAAATTTCATTTGACGCTTCTATTACTAATAGAATATCTGAATTAAATACACAAGAAGAATTTGGTGCAAGACCAGTAAAAAGAATCATACAAAACTTGTGTGAAGATTTTTTAAGTGAAATGATATTGAGAGGTGAAATTTTAGAAAATCAAAACATTTTATTGAAATTTAAAGATGGTGAAATAAAAATAACAAAAAAGAGAGTATAAATACCTTTACTTTTTGTAAAAGTATATATATTTATATATCAAATAGGAAATCTTTGCCGATTCCTCTCGTTTTAGTTAGTGGTGTTGAAACCACAAATGACCGCAACCCCCAACTCACCGTTGGGGGTTTTTTTATTGTGTTTTTTTTTCGTATATTTAAATTAAAAGACAAGATAATGTATCAAGATAAACCAAAAGACACTATTATAAAAAAATTGGTAATTAATGAGTCATACAAAGACTTTCCCGAATTTTATCGAAAAAATAAAGAAGAGATATATAAAAACATTGTTCTGTCATTTAAAAGTATAAATAGAAAAGACAAACAAAACGTTGTTTTATATTTACACGCAAAAATTAATGGGCTACAATGGGAAACAAATTTAAAATTTAATAAAAAAGAATGTTTTGTGTTGGTTAGAGACATATTACCCTTTTTTGAGGAAAAAGAAGAATATGAATATTGTGGTGTAATTGTAAATTTATATAATAAATTAAATTCAAATCTTCAATTAGAAGAATGAGATAAATCACAATCTCCTTTAATTATAAATTTTATGTTTAAAATAACATTATTTACACCAAAATTAATTATAAAAACTTGATTTGATGGTATTGAATTAAAATTATTGAGATTAATTAAATTAAAATCATTTTCATTATACCATAAAGTTTCATTGAAATACATTAACCCTGAAATTCTTGCCGCCAATAAATAAGAATCGACAATTGTTATTTTTCCATCGTTATTAATATCTCCGGCTTTCATTTTTTTTCCATTATTTAAAACTAATCCAATAGGTAATTGATTTGGTGTGTTTTCATTTTTTGATTCATTAAACAATAAATTGAAATCATTATTCGTTAATGAGTCAAAAAATGAAGGAACTATTTTATAGGTTGAATTGTGTTTTGTTGGGTTTAAAACATATGAACCGTCAGCACTAACATTTATAGTTTGTAATAGTGTTTCCGTATTATTCTCAACAAGATAAAATTTTAATTGTGGTCTGTTTAAAACATTATTGGGTATTGATATTGTTCCGCTTATTGTTTCAGAAATTGAAATGGTGGCAATTACTTCAGTTCTTGTTGAACTAACACAACCCGTTGAAATATTTCTTGATTGAGCATAATATTTTGTTGTTTGTGAAATAAATGGTGTTGTAAATGTCGTATTCCCAACTAATATAGGGTTACCTCCCGTTAAATTTGAATACCAATCAACAGTTTGACCAACACCGACTATTGCGGATATGGTAACCGTACCACTACCCGTTCTACTACCATTTACACCGATTGGTTTTGATGGCTCTTGCAATGATGTACATGTAATTTGATGGGTCACAAAACCCGTATAAAAATCCGTAAAATTTTGTTCCGAAGGGTCTGACCATGTTCCAAATTCAACAACATATCCACTTATTGAACTAGGAAAAGAACTCGCCGGTGGACCGAAATCGTTCCAACAATTCCCACCACCCCATTTTGTAACAGCATAATCTTCTCCACTTCCCCAATTATTTGGTTCACCACCACACCAGTTATTATATTTACCAGCAACATTTCCACCTGAATTTGATGTCTTTATTATTGTACCATTTTCAGGACCAGCATCTATTACCCACACCCCTTCTTGTGATACGTCATTTAAAGCAAATAAGATGTTATTTCCGGGTACATTGGATTGTATAAAATTTTGTTCATCTTGTGATGTTATTGTTAAAAGATATCCTGTTTGTCCTTTAAATGTTTGTTGTGTCGATAATGTTTTAATATTGTTATATATCGAATGACTTGTCCCCGTATTTCCAGATGGCCAAGACATTGGTCTATAAAAGTGTCCATTTGTTGGTAAATAATAATACCCTGTTGGATTAATTGTGGCACTTACTGCAATGTAAACGTTACCAGGTGATGAACCGGTATTTATTTTTAATGAACTTAATGTTGTGTTGATATTTGATTGGAGCCCAGTAAAACTAATTCTCGTAAAATTTAACCAAGAAGAATACCCCGTACTTAAAGATACTCCCGTTGTTGATGTTAATGATAAAGTGGTACCTATTGGTGGATTTACTAAACCAATAGTGACAAGTAATGTTGAGGTTGAATTAAAGTTGGAAATTGAAAATCCACCAGCATTTTGATTTGATGTGTTTTGTGAAAAAGTTGTTGCAGATGGTGATGTTATGTTTTGTGAAAAAACAAGGATTGGTGATAAAATTAAAATACATAAAAATATAATTTTTTTCATAAATTAACTTTACTACCTATCAGAAAAAAAGACAAAATAGGAAAGTTTGGTTTTGTACTCATATTTGCCTTATAATTCATGTTTAGTTTAAATCTTTTAGATATTTGATAATCTAACCCACTACCAATAAAACCGCTTACGTATCTGTCTGTAATTGTTATTTTATCTTTTGTTGAATAAACCAAAGGAGTTGACATTACATATATTTCGGGTGACATCATAAACCTTTTGTTGATTTGAAATGGTCTTGTGTAGAAAAAGGTGGCGGATGGTGAATAATATCCCGTCTTTTCTTTAGTAATGATAGAAGCTGCGGCACTTAAATTTATACCAGTCACACCAAATTTTCCCGCATTTAATATACCACTGTACCCCAAAAACAATAAATAATTACCATATGTATAAACACCCGTCAAATTTAAATTATGTATAAATTTTAAATTTTGACTTTTATCAAAATGTATTTTACTGTATTTTCCTGAAATTGCAAATTGTTTTAAGTTTAACCAAACCATGCTTGTTACACCATAATTTGATAAACCAGTCATTGAAGACCTACTTGTTCCAATATTTATTATTCCCGTAAACTTACCATCTAAATTTTGTGCGGACGTTAAATCTGAAGAAACAATAATTGGGTTACTATTTGAACCACCACCTCTGTTACTACTTCTCTTTCCCGAACCACCATCGTTTGATGAATTATTATTTTTTTCAGTTTGACTATCTAAATTTATTGTTGTTGTCGCAACAACTTCTTCTCCGTTCGTTTCAGAATTATTTGAATTATTTACAGTCGATTTAGTCGATGGATTTCTTGTTTGTGTTGAATTATTTGGTTTTCCATTCGTTCCACCACCATTTGAAGTTCCATTTCCTTGACCATTATTTGTTCCTCCAGATGACCCACCATTTGATTGATTTGGTGGGGGTCCTCCATTTCCTTGATTTGAAGAACCATCTCCATTATTCCCTGTAGTATTATTACTTCCATTGTTTTGTGTATTATTACTTTCTTCGTCATTCTCTGTTGAATTACCACCAGATTGGTTAGACGACATTATTGAACCAACTACCGATTGTACAACACCTCCAATTATTTGGCTAGTTATTTGATTTTGGGTTACTTGAGATTGTTGTTGTGAACATGGACTTATTTGTCTGTATTCACCATAAACTTGATTTATCCAATTTGAAAATGTTCCATTTAATAAATCGTTACTATCAAAATAACCTATTTTATTTAAAAAAATTATTGTTGTTTTACCACCTTGTAACGGGACACTAAAAATTGTAACTTCTTTTGTACATGGGTCAATAAAAGTGTATGTTGTTATTTGTGCTGTTGATATTTTAGAAAATATTATAAATAATAATATTAAAGATACTTTTATAATATTTTTTAATATCATCACTCATTTTCTTTAAAAGAAGATATTAGAATCTGTCTTTGTTAATTAGGGAAAACACCCTTTTTTATCATTCTCAATAGTATTCTACAACATGCAATGTCTAATGCTTTTTTAGTGCTTATACCAATAGTTGATTGGTTAAATTTAACATCACTTAAATTATCGTCGTTTATTAAACTTAATTCTCTTACCGTTTTAGCTTCACCCAAACCACTTGCAGCGATTATTTGGCCTGTTTCTGCATCGGTAAATCTAACCTGTAAACCTAATCTTGTAACCACAGTATTTTTTACGCCATCAGACAAGTTAACAGTCTCATCTTCACTTATTGAAAAATCATAAACTTCAATACTAACAAAATAGTGTGCTAAACGAATTTTACCCCTACCATCTAAAGTATCTGCACTTATTCCAGCTTGAGACGCTTGGAATTGTTTAACCATTCTGTTTTTTATTTCGGTTTTATCTTCGGTAAAAGTAAATCTATTTAGATTTTCCAAGTACTCCAATGTGATATTTGCAACACCCAAACCAACTTTTTTTTCTTTTAATTCTGGGTATTGTTCATAAACTTCATCATTTATACCTATTTTCAAAATTTGAATAGGAATTTGTGGTCCCTCATAATCCATTAATGAATCAATATTTACACTTGTTTCAAATGACGCTTTGTATTGCTCTGTTTGTGTTTTACCAATAACTTGTGCAGATGCAACATCAAACATTAATATCGTCATTATGATAACCCAAAATAGAAATACTAAAATTGGTAGTAAATATTTTTTCATTTTGATTATGTTATTCATTCTTCGTCTTTTATTTTACCACATTTTAAACACTCTAAATCACCGTCATTGTCTGAATCACCCCAAACGTGTTCACATTGTCTGTGTGTGAAATATTCATCAATGATACCGTCATTATCGAAATCTAAACCATCCATAATACCATCACCATCCTCATCGATTTCTACACCAACTTTTTGTTCATTATTTGATTTCGTTTCAGTACTTTCTAAATCAAGAATGGGTTTAGATGGTGTTGATGGTTTTGGTGAATCTGGTATATCCGATGTATTTGATAACGAAGTACCATCCTCTTCATCCATTTTTTGAACTAACATTTTATCCTTATCAGTATCACTGAACCAATAGTCAATGATTTTACCGTAGGAACCAATGAAAGCACCAAGAAGTAAAAGAAGAAGTTCTTTCCATTCTCCACTTATGGCACTTTGTTCAAATATGGCCAAAAATATTCCACCCATAATTAACATGAACCCACCAAGAACTATGGCGGTTATAAACCACCTTCTTTTCATCATTGAATTTAGAAGTTCTCTAAATCCAGTGTTTTGAGAATTATCATTTACCATGCTGGTGGGGTTTCTTTAAATTCATCACCTTCTTTTTTCTTCGGAGCAGGTGCGGGTTTATTGTTATTTTCTGGTTGCTTTTCAATAACTCTTTCTTTTATGATAGTTGTTCCACCACCCGAGTTATTTTGTTGTTGAGTGTTATTATTTTCTAAATTAAGATTAATAACTGGTGCGGGTGCAACCTGTTCTGTTTTAGTTTCTTCTTTATCGTCCCCTCCACCACCAAATAGAGTTGTGGATACCCACACACCACCACCTGTGACAATGGTTGCTAATGTACCTACGATGGTTTTTTTCAAACCACCCCAAGAGCCGTCGTTTTCTGTTTCTTCACTCATGATTTTATACTTTTATAAATTGTTTAGTTAATTGTTTATTATAATTATTCAGAATTAGAAAATAATTTCCATTAGAAGCGTATGTCATATCAATTTGTTTATATGCGACCGTTTCCATTGGATTTGTTATAACTTGTCCTACGTTTTGAATCAACTTACCTCTGATATCATAAATAGATGCGTCCATAAACATATTTTGATTTGGAAATTTAACTTCTAATTCAAACCAACCTGTTGTTGGGTTTGGTCTTATCGATGCTGTTATTTCTTCAACAACTTGATGGGTCTGTGGAATTGACCTATAACTTAAAACTGCGATTTGGTTTTGTAACTCAATATTTAAGTGGTCACCATTTTCGTCCGAGGCATCCATCAATTCTCTAATTTGAATATTTGTTACGATATCCTCACCACCAATTGGTGAAAATTTAAGTTTAAAAGGTGTCGATTGACCAATTAAACCGTCTCTTTGTTGATTATTCATTCCGCCAAACCTAACAGTACCTGATAGTTCATCGTGTGTCACATATTGTAACCATGGGCCACCATTAAAATTGGACACGATTTCTTCAAATTTAACTTTTGTTCTGTCATACTTCATTTCAAATTGTAGTCCATAGTTATTATCCCCATTTGTGTTTATGTTAAATGGAACATATAACGATGGATTACCAACAGAATATGTGTTTGGTATGTTAATATCTAATTTACCTTTATAAATTGCTCTGGCAACTAAATTACCATTACTATCCCACACTCTTGAAGAGAATGTTCTATCAACATCACCTTGTATAAAGTATTTAATATTCACAACCAAATTTTCGTTACCAACACTATCCGTGATAAAGTTTGTTGTGTTTAAAAAATTAGGCCAAATAGACCATTGGTTTTGACCTAAAACTAAGTTATCATAATCAGATGCTTTAAACACTCTAATCATGTTCGTAGTATCTATTTTTCTTAAACCACTAACATTTGCGTATATCAAATACGGGTCACCACCATCTAAATTACCATTTCCATTTAAATCAGCAATCAAATAAGATAAACCATTTTTCAAATAAAATCTTGAATACGTTTGATTAACGTCTGTTCTTGTAAATTCATCATATGTTTTTACGGCATCTGATATCGTTACCGCATAATCTCTGAAAGTTTCCATACTATCAGATGGGAATCTTAAAAGTAATTTATATCTAGTGTTTCTATCAACATTATTTAAACTATAGTTACCTGAAGTATCACATAAAGAAGAAGACACAAACTCACCAGTGTTTAATTTAGTACATATAACCATTGGTCTTCTACCATCTAATTTCATAGTCGGTGGAAGTTCAACATTACCACTTATAACCAAGTTACCACCCAAATCTAACTTCATACTCTTGTAAGTCAAATTCGCTACGTTATCACCAATACTTGTACCGTCTTTTTTAAACAATCTAACCCAGTTCACGTGTACACTATCTTCCACGAAATTGGATTGAACATTGTTAATTAAAAATTTATTGTGAATGATGTATATTGCTCCTGAAATTTGAGAACCACTTGATAATACTAAAAAGTTTCTAGCGACGGTCCAATTTGTGTCATTAACATACCCATATAAACCCGTTGCTGGACTATATGAACCATACTTAAAGTTATCATATTCGTTATATGATATTGCCGGTGTCATGGTATTAACACTATTATCCACAGTTGTTGAAACGTGTGTAAATAAATCCTTCTTAAATTGGAAATCGATTTGAAACGACCTTACATCTTTTGTTGGGTCGGGGATGTATTGAAATATTACATCTAACGTATCGTTTCTTCTTATTGTAGATAATTGTTGAAAATTACCTACGCTCTGTGAATAACCTACATAGGTTATCATCATTAACACAAATGTTAAAATTAGTTTTTTCATAGTAATAAATTATTTAATAGTGTTTGAGTTGTTTTTTTTATTGCTGAACTGGCAGATTGTTGATTAAATTTACCACCTTCATCAATAATGATTGTTGAAGTTGATATTTCTGTCGATTTCCCTTCCGAAAATTCTTGTTTTATTTTTTTATCTCCTTTGTATAGAATCCCTTTCATTCTAATTACCGTCGTTGTTTTATCTTGATGGAAAACACTAATACCGGAGTTAACCTTAATAATATCAAAAAATATTAGTTCAATTTTTATTTTATATTCTGACGTTGATTTGTCTCCAACCAAATAAAATTTATCCTGTTCGTTTATAATTTCTTCAGCAATATTTTTAACTCCAAATGCCAAATTTTTATTTTCAGTAAATGGACCTATTTTTATGTTGTTGATTACCGTATCAACAACAAGACTTTGGGCGTTAAGATTATTTAACCCCAATAAAAGAAAAAATAAAACGGTAAGTATATATGGTTTTTTCATTTTTATTCAGATACATTGTCTTCAAATTTCCTTTTATGTGAAAACTTATCCAAAGTATCGGCACCCATTCCTATCGCGGTTATAATCATTACTGCGTTTACCAAATCCTCAGATGGTTTAATATCACCATGAGAAAATGAATTAGCTAACATAGTACCACATAGAAAAGTTGAACCTAAAAATGCGATTACGGGTTTTATAGAAGTAGAACCTCTCTCGTCTTTAAATAAGTCTACAATCCAATTTTTGAAAGTCATAGTTATAATTTATGTTTGGTTTATTTATCATGTTTGGTTAACAATAAATATCCCGGCAATTTTATTTTTCATATATATTTAAAAAATTATATATGACATTTTTTTGTTTTTTAGTTTTTATTATGTATATTTGTCACCTAATGACTCTGTAGCTCAGTTGGTAGAGCAATACACTTTTAATGTATGGGTCGGCAGTTCGAACCTGCCCAGGGTCACATTAATTATGAAACAATGCTCCTGTCGTCTAACTGGTTAGGACATCCCCCTTTCACGGGGAAGCTTGTGGGTTCGAGTCCCATCGGGAGTACTAAAAATATTTTTAAAAAATGATACAAAAAATTTTAGACATCTATCCTGATGAGGATATTTTAATGGCCGACGGTTTCGACGATGCAATAATAGGTATCGAAACAAAAACAATGAGATTAATCTATTCTGTTAGTAAGTGTATTGATGTACTGACAAAACAAGGTATGAGTGAAATGGATGCCGTTGAATACTTTGAATTTAATGTTTCTGGTTCATATGTAGGAGAAAAAACACCGATATGGTGTGAAGACTATATTTAATATTTGAAATCATTAGTTTTTTGTGTATCTTTATATAAAAAAATGCCATCGTGTCGTAATTGGTAGCCGATACAGACTTAAACTCTGTTGGGAGTAATTCCCGTACCGGTTCGAGTCCGGTCGGTGGTACAAAGTTGGGCCCATAGTTAAAGGGATATAACCACAGATTTCTAATCTGTTATTCCTAGTTCGAGTCTAGGTGGGCCTACTATATTTATATTATAAGTTATGAAAAATTTTAAAACACTACACGGAATACCGATAGATAATATAATAGAATATATAAGAAATTTTTTATTAGAAAAACCTGACACCGAAATATTAATTGGGTCAGATTCTCAATCATTTGGTAATTTTAAAACGGTGTACGGTACTGTTATCGCTTTATACATGAAAGGTAAAGGTGCCCATATTTTGTGCACAAAAGAAACCACACCATTTGAAAAAGAGATGTCAGTTAGATTAATTAATGAAGTTTGGAAAGCCATAGAAGTTGCTGAGTTTTTAAGAAATAACGATTTACCTAAAGTAACGTGGATTGATATCGATTTAAACCCAGACCCAAAGTTTAGGTCAAACAAGGTATTAAGACAGGCTGTTGGTTTGGTTCAAGGTATGGGATATAAGGTTAGATACAAACACAATGGGGCTATGACTACCTACGGAGCCAATCATTTAGTGAGACTTTAAAAAAAAAAATAAAAAAAAATTTTAAAAATGCTTGACTTGTATTGATTTCTTTCGTATCTTTGTAAAAGATTTGATACTTATGGTTTAGACCATGATTTGAAAAATCAATCGTTCTTTGAAAATTTAAAAATAGGGCCGTCTATGGTCCTTAAATAAACCACGAAAGTGGTATAAAGTGACTCACTCGGTTAGATGAGTTGCGGCTTTCGAAAGAGAGCTCGAGTAGACAAACGAGATATCGTTTAACCTTGAGTAACGAGGGTGACACTGTAGTGAAAGTGGTAAAACGAATGGGGGATGCGGGTCCTTCATTTGAGGTGGGAACACCAATAAGAATAACTCGTAGGATTTATGTGAGAAACATAGTCATCCAACTATGTAATCGCGTGATTCAATATGATGGGAATCTTAAAACCGAAAGGTATGACTTTGTACAGGTGGTGCTGTTATTGTCCTTGATTTGAACCTACCAAGGTTCTTTTCTTGAAGGAGTCCAAAAATATGGAAATCGGGAGATTTCAGAGGGTAGTTTAGTATCGTGTTGTTCAAAAGATGACATGGCTGGTCGATGAGCCACTACCTTCATAATCCGCAAACCAAAAAACTTGTTATTTTGATTAACAAAATCTAATAAAAAGGAAAAGTGCTCATCAGTCGTCGGAAACAGGTGACTACTTAGTAATGAAACGTTCATTGCCGTAGAGGGTCCCAAGCCCGATACGATTTTTAAGAAAGTCCTCTAACCCCGCAAGGGTTAATTGGGAAGGCATTCTCGAGGAGTGATTAGTATTGAGAGAGTATCCGATGACTCAAGGATTGGTTAATCTAATTGGCCGTCACTGGTTGGTACAACTCAAAAGGTTGTGGATATAAAGGGAAACAATAATCCTTTTAAAGTCAACTAATAAAACATGTAATCTCAGTGTTTTTTTTTTCTTGATTTAAAATCAAGTGGTGGAGCAAAGAGTCGAAAGGCCCTCAACAATTAATTAAGGTTAGAAAATTCTAACCTTTTTTTTTGCTATTTTTTTTGAAATATTGAAAACTTTTCGTATATTTATCACAAATAACAATTTTTTGTTCTTTGAAATTTTGGGGATGAAAGGAATCGACACACGTGTAAATGTTAAATGGGCATGCGGTCAAACATCATCTATGACCATAATCAATGATGGTACAAATTAAGCGGCAACGTTTATAACAACATGGAAATTGCGGGTATCCTCGCTTCTTCCAAGGTAGCAGTAGCCTAGGCGAATCTATCAATGGGTCGGGAGACAAATAACCTAGAAACAGAAGTCTTTAAGGTGTGATACAACCTAAAGTGTCAAGGGTCTCGTTCAGAGTACTACCTGTAAATCCACGAAAGTGGTAAAAGTGAATTCGACACAGTTATTGGTAACAATGTCAAAATAGGAACCATTTATTTGTCAGTTGTGAACTAATTGAATAAGCATGTAGTCCATTTATGATTTCTCGGGGTGGACGGCGGTTCAATTCCGCCCATCTCCACTGGCTAACTTTTTGTACTTTCCGATAAGTACAAAGAAACCCACTCACAAGGTGGGTTTTTTTATTTTAAGTACACAATATCTCATAAACGAACAAAGGGGTCAAATTGACCCCTTTGCCGAGATATTGAACCCCTCCTTTCGTTTTATTAGTTTATTATCTCATGGTGACCAAACCATTTGACTCTAAACATAAATATTTCGTATTTTAATTTTAAGCAATAAATTTTGCTAAATATTTTAACATAAATAAATTCATTGCACCACCTAACATTCCTCCACCATCATCGGTAGATGGTTGTTGACCCCCACCAAAATCTTGTGGGGTTGAATTTTGGGCAATAAAATTACTTGTTGTAGGGTCTTCAGCTAATTTATTTAAGTTATTCTCATCTTTCATCCAATTATCAAGTGAAGCGATGTTAGGTATTCCAAATTTACCCAATAAATTGTTGGCAATTAAAAATTTAGAAAACGCCAATCTTCTATCTCTTCTTGCTAAAACATTTTGCCACCACCTTGATAATGCGTTTGATGGTAACATTCCATTTTTAGCAAAATACTTTGATAGTCTTTGTCCTTGAAAATATCCTTTAAGACCACCCGCAAATGATTTACCCGCAGATAACGATTTAACACCCGCCTCTAAACCTTTACCAACTTGACCGGTATATTTTACCGATATATTTTTTAATGTGTCTAAACCACCTTGTAAACCTCTTCCCCATCCTTTGTTTACATTTGATATTTTTGACACGGTTTGAGTTACTCTTGGGTCAGAAGCGTATTGTGCTAAATCTTTAAATTTATTGGCCAATTGCGGATTTTTAGCGAGGTATTCACCCAACTTAGGTCCACCTGTTGTTAATAATTTTGGTGCCCCTTTAAATGCGAATAAAATGGGTTTAACAAGTAAATCACCAACTGTGGGGATTAATGCAACCAACGTCAAAGCTGCTTTAAGACGTTCACCCCTCATAATATATCTTATTATTGAAATGATATCCGCAATTTCACCAATCACAGGTATGAATCCCGCGGCTAAAAGTACGTTTTCAGTATCTAATATTCCCTCATTTAAGTGAGAATCGTTTTTCTTACTTTTAGTTATTTCTAATATTTGTTTTTTCGTAAGTTCCATATCAATGTATAAATTCACAAAATCTTTTAGATATTTTTTCACCTAAGTCCGATTCTTTAATTATTTCACCAAACAAATTACCTGCGGTTGTTGATACAACATCTCTAATTGCAGTATTACCACCTTGTCCCAAATTTCTAATTGGATTTAAATCGTATGTATTGGAGTCTACACCCGTAGCACCGGCAGCAAGATATCTAACCACTTGTTCTAAAAGAGTATCAACTATCTCAGGAAAACCACTATTACATTCAGAGGGTCCTTTGAATATTTTTATAAGATTTAAAGGATTCATATCCGCAAGTGTTCTTGATAAAAACGTTGCGGCATTTGGACCAACACTAAAAACTTGGGTTAAAATAAACCTAATTGCATATTCTTTTCCTGAATTTACTGCCGCATCGGAAAGTGCTCCTTTCCAATCAATACTATTTAATTTATCTTTTATTCCTGTTGATTCAATTTCTTCCAAAGAATATCCTTCTTCCAATAATTTAGAACAAGTTAAAAAGTATTTTTCAACAAAATAATTGTCATCCCTAATGTCTTCTAATTCATTCAAAGACGTGGTTAACTTTTGTTGACGCTCCTCAACTAAACTCTTTTTTATTTTATTTCTAATATCCATAATACATTTTATTATCTAATACCTCTATCACCACCAGACATAGTTAAACCATATCTTCTTCTCATTTTTGCACTTCCACTAAAGAGAAAATTGTATTGTTGCAAACAGTCCTTAATTTGTTGAATTTCCGTACTGTTTGCGGTTTTTCTACCCGATTCTTGGTCTCTATCATCAATATTCTTGAATAAGGCCACACAAAAATCTTTATTTAATTGAGATGGTTGAGATGGTTGAGATGGTTGAGTTTTAGGTTGAATTTCAGGTTGTTGAATTTGACCCGATTTTATTGATGGCATTGGTTCAATATATTGTGATTCAGGTCGAGTAGCGCTGGTTTGACAGGATTGTTTTATTGAATCATAAACTTCCTTGGTAATAGTTTCTTCACCTCTTTTTGATTTTAATTCTTTTAACGTAATTGGACCAAAATTTCCCGTTTGATATTTTGGTGACATACCTAAACACACTTGAACTTCTTTAATTACTTGACTTCTACATCCAAAAGTGTAAGGAAAATCCGTACAATTTCTATATGTTGATTTAGTTCCTGGTGCGGGTGTTTCACCTGGTTCTGGTGTGGTTTTACTGTCCCAAGTTATTGACATACCAAGTACATCTTCTTCACTTAAATTTTTATTTTCTTCTTGTACCGCAACTTCTGTGCCTTTACAAGTATATGTCCCTCTTTTTGAATTATCTGCGGTGAACACTCTACCATTGGAATAAAATCTCAAACCACCTACACCATCATATGCGACGACTCCTGTTTGTTTTGTCACTATTGAAATTTCTCCTTTTGGACTCACTGCAATAACACCTTGTTTATTTGTTAGTAAACTTTTTGCACATGGTGGAAAATCTTGTGGTGGTACTTCTGGTAATTCGTCAGTTTTCCCCAATTCCGCAAAAAGGAACCATAGTGCCGCGATGGACCCACCAGCTAAAAGAGTATAACCTACCGCTTTTTTCCAATCCATACCTTTAACTTTATCTGATATTTGTTGACTTAATGTTTTTGGTTTATATTTGGCTTTTAATCCATCAACATATGCTTTATCTTTTAATCTATCTCGTATTCCTGGTTGATTTAATGCTGATTGTTTAGCTTGAGTCGCGGTTGATTGTATACCACTAGTTTGTTTTAAATACGCTTTCTCAACAATTTTAGTAATCGCACGTTCACTATATCCCGCTTGTTTTAAAGCAGCCTCAAATTGTGGTTGACCCGCTTTAATTTGTGTTTCATATTTTTTTAAAAATTGTTGATTTTTAGCAACATTTTCGGCAGCTAAATCAATTAATTTAGCGTTCCCTGTTTGAGACTTTAAAATGTTCAATTCCATTGCACCTTTTATACTGGAGGTTACCCTATTACCTTTTAATGCGGCCAATAATTCATCCGTGTTTCTAATACCTAATTTAGTTAGTTCAGCAGAAACTTTAGCATCACTTTTCATCATTTTTAATACAGATTCTAGTTCAGCTGCTGCTAGTTTTTCACTTCTAGCCGCGGTAACAAACGCACTCTCTTCGTTTAAGTCGACATTTGAATTTTTTTCAAGTATTAATCTATTTTCAATAGATTCGATAAGATTTAGATATTTTCTTATTGTTTTTGTGTCTTTATTTTCCATATTTTTTATTTTTATAAATCATCATAATTATATTCTGACGTTGTTTTATTATTTAATAAAGCGACATATTGTTCATCTTCAAATTTCGATTTATCATATTCGCCCTTTGTACCTAAAATGGTTATTGGTACAGCAACATTTGCAACATTTTGTACCGCTTGTCCGGCACCAAGTTTACCGGCTAATTTACCAGGTGCAGATAATATTTTACCTCCTATCCCCAATAATTGTATTGTTTTTTCACCAACAAATGTTGCAAATCGATTAAAACCACCCAAGGCGGTTGAGATAAATTTATATAACATTGGTGATTTAGTTTTAAAAGTATTTTGAGCTGACGTTAAAAATTCTTTTGCTTTTGTTAAATATCTTGAAAAATTTTTAAAAATATTTTGTAATTTAGGTGACGATTTAATCGCTTTTGATACCCCTCCTGCGGTTTTACCGAACCTTCCAATCATCGAGTTGACGAGTGTTTTTAAAGTTTTAGACGCTGCACCTGCAAAAATCAATCCCGTTATATCACAAGCAGTAAACAATAATCTCCACCCCCAATGTAAGTCGGGGTCCTCATAATTACCTGTGATAAATTCATATATATCCAAACCAACCGCTATCGCCCACGGAATCCAAGCAACTAATTTACCTACACCAGTTGCAACCAAAATCGCATCAAGTATTAATCCAATTGGGTTGTATAAAGCGGCACGTATTTTTCTCGCCACATACAATGCCCCCTTTTTTACAATATTTATTGCTTGATTCCAATCACCCTGAGACAAGGCACCTATGGTTTTTTTTGCCCCCTCGTAACTTGTTTTAAAAAAATCTGCGGTATTTTTTACCGCACCTGTAATTGTGTTTTTTCCAAAATTATAAAGACTACCAGCTACGGTTTGTTCATTTAAAATTTCTCTAAAAATTGATTTAAGATGAGATAAATTTTGAGTGGACTCTGTAATAACAAATTTATTTATATCACTCAGAACGTCTTCTCGTATCTCCTCAGACACATTTGTTGCGACCTCAAAAGAATGTTTTAAGAAAAATTTAAAATTTTCAAAATTTTCCCAAATATTACCTAATTTGGTTTTATTTTGAATATCGTATAGTTCATCTAAAAAAATCACATATTTTTCATCAGGTGACAACCAGTCACTGATTACAAAATCAAATTGAGCAGAATTTCCATTATATATATTGGAGATTCTGTTTCTTTCAGATTCTGATAGTAATAATTTTTTATTGTATAACATAGATGATTTACCTTAATAAATATCTTTAATATTATTAATATTCTATTTTAATGGGTTTGCTTTTCCTCTTTTTAATGTTGAACCAACAACATCCGACCATTTGGTAACACCGATTTGATTTGCTGGACCTCTAGTCACACCTGTTTCCCATTTACCAACTTCAGGATAACCTTGTTTACTACCAGAACTACTAGTTCCAGCGGATGGTTGGGCGGATGCGGTATCCTCTTCTTCACTTAAATCATCAATAACACTACCCGTTATTAATTTCATTTGTTTTTCTGTTACAATTATTTTCATTCGTCGTATATTGTTTTATCTTTTTGTGCGAACATTTTTATATATTGTCCGGCCTTTGCATTTGCTTCGTCTTCTATTTCTCCTCCTATGTCCGCTGGTTTAACTTTTAATCTACCATCCTCATATTGTTTATGGTGAACCATTTCATGTGCGATACTTCTCATTACATCAACCAATGCTCTATTTTTTGAATTGACCCTAATGGTTTTTGTATCGGAAGAATAATTGTAGTTTGCGGTGGTCTTTAAATCACCCCTACCATTTTGCAAAATTATTTTCGGACAATTTTTTAATCCGAGTTCATCATTAACAAACTTTACAAATGATGTTATTTTTTCTTGTTTATTTTTTTCTAAAAAACTCATTAACAATAAATACTTCTTTGTATCTAATTATTATATTTCAATATACTTAATAGTATGTTAGATTGGTATGTAATAGAGATTTTTTTCCCAAAATCATTTGAATTGTTTTCAAAAACGATGTTTCCAAATGTTGGCGTACCAAGCATATCCGTGCTCCAATACTATGATATTAAAAAACTTTATAGATTCTTTGATAAAAATGGTGTTTATTTAACTGTTGAAATGTTAACAAAACACCATTGGGTGTACAATATATCAACAAATGATAATCGTGTAATGTTTCCCTGTCAAGAACCCAAACATAACAGAGAATTAACAGAAGTTGATGGATTTTTTGAATGTTTTAGAACGATGGAAATCAAACTTCGTTTGAGTTAGATATTTTTCGTGAAAAAAAAATATAGGATAACCAAAAACAACCTGAAATAAAATAGAAAATTATATCTGCTGCCCAATATGAACCAGTTATTTCCATCAATAATTTGAATAGGGCATCGTACCCAAATGGTAAGAAAAACATAGCTAACATTAGAGAAGTATCTCGATATAAAATTGTTTTCGATTCTTTTACTTTCGTCTTCATTATCACTTTCAGATTCCATTATTTTTATTTAATAAGTTTATGGTATTAAAACACCACCTCTACTGTTTTCCAATTGAATTAAATATTCCTCTGCTATTTTAAAATTATCAAAAGATGTTAGATATGTTTTGTTATTCTGTCTTAATAAATAACATCTATATTCTTCATTTAAATAAGTATTTGTTGAATTCATAAAACTACCACCCCTACGTTCTATTTGACCTATTACATCACCAATAAATTCAAATTCTTTTACAATCATCAATTAATTTCTTTTTAGTTTAAATATCTATTTTTTTTTGTAATTCAATATCATTTTTAACCATTCTTTTTACAAGATTTTCAAAGTTAATTTTTGGTTCCCACCCCAATTTTTCTTTTGCTTTACTGTAGTCACCTTTTAAAACATCAACCTCCGCGGGTCTCATGTACCTATTATCAATTCCAACATATTTTGACCAATTATTAATACCAATTTCTTGAAATGCACAATCTAAAAAATCTTCTATTGTTTTAACTATTCCAGTGGCAATAACAAAGTCATCGGGTGATTCTTGTTGTAACATTAACCACATAGCCTCAACGTAATCAGGTGCGTATCCCCAATCTCTAGCCGCTTTTAAATTGCCTAAATATATTTTATCAATAATACCTAAATGTATTTTTGCTACTCCGTCAGATATTTTTCTTGTTACAAATTCATAACCTCTTCTTTCTGATTCATGATTGAATAAAATCCCACTAACAGCAAACATATCGTGACTTTCTCTGTAATTTTTGGTTAACCAATGCCCATATAATTTAGAAACACCATAGGGTGAACGAGGATAAAATTGTGTTTTTTCATTTGCAGGATTTTCAACCATCTTACCAAACATTTCAGAGGAAGACGCTTGATAAAATTTTATATTCTTATTATTAGATTCTCTGATAGTTTCTAACATTCTTAAAACCCCTAAACCTGTAACGTTAGATGTTAATTCTGGTGTATTCCAACTATCACCAACAAATGACTGTGATGCTAAATTATAAACCTCGTCAGGTTCACATTCTTTTACTACTCTAAATAAAGAATTTTGGTCAGTCAAATCCGCATTATACATTTTAACTTTACCGATTAAATGTTTTGCATTTGTTAAAGTTTCATTTGTTTTATTTTTTATGACACCAAAAACCTCATAGTCTTTTTTTAATAAAAAATCAGCTAAATGTGAACCATCCATACCATTCAACCCTGTTATTAATGCTTTTTTTTTCATATTTTTTAGTTTTCTCTTCTTTCATTTGGTTGATAGTGTTTAATTCTATCATGCCAAATTGGTGATGCCAATAACACCGCCGGTTTTAGTTTATTTTCTTTTGTCAATTGATACATATACGACATCCAAGTTTGTTCAAATGGGTGAGCCCAAGTTGTTTCAATAAACATTTTATAATTACCTTCTTTACTTACAATCATCGGCCAGTTTGCATAATAAATTTCACCATCAATGTAAGATAACCCATCCATACTTCTAATATTTTTGAAATTAGTTAGGGGTACATTTGGGTCTAAACCTGTTACAGGTAGTTTATCGTAATGTGGCCAATCTCTTGTTCTAATATTTTGTGGGACATTGTACCAAGAACATTGTTTATCGTTATCAAAATAAACTTCAGTAAACGATAATTTAAGAAAATCAAATTTTTCTTTTAACATTATTCTGTGCACTAAATTGTAGAGATTTGGTATGTATTTTCTAAATCCATTTCTACAAAATTGTCCTTCTAATTCGGGTGGATTAACTGTCATATCATCTTCAAAGAAAAACATGAAGTCAGCATCTGAATTATGAAAATGTTCTGCAGCTGATTGTCTACCACCACATATACCCGTATTACCCTCTAAACTAATGTATTCAAAATTATACTCTTCGGCAATTTTTCTATTTTCACTTCTAACCTCTTCAGTTGTTGAATTATCTAATAAAACTAAATGAGGTTTAGTTAACCACTCTGATGTCTTTTTCATCGACTCTATGGTATGCAATACTTGTTCAGGAAAATTAAAAGTTAAAATGTATAAATTTGTTTTAACTTTCTCAACGTCTCTATCTGTATATTTAATAAAATTTTTAGAAATCGATGGTAGTTTTGTTTCGATAATTTTAATATTATTATCTATTATCGCTTGTGTAAATTTCACAATCAATCCATTACCGTCTAATTCAAATCTTTTGTAAATGTGGGGTTCTAAATAGGACATTAAAGTAAATATACTTTCTTCCGTACCCATATATCCCGTATTTAGTGTGTTCGTTAATAATGAGTAGTATGTTGCATTCGCTTCGTTTATTTGTTGTTTATGTCCACCAAATAAGCCACCTCTACATACATATTCGACTTTGGTTCCCGCGATTTTATTCATTTCACTAAACGTAAATCCATGAATTTCAGTATTAGCCTCATACGGATAACTTAAGAATAAAAATGGGTTACCGATTTCTGTTAATTTATCTAATACTTTATTTCCAACAAAATGACCATGTGGTACGGTATTAGTAATACCAGCATCTAACCAAAAGAAATATTCAGTGTTAAAAGGATTCCAAATCGTCGCACTATGTAATAAAAACATTTTTGATTGTACTATCGGATTATAATATTCTAAAACCGCTTGCGGTGACCCTGACAACCAACCAGCTTGGTCTAACCAATCAGGGTTAGTTCTTATATTTTGAGTTTTATCCCAATGTGGTTTATATATGTCATTTTTTATATCATCTAATTCATAAAGTTTAACAAATGTATTTTCTTTAGAACGTTTTTCCCAAACCAAATATTCATATTCTTTAGAAATATAAATAAACATGTTAACAGGTATATCCAAAAAATTTTTAAAATGTTCTATATAATGGTCAAAATCTCTACCGGGACGATTTATATTCCATAATCCTGTTACTATTGTTAAATCTTTATTGATTACTTCTATAGTTGGTTTTGATAAATAATTAAATAATTTAGTTTTTTCTTCTTGAGATAAAGATTGTATTTGATTTTTTAATAATATGATATTATCAATATCATTAATATCACTAATAATGTAATCATTAAAATTAGAGTTAATAAAACTTTGATATGTTTCTGGTATCGAAGATTGTTGTGTTTCAAGAAAAATAGTGTTATTATCTCCTTTAACAAATAAACCATAATCAAATCTTAAACAAAATGGTTTATATCCCTCAAAACGTTCAAAAAAATTAATAAATGTTAAATCATCCTGTAAATGAATTTCATATTCATTTTCAAAGTGGATTCCTTGAGGAGAATTAAATGGGACACCTATAATAACATCGCTACGATTAATTTTATTTAACAACAATTTAGCATCTTCTAAGGCTATATGTTCTATAACATCACCAAAAATAATCAAATCATATTCATCGAAATCAATGTCTAATTTAGTTATGTCACCAATTATCACTTTTTTATATTTTTCAGTTAAGTTATAATCTTTAACGTAATTAGAAAAAACTTCAACACAATCTAAGTTACTGTACCCTTCATTATGTAACATATCATAATATGCACCTGCACCCGCACCTACATCTAAAATTTTAATAGACTTATCGTATTTATTTAATATGTAATCTTTGGTTTGTTGTTTAAAATATCCTGTACTAAATGGCATAATTTTAATTTTTTGTGATTAATTTATTATAATTTTTAATATTGAGTTTTAATTGAATTTTTATATCCATCCCAAATTAATATATTTCATATGATTATCATCTATTTGTTTTTGCCTAAATAGATTACATCCTTCAAGACCTTCATGTGTTGTATGTGAAATTACGGGGAATGTTAAAACACCACCTTTTGATTGCCATTGTTCGATAGTTATCAATTTTTCTTCATGTTCATAATACCTAACTAATTTTTTAATACCCGATTTCCCCATATACGCGGAAACCAAAATATCGTCCGCCCAAGAACCACCAAGAAATTCATCAAAAAAATCTTGTTTAAAAAAAGACCTTTTATAAGATATTGTTTTGTAATGTTGTAAAATTTTTACGTACACATCTTTATAAACTGAGACAACGAAAGAATCTCTAATATCGTTGAACTCATTGGGGTGCACACACCTACTTCCATCATACCCACAAGCGGTATTTTCGTAATTTTCTTGGTTTTTAACTTGTTCCTCGACCATTTTTGGGTGATAAACCAAATCATCGTCACAAACTATAATAATTGTATTTTCATTTGAAATTCTTAACAAAGTTGGGACCAACTTTGTTATTGAACCGTAATCTTCTAAATTTTCAAATATTTTTAACTTAGGAAAATTAGATGAAACATCTCTTAACCATTGAGGTACAACGTATTTTTCCCCTGTTTGTTTATAAAATGATGGAACATTAAAGTGTATTTCATATTCACCATCGTAATCTTGCTCAATTAATGATTTAATGTTACTTTTTAATCCTGTTTCGTGCTCAGCACTTAACCTTGATGGTATTGTTGTCAGCGTAATAACAACTTTTTTTTCTTCCCCAATTATTAATTTTTTTAATTTTTCTAAAAAAGACATATTATTTAATTTTCAATATATATTTTATGATTATTTTGTGTAAATTCGTTGTATATTTTTTGGTCCATAAAACCCATGTGATTATTCGCTTCTTTTCTATGCTCGTTAAATCCTGAATCGGGAAATGGTAAGGGGTAAAGAATTGGAAACGAATGTGAATTCCTACCATCACTATTAACCATTCTCCAATCTTTTTCATCATCCCACCTCACGCAAATAATTGGTTTTTGTTTCAATCTAAAATAGTACCCAACTAATATGTCATCATTTGTTGATAACGATAAAAAATCTTCGTTCAAAAAATCATCATCAAAATAACTTCTTTTATACGATACACTGTGCCAGTGACCTGGTACAATTAATTGTGAATCGTGTTTTACAGGAAAATAAACGTGAGTTGGACTTAGTGTGTATTTAGTTACACCATCTTCAATCCATTCTCTTTTTTCTATTGGGTTGTCGCCTCTAAAACAAATAATAGTATTTTGATGTTCATTTATTTTTTTTACATGATATTCAACCATGTCTTCATGATAATAATGGTCATCATCACACACAATTAAGATATCTTCTGGATTTGTAACATAAGACAACGCACCTGTTATCTTAACCACAGGACCGTAATCTTTTTCTATTCTATTAATTATAATTTTATTGTTTATGTTAAAAAAATTTTGTAATTCTTCCGAAATATTATATTCTCTTGTCCCATTTCTATATTTATAAGGAATATTTAATAATATTTTATATTCTTTATTTGTTTTTTGAAATAATAAAGACTCCAAATTTTTTTTAAACTCGTTGGTTTGTTCCATTCTTAATGGTACTGTAGTTAGTGAAATATAAATCATATTTATTGTAATTTATTTATTGTATTTATAAAAGATAAAGAATGGTCAGGTCTATTCCAATCATTTTTTCTATCGTGTTCTGTTGGAAATTCACCCATATCTAATGGAACTTTATTATCATATTTAAATATTTTTTCAAAAAAATTTCCATTATATGGAACAATATCTTTATTTGTAAAAGTCAATTCCAAAACGTGTGGTAATATAAATTCTATATCATACTCATGATAAATTAAACTACCAGCATAATTATTGGCATGTAAATGACAATGATAGAAATACTTATTTAACTTTTCTAAAATTTTAAAAAAATTATTAAAATTTTCTTCTCTACCTAATAAATGAAATTCAACAACAATACCCGAAACCAATGTTGATAGTTTTTCAATGTCTGTATTTAAAAAAAAAGAAAATTCATTTTCTTCTATGTCCATTTTTAATAGTACTTTTCCTTTAACACCACTTTCATCATAATGTGAAAAAAAACTATTTAACATATCTTCTTTTTTATATGATAACCCTTCTTTTTTAAAAAACATTAAATGTGAATATTTTTCGGGAATCTCTGGGGAATTAACTGTGTGGTCATAAAAAAACGACGATTTATTTGTTTTTTTTACGTAATCTAGTTCAAATGAGATATCTGAACCTACACCATATGAAAATAAAGCGGTGCTTTTGTTTAAAATTTCTTGTGTAACAACGTACCCCCCATCCGCGTCATTACCTAATCTAAGTTTTGGTGATTTAACATCGTATAATTTTAATTGTTCTATCATAAAATGATGATAAATAAAAAAAGACAATTAGTAAACCCATTTTTGTCCTCGAGATTCATAAAAATGTTTTAATTTATCATAATGCTTTCTAATAAACCCTTCTTGTCCTTCATTAATATCGCGGTCCCACCCCCAATTCCAAAATCTATCTTCGGGGTAACAACATATGTCAAATGTTTGGCTACCTAATATGTTACAAGTATTTAATGGTATCATTGTTCCATTCATTAAATACATTGCAATTGATGTTATATACTCTTGACCCGTTAACCATATGGTATTACCACCTATTTTAAAAAACTCATCTTTATTTTCAAAATATTCTTTTAAAATATTATTTATTAAATCAAAAAATTTAAAATAATAAGTTTTATTTGGAAAATTATAGGTTGTAAAGTTACCATCAAACATTAAAAAATTATGAATGATTTCTTTATCGGTTATTTTATATTTTTCGTTAATTTTTTTTGTGTAATCTACTAAATGACTATGTTGTTCGTGACTATCATATGGATGACCACCTGGACACATAATTATATGTTTTTTTGGTAAATCAATATCGGTGCACCAAGTATAATTTTTATTTGTTCCACTACTCAAAAATTCTTTTTTTGAAAAATAATTATTCATTTCAATTACATGATTTTCTGTGATTTCTTTAGGTAATACGTCGGTATTTGGCCATATAAAACCATCATAATTTTGAGCATTTTTCCATATAAAACTAAATCTATGTAGTAATGTTGGGAATTTAAAATCATTCTCAATAATTTCTTTTGCGTATTTTATTTCGTCCCTTTTCTCATTAGGTAATTTTTCGTTTTCTATTGACCAAGGATAATCTTTTCTTAAATCGTCAATGTGTTCAATAAAAATATTTTCTTTATTTTTTATATCGTCCCAATATTCAACATCATCAGTTATTATTAAAACGTCATATTTTTCATAACCTTTATTTGTCTTTATATTATTTAATAATCTTTTTTTATATGTTGGACCAAATCCAACTGCAACCATTAAAGCGTTGATTTTCATCTGATTTTTAATTTTTTATAGTCATTTATCGTTTCATTTAAACCATAGGTTAATTCTACTAATCTTGTAACCTTTACTATTATTATATTACGAATATGTGTCAATATATAAATAGTTATTTTCTTTATTTTTCTTTTTTTGTAAAGTTTATTTTAATTTATTATAAACTTCATTAATACCAACCTCTAATCCAATATAGTTTAAAAGTGTATTGGGATTACCACAATATTTTTCACCCATCCCATCATTATTAAATATAATGTGAACCTTATGAGTATCCAAATTATTTATCACATTTGCAATATTAAATAAAGTATGAGATTCTGGGTATGAGCAATCTATTTCTTTTGGCGGATTTTCATTTTGAATATAATAATCAACCAATGAAATTAAATCTTTCATATAAAAGAAATCCATTAGTTTATCTTGATGAATGATAATAGGTTCTTTGTTTATGTACCGTTTTATATTTCCTTTAATAAATCGTGTATCTAATTCGTTTTCATCAAAAGCGGCAAATATTCTAATATTGTAAAAATTTTCTTGTTCCAATATAGATTTAGCTATAACTCGTTTACTTAGACCATATGGAGATTCTGGTTGAGTTATTTCTGCACCCGAACCAAAGTGGATTAATTTTCCAAATCTATCCCTACAATTGAGCAGGTTATAATACATTTGAAGGTTATTATCCATATCCTTCCAGGTTTCTTGTTTAAATCTATCCCCCCCACTTACAGCGCAATGAATTACTACATCAAAGTATTTGTGTTTTAGATATGAATCCAGTATTTTAAAGTGATTTAAATCAAAATTATTTCTGGTTAGTGTGGTTATTTCATATGAATTTTTTAATGAGTTATATAAACTTTTGGCTATATAACCATTGCCGCCTGTTATTAATATTTTCATAATTCTTCTTTTATATATTTAATCATACCTTTATGAGTAGACTCAATATCATCTTCTAGTAATATTACTGTTGATTTAGGGTAGTATATTTTAAATAGGTCAGGTAGTATACTAATTTTTTTAGATATACCTCCAAGTAATAATATTTCACTAAATTCAGGGATAAAAGATTTATATTGTAAAACAAATTCTTTTAAAATTGAACCTAATAGATTTTGAATATTAAAACTACCTTCGTTTATATTAGATATACTTCCCCCAAAATTATAATTTCGAGATTGTTTAAAGACATTTAAATTTAAATTTAATGAACTGTGTATTACATTTTCAATTTGGATATTACCCATTAATTCAAACATATTAATCCCTATAGATTGAAATAATTCTTGAAATGTTAAAAACATTCTTCCTGAAGGGAAATATCTTTCTATTTTATTTAATGTGATAATCTGAGAACCTGTCCCCATATTAATAGCTACAGAGTTTTGGGTAAGGTTAATAGATTTAATAACACAATCTGTGTCTCCAAGTGAGCTATATATAGGTGTAGATAAAACATTTCCTATGATTTCTAGTTTATTTGAATAGTCAGAAGAATTAGTAAATGGGGAATGATGGATATGTGGTTTAGCATTAAATAAACCACTTATCATACATTTATCTCCCTTATTAGATTGAAAAGATTTCCAAGAGTAGTAAATATTTTCAACATATGAACCTCCTAAGATAGTACATATAATAATACCATCAACCTTTTCATGTAAAGAAACAATATTAAAAAGAATATTTAATAATTCAACTTTAGAAATTTTATTAACTTTAAAAAAAGGAGAAGGAATTATTTGTCCTTTAACATATTGGTCTTGAGTTTTATTATAAACAGCACATTTAATGTATGTGGCCCCAAAATCAATTAGTAAATATTTCATACACATTCTTAATAAGTAAATCGTCTATTAAACTATTAACAAAAATTGTTGTCCCAATCTCAGGTACAACAACAAATGATATCACTCCATTTGTAACCTTTTTATCAGTTTTTATATTATTGACTAATTTTTCAATATTTATATTCTTTATTTTATCTAAACTAGTAAAATTAGATATAAGATTACTAATTAAAGGAGATTTAGTATAAATTTTATTTATTACTTCAATACCTAACATAACTGCTTCTCCATGAGGAATACTATAATTAGTAAGGGTTTCAATTACATGCCCAAATGAGTGACCATAATTTAATGACTTGCGTTCTAAAAGTTCAAATTCATCATATTCAATAACTGCTTTTTTAATAGATAGAGCATGAAATATACTAGTTTCTAAATCCCAGTTGTTGATATTACTAACATAATATTCTCCTCCGATAAGAAATAATTTAACAATTTCTCCATATCCTGATGTTATGTCTTGAGATGATAGGGTTGATAAAAAATTTGTATCAATAATCACTTTATCTGGGGATGAAAATAAAGCTAATTGGTTTTTATATTTTTTAAAGTTTAAGGCGGTTTTACCTCCAATGCAACTATCACATTGTGATAATAATGTTGTAGGATAAAAAACCCATTTAATACCTCTTTTAAAAGTTTTAGCGGTATAGGCTCCAATATCTTGAATAATTCCTCCCCCAATCACTATCAATGTGTTGCCTTTATCAAAATTATATTTTAATAATGTTTCACAGACATCTAAAACAGTTTCAATACATTTGTTTTCTTCTGTGGCATCAATAATTATTAGTTTAGAATGATGTATATTATAAAGTTGCTGTATATTTTTATCTACTAGTACAACTTGTTCTTCAGTAAATGTATTTTTAAATGGTTCAAATATTACATCATAATTTTTAGGATGAGAATAAACTGTGAATTTAGATGTTTTTTTTACAGATGTTTCTAATTCTGTGTTTTGAATAAAAAATTTATTTGTCATAATCCTTTTAATGTATAACCACCATCTATGTTTATGTTTTGTCCGGTGATAGAATTATTATATTGAATTAAATATAAACAAAAATTAGCTATTTCCAAGGGATTTGTAAGACCTAATGGTATATTTTGATTTAGATAATTAATACGTTCTTGAGAATTGTTTTGTCTAGTTAAAGGGGTATCAACAAAACCCGGTGATACCATATTAACTTTAATATTATTTGAGGCTTTTTCTAAAGCTATAGTCTTTACAGCCCCTAACAAAGCATGTTTAGATGTAGCGTACTGGATTCGGTTTTCTTTAGTCATAGTAGCATATAATGACCCAATTGCTATAATATTAGAATTGTTTTTAAATTTTAATTGACCACATAACTCAATAAAACTAATTGTATTAATTTTAAATATATTGTATAACTCATTTAATACCACATTATCATGTGATTTTAAATCATTAGCCCCAGCACAATGTATAAAACCATCTATTTCAGGATAATGAGTCACATCAAACTCTTTGTTTAAATTTAGTTCTATTGAAGAAGGAGATATTACTTCAATATTAGCTTTTTTTAAAACATCAACTATTGTTGAACCAATTCCTCCATTTCCTCCTGTTAAAAATATAGTCATATTAAAAAGTATCTGATATAAACATATCTGTTAAAGCCCCAGGAATAATTTTGCCATCAGGGCCAATTCCCTTATGGGTTACTTTTGGCTCATGTCGTTCTTTTGGATGGGTAAATACTTCCACCATACATGGACCTTTAATTTCCATCATATTTTTTAACACATCTTCTACTTCATTATTATTTTTAATACTAAGATAATGGATATCAAATGCGTTTGCAACTTTTTTAAAGTTAGGAATTGTTACTCCTGTTGTTGGACTACTTGCGAATTCTTCTCCATTAAAAAATGCTTCTTGTGATAATTTAATTGATAAATATCCATCGTTGTTTATTAATATAATCTTTACTGGTAAGTTATATCCTTTTATAGTTTCAAGTTCTTGTAAATTCATCATAATACTACCATCTCCCTCTACGCATATTATATCTTGTTTATTATTACCTATACAAGCACCTATTGCTGCTGGTAGCCCATAACCCATACTAGCACAACCAACGTTTGTAAATAATCTTTGGTCTTTATTTAGTTGGTATGTTTGTAATGTTATAACGTGAGCCGTACCATTACTAGTAACTATAGGAGTATTTTTAAATATTTTAGGTGCTTTACTTACTAAATAATAGAAACTAGCATATCCTTTTAATTGCTCATGTTTTGGATGATAATACTGTTGTGTTGCTCTAGTTTCAAGAACAAATGATTGCCATTCAGATATATCTAAAGTATAATTCGTATCACTAATACCAGAGAAGAAATTTTTAAGGTCAGTTATAATAGCTAAATCAATATTGAATTTATGTTTTTTAACTTCAAATACATCAATATCTACAAATATTTTCTTTGAATTAGGAGAAAATTCAGGAATATTATAGCCTGTCATTTTAACAGGTAATCTACTACCTAATGATATAATTAAATCAGCTTCTTGAACTATTTTATTGGATGTTAACTGGCCTAAGATACCAATTCTGCCACTATAATATTCTAAAGTATTATCAACAGCATCAACACCTGAATGAGGTCCTGTTACTACTGGTATTTTTGTTTTAGTTAGGAATACATTTAATTCATTATAAGTGTTAGATAATCTAATTCCATTACCTACTATAACTAGTGGTTTTTTGGACTGTTCAAGTATTTCTTTGAAACACTCTAAAATTTGTTCTGGGCAGTCATAGTTTGGAGTAGGGTAAAATGTACTTAATTGGGTATCTTCATCCACATTAGCACCTTGTATATCTAAAGGTATGTCTAACCAAACGGGACCAGGTCTACCTTCTAAAGCCATTTGATAAGCTTTTTCTAATTCACTAAATATAGAATTAGCATCAGTAACCATCTTAGCATACTTAGTCATAGGTTTAACTATACTAATAATATCAAATTCTTGGTCACCTATTTGTCTACATCCTGTTCCTTTAGATAGTTGATTAGAAGGTACTTGCCCTGAAATAATAATAGAAGGTATACTATCTAACCATAAACCAAGCAAACCTGTTATAGTATTTGTACCCCCAGGACCTGTGGTTACAACACTAGTAGCCATTTTATTGGTCATTCTATAGTATCCTTCACTAGCCATTAGTGCTGCTTGCTCATGATGAGGACAAATAACATTCATATTAGATTTACGTAAAGAATCTACTAAATGAATGCAGCCTCCACCTGATATGGTGAAGGCTGTGTTAATTCCTTTTTTTTCTAAAAAATTTATAATAATATCCGAAACTTTCATTAAATGATATCGTTTTTAGTTAAAGGTGCGTCTTTCTTTAAATCTTTGTTTAAGATAAAATCACTATCAAAATATTCTCTAGAAGTAATATGTTTTATTTCTTTTTGATAAGGGATAGCACTATATAAATGCTCTACAGTTATTTTTGTACCTTTAGCTAAGTCTTGTTTTAAATAAAGACCTCTATAAAGTGATTCTAAATACTTAGATTCTTTTTCATCAATAACTCTTCTTTCATTTAATGATGTACCACACATGATTTTAGCTTTATTAAAAGCTTTAAACCATTCATCTATTTGACTAGGCAATGAACAATAATTTGATACTTCTTTTTGCTCGTGACCTGCTGGATAAGGGATGTCAATATGCCTTTCCCAAGTTCTAGCTCCTTTAGCATATGAAATATACATTGAAGAATACCAATCATGATATTCATGAGTTGATAACCCAATAACTAAATATGGATATTTTTGTTTTAGATAATCAATTTGGTCTAATTCTAATTCATTATCTTCACTTGGATACTTTGATACACAGTGATTAATAGCTATAGGTATATTACGGTTAGTAAAAAACTTTATAACGTCATCAATTTGTTTATCATTAGCTCCACCTGTAGATATAATTACAGGCTTTTTAGTACTAGCTATTTTATTTAATAATAACCAGTCATTGATGTCTGAGCTGGCTATTTTAATAAGTGGTAAGTTCATTTGTACACACCAATCAACTGATTTTTCATCAAATGGGGTTGACATTGGGATACAATCATATTTTTTAATATAATCAATTAACTCCTTAAACTCATCATATGTTAATTTTGTTTTAGAAGTCTTTTGAATATATCTAGTACGCTTAGGCAAAGTAGCTAATTCTATATCTTTACCTTCTTGTTTAAAATCTTTATGAATAAAATTATCCACATCCCTAAACTGTAATTTAATAGCTGCTTTAATTTTATTCTCCTTAACAACCTTAGCAAATTCTTTTACAATTTGTTTTCCTCTGCTTAAAGAACCCCAATGGTTGTTAGCTAACTCTAATACAAACAGATTTTCAAAAATTTTATTACTCATAATAATTTATTGTTTTATTTATTTTTTCTCAGCAAATAATACTTTCATTGGTGGTGCGTGAACTAAATCAACTGTAGCTATAATTTCATACCCCAAAGTATTAAATTTATCCATAAACGCATTGTAGAGTTCATCATTATGAGTTTCTAAAGCATAGAAATCAATACTAGTAAATTCTTCATCGTTTAATTCTAAAAATACTCTTTCATATCCTTCGATATCACATTTAACAACTTTTGGTTGATAAGTAGCCATAATATCTCTTACAGTTTGTACACTATCAATAGAAGCATGAATTGCGGTAACTGGCATTTTTGGAGTTATGTTTTCATTGTACCAATTAATTTCATTAGCGTCAATGTCAAATGCAATTACTTTTGAAGCACCTAATTCAACTAACCATTCTGGTGTAGTTGGCCATGATGGGTCTCTGTATTCAACGGTTTCCCAACGTCCGCAACCTAAGTCAATTGCTACTTTACCTTTACATTTAATGTATCCCCAATGCAGTGAGGGTTTTTCTGAGTCTGTTTGTTTATGTATCATTTTATTTATTTTAATTTAATTTGTGTATCATTTTATTTATTTTAATTTAATATCTGAATTCCAACCTTAGGACTTTTGCATATAGTCTTATCTATGTCAATATATATTACCATATAAATTTATTTTTATAGTATTCAACAATTAAAGGTAATTCTTTATCAAATTTTACTTGTGGTTCCCAACCCAATGCTTTTAATTTAGAATCATCTAAAGCATATCTAATATCTTGACCTATTCTAGAATATGACCAATCAATATATTTATTTATATCTTCTGAATTTATATTATTTAATATAAGTAATTTTTTTATGGTATCCAAATTACTTTGTTCAAAACCTCCACAAATATTATAAATTTCATTTTCTACTCCTGATTCAATGATTGTTATAATAGCATCAGCAGTATCTTGAGCATGTAACCAATTTCTAATTGGTGTACCATTATTATGTAATGGAATTTTTCTTCCCAATTTAAGATACTTACATGCTTTAGGGATAAGTTTTTCAACATATTGACCTATACCATAATTGTTAGTTGGGCGAACAATAATGTAAGGTAAGTTATAAGTACGAGCCCAAGCTAACACTAACATATCTGCTGCGGCTTTTGTAGCTGAGTATGGGTTTGATGGTTTTAATAAATCCGTTTCAATATGTTCACCCTCTTCAATATCACCATAAACTTCATCGGTACTAAAGTGTAATAATGTTGGTTTACTTATATTTTCTCCTCTATGATTTTTAATCAGTTCTAACAAATTGTGAACCCCATTTATATTGGAGTGAACAAAATCATCACTGTTTGCTATTGAATTACCGACATGAGTTTCTGCGGCAGTGTTAATTACATAATCACAATCGTATAAAAATTTTAAATCATTTATATCACAATTAACAAATGAAAAATTTGGGTATTTTTTAAATTCTACTAATAAGTCTTTGTTTGCGGCATAAGTTATTTTATCTACACCTTTAACATACCAACCCAAATCTAAACAAGTTTTGGTTATGTAAGAACCTATGAATCCTAAACAACCGGTTACATATACTATTTTCATTTGTTAAAAAATTCTTTTATCTTATCACAAACATAATCTACGTCCTCAATTGTCATACCATGATGCGCTCCTAACAAAAATCCATTTTTCATAATAGTATCTGAATTTTGAAATGGGTGAAGATATTCTCTATAGATTGGATGTCGGGTTACATTCCCCGCAAAGGTTACTCTTGTTTGAATATTATTATCTTCTAAAAAGTGAAGCAACTCATATCTCTTTTCAGTTTGTAGCGGGATTGCTAACCAATTTGGTTTAATACTATCATCAGGTAACAATATTTCCTCTACATCTTTCAGATTTTCCAAATATCTTTCAATATTATCTCTTCTGATTTTTTCAAACTCACCAAACCTATCTAATTGAACAAGTCCAAATGCTGCATTCATTTCCGATGATTTCATATTGTAACCCAAAACACCATACAAAAACTTATAATCGTATGGTATCCCATCAACACTATGATTGAATCTATCTGACATTGCTTCGGAGTTATCACCAATCCTACCCCAATCTCTAAATTGTAAGCAAGTATTACGATATTTTTCTTCATTAAACATCACCATACCACCTGCTCCTCCGGCAGTAATAACATGCGATGCATAAAAGCTTGTAGTAGCAATATCCGTTTCGGGTGTGTGAGTAACCGTATCAGCCGAATCTTCAATTAAAATGATATCTTCTCTACCCATATCAATTAAACCCTCTTTGATTTTTTTCCAATCAGGCTTATTACCAATCAAATTAGGTAACATTAGGACTTTAACATCATCAGTTATTACACTCAATACCTCATCTACATTTGCTACATAAGTATTCAAATCAACATCTACAAATATAGGCACTAAACCCAGCTGAATTATTGGTGCGAGTGTTGTTGAGAAAGTACAAGCGGGTGTAACCACTTTAGTCCCTTTTGGAAGGAGTAAACTTGCTAAAGCAAGTAAACATGCCGATGAGCCTGAGTTTACAAATACACCATATTTTTTTCCAAAATATTTTGCAACCCTTTCTTCAAACTCAATTGATTTCGGACCAAATCCCGCTAACCAACCTGAACGTAAGCATTCAACTACTGCTTGAATTTCTTGTTCCCCATACGATTCAAATTTGTTGGGGGCGTACCATATTTTTTTCATTTATACCCCAAGAAATTTTATTTTAACTTGATTATTTTCTGTGATTTTACAATTACAATAAGGAAAATGGTGATTAAAATATATATTAATCAGTTCTTTATTTCTTTCAATATACGTTTCAATTGTTGGGTTTACGGGCACGACAAAGTCCCCAAAGTCGCCCCAAGGATAATGAATATATTCGTTATTTATTTTTTTAGAATATTTATAATACCAATTGTCGTGCCATGTTGTTTTATGGAAACCCAGAGTATTTTGGTCCCAATAAGGATGCCAATGGTCAATTTTATAATTAAAATTAATTTCAAATATTCTAAATATATAACCAATAACATCATCCATGTGGAGATATGCCATCTGATTCATTTGAAAAAAATGATGAATATGTTCTTCAAATATAACTTTTAATATTGAATCCCATAAATCGTAAAATAACATGAGGTGGTCTTTGTTTTCAAAACTAAATGTGGTAAGTTGTATTTCTAACCAATATTCTTCTTTTGGCAATATAAGATGTGGGAATTTTAATTTTAAATAATCATTAATAAATCCACTAACAGTATTAATATAATGTCTTGGTAGACCTAATTTAGTTGTAAACATTGCTGGTTCAATTGTATTAAAATAATTATCTATTAACAATTCATTGTCAGTTATAAAAGAATTATTGGGTAAATATTTAAATTTTAATATGTTTTTTTCATACATATATAGCAAAACAAATCTAAATGTTGTGTTGGGTAATAATGTGTTTTTTTCGCGATAAAAATCCCAAAAATTTCTAACATATTCGGTATCATTTGATTCTTTATAAAAAATTTCATAAGTGTTACTCCATTCGTGATTTTCTCTTAATGAATCTAAACTAACTATATTATAATCTAATTTATATTCTTCATAGATTTCATCATTATCAACAAAATATATCACTTTCTTTGCAATGTTAGGATTTGATTCTATAAAATTTAAAAATCTAGTTTTAAAATGGGCGGTACCCCAAATTACTTTGAAAAATGTGAACATCTTGTCTTCTTAGTTTAAGTTATTTATATTAATTTATTAATCGATATTTCCGTATTAATAATTACAAAAATTTTGAAAAAAAACTTGATTTTGGTTTTTCTAATTCACTATTTTTAACATATACAGTCTGCCTACCCCACAAAACCTTTACATAACCATTTTCTAATAAGTATGGTGTTAGTAACTTATCTTTACCACCAAGGTCGGTATCAAAATCAGTGTCATCAATTGAAATTAGATGAATATCTGACAGTTTATCTTTTGCAACCATGAAAGCCTCTAAATGTTTTTCCGCAAAAGAATCCGTCCCAACGTCCCAACCATCCAAAAACAATAAATCAATTTTTTTATTAAAATTTTTTAAAAAATCAATACCATCTTGTGGTATGTGTATGTGTAAATTACTCGGAATTGGTTCTTTAATATGATATTCATAAGAGCTTTCTATTTGTTGTTTACACATTGGGTCAATATCGACAGTGTAGACTTCAAAACCTTCTCTAACCCAGTAATAAGTTGAATGACCATCTTGACAACAAGGTGGGGCATCTTTACTTTCTAATTTCATCGAATTGTTATGGTAAGAAATACAATTTTGAGTTAATTCTCGTCTTGTTGAACCAATTTCAACAACAACGTTTCCACCTATTATTTTTAACAATTCAACGGTTTTTGTAATCCACGGTGCGGGATAATTTCTAATAGAATTTTCCTCGTGTGTTAAACTATTGTGGTCCCAATAGTAGGTTGTTTTTTTAAAATTATCACACGCTTTTAATACTTCAATAAATTTATTCATACTTTAATTTTTTTATTTTAATTTTATTTCTTTTCTTTCAGCCCAACCTCTTTCAGGTGAATGGGCCCAAAATACCACTCTTGATGGTTCTTTTTCAATATAAAACATTTCTTCATAGTGAATTTGATGTCCATGTGTTAGAAAATTCTTTAGTTGCCCATTGTCAATGTACTTACTAAATATCGACTCCCCGTTTTCATCATCATATGCGACCAAAATAAAGTCATAGTCGTTTTCAGGTAAGTCTTCTCTATTAATTGTTACTAAGTAATAAAATGAGCGAGTAAATGAATTTTCCCATTCTTCTTCTGTTTCAAATTGTGGGTTTGGTGGTGGTTTATCATCAATTGTCCATTTTTGAAACGCTCTATTTTTAAAGTGAATACCAGCATATTTTTCATAATCACGAACAGTTCTTACTGTACCTAAACCATATGGTCCTAAATCATGACCATTATCTTCGCCTGTTAACATTTGTCTTATCCTCGAACGACCAACTTCCTGTTGTTTCCACCACATAGGTTCACCTCTTTTGTGTTGGTCATCCCAAACCAATTTTCCGGCTCTTTCTTCTCTCATTGTTGCATGCCAAATTACGACTTTATGTGGGTGAAATAAATCGTATCCATATGTGAAACTCCTCACAGATAAATTTATTTCTTCACCAGCAAAGAAAATGTTTGGGTCATGTCTAACCTCTTTCGCCCATTTGTTTGGACCAAAACAAAAATGACCACTAATAAATCTTGCGGGATATGGTTTGGTTAAATGTTGCCAACCACCCCTAACACCACTTGGTCTTATGAAAATGGTACCGTGAGGATAAAAACATTCTGCTCTCGAAAACCAAGGTTCTTGAACACGTTTTTCGGGGTCATTAAATGGGTCGTAATATGGTAAATAACCACATATTAATGGATTATGACCATCATTTTTTAATTCATGATACCAACCAATTAACGTACTGTCCCAATTTTTATCAAATCTATGATGTGAGTCTAATTGACAAACAAATTCTTCATCTGTTAGTAACTCATCGTTGATGATACCTCTAGCATATGCTAAACCTTTTGCTTCGGTGTACACGATGTCTTTGATTTTAAATCTTGGGTCGTTCCTATAATCATCAACATTATCAAAACCGTCTTCAGGGTGATATTGTCTACATATCCCAAAATGTATTCTTTCGGGAAATTCAGCATTTTCTAACGCACTTTTAATTGTTGGAATTAATTCTGGTTCTCTGTATGCAGGTAGATGAACCAAAATTCTTTCTAATTTCGATACTTTTGGTGTTGGAGTAATTTCCACCACTTCAACACTAAAATCTAAATTAAAGTTTTCCTTCGAGTCTTTCACCCCATCCATGTTCAGCGGAGTGGGGCCAAACAACCCATTTCGCAACTCTTTTTGTTGTTTCGAAACTTCTCCATAGTTTACAGTATCCATCTTTATCATTTTTCATATTTTTTATTTCATTTGGATTTGCATCCTGTCTAAAAATTTCATTACCCTCTTCATCTTCAAATGCGACCGCCCAAAAAGTATAATCATCATATGGAACATCGTGATATCCAATATCAATACAATGTTTAAATCTAATTGAAAATGAGTTTTCATAATCCTCTTGATTTTCAATGACAGGGTTTGGTGGATATCTTTCGTCAAGAGTATATTGTTGAACGCCTCTTTTCTTAAAAGATATACCCGCATATTTTTCATAATCTTCTAATGTTCTATGTGAACCAAAACCATAATCACCCCAATTTATATTATTGTTATCGATTTCCATTCCAAAAAGTTTTCTGTTTTTATAATAACAGTAATCATTTCTTTTTGGCCAATCTTTGTCATCATCCCATTGTTTTATTGAACCCCTTCGAGTATAATAATGCCAAATTATTGTTCTATGTAAATGAAATAAGTCATAACCCCACGTAAATGACCTAACAGCAACAGATATTTCTTCACCATGGAAGTAATATTCAGGGTCATGAGGAACTTCTATTGCGTGTTGACCTAACGTAAAACAAAAATGGGCAGAGTAAAATCTGGCACCAACCGGTTCTGTTCTTTCTTTATAATCATCTATGGATGATGGTAAAAAATGGATATTTCCATCAGGACTGAATCTATCGAAATTCATTCTCCATGGAACACTTTCTCTACTACTATAATCCGAACCGGGTTCATAATGTGGAATATAACCAGTTAACATCGGTTTCGGGTAACCTTTTTCTTGCAACCTCGTTAATTCCAATTTTAATTCGGTGTCCCAATTTTTTGTAAATCTGTGGTGGGAATCTAATTGAAGGGTGTATTTTTCATTATTATATTGTTGTTGAAGCAAGTTTCTCGCCCAACATACTCCCTTTGACCTTTTATAATTTATATCAATTATCTTAAATCTTGGGTCATTTTTATATTCATCCAAATTATCCCATTTATCTTCTTCTGAGTGTTGCCAAGCAATTGAAAACACCAAATTATCAGGGTTTTCCGCGTTATCCAAACAGTCTTTTAACGTGGGTAGAAGTTCGGGGTCTCTATATGATGCAATTTGTACGAAAATTTTTTCATTATTTGACATAGATATCTAATTTTAGAGAAAAAATATACATTAATATGAACATTGTAAAGTGAAATTTTGATTTATCAATCTTTATTTGTATACTTTATAAAAAGACCATGAATAACTACCCCAAAATCGTAGTAGATAAAACAAATGAACTTGTTGAGGTACTTGTAGATATCAATTTTTTCGAGGAAAATGAACTTGAAATTGATTCTTCAATTATTGATTTAATATGTAAAAAATTGGTAATAAAGTTTATCGACGGACAATTATCCGAGGATGAGTATGTTTACGATTCCTTTTCAGAAGAAGAGGTCTCAAATTTACTGAACGAAATAATTGTTTTGGGTACTCTAAATTCTCTAAAAGAAAAAGGAATTATAGATTCAATAGAAAATGAGAACAATGAAGAAATGTTCTTTCTTACAAAAGAAGGAAAAGATTTAGCAAGTAAAATTATTAAATAAATTACTTGTTTGTTTTCTCATCAACTGATTGTTGATGATTGATTTTTTTATGATTTTTAACTTTAACTTTCAAAGTTTTTAAGGTATTGTGAGATTCAACCAAATTGGTGTATATGGATTTTAATCGGCCGTTTGTTAATGTTTTTAATCCGTCAGGGATTGCGTCCTCAAATTTTCTAAACTCTTTTATTGTTTCCAATATTTGGGATTCCAACTCGTCCATTTTAAATTGTACACGATTATAATCCGTTCTACTTACTTTGGATGTCTCCTCCAATAAAATATTATTTAAAATTCTTAATACCGTTTTTTCTTCAATTTCTTTGTTCACCATACCAGATAAATATTTTGACTTTTTAGTTTGGTAAATTATTAATCTTTTTTTATATTTTAAAAAAAAACAAAAATGAAATTATTCGATTTTGATGACATATTAATTTGTCCAACAAGATTTTCAGACATTCGCTCAAGAAGTGAGATAAACGTAAGATATGTTGATGGTATGTTGCCATTAATGACTGCACCAATGGACACGGTTATCAGTTTAGATAATTTCCATTATTTTAAAGACCAAGGAATCGTACCCGTGATTCCCAGAATCGAACATCCAGACAAAGATTGGTGGGATAATGATAGATTTTTTTCATATGGGATTGAAGATTTTGAAAGAATATTTCTTGACAATACCGTGTCGTCAATTAATGGAAAACCAATTTTGGTTCTTATTGATATTGCAAACGGACACATGAAAGATTTATACAATATTTCTATTGATGCAAAAAATAAATACGGTGACCAAATGAAACTTATGGTTGGAAACATCGCTAACCCCGATACTTACTTTGAATATGTCAAATCAAATTCCATCGATTATATTCGAATCGGGATTGGAAATGGTAACGGATGTTTAACCACGGTTCAAACGGGTATTGGTTATCCAATGGCATCGTTGATTGAAGAATGTAGACGGATTAAATTAAAATATGGTAAATCAAACTCATCAAAAATTGTTGCTGACGGTGGATTTAAAAAATATTCTGATATTATAAAAGCGTTAGCTATTGGTGCTGATTTTGTGATGTTGGGGTCCATCTTAAATAAATGTTTAGAAAGTGCTGGCGAAACAAGAAAACACAGAGATTCTACTCTTGGTGGATATGAACTTATAAACCAATTTTCTCAAGAAACTAAAAGAATGTTTGATGTTGATATACCGTTATTTAAAACATTTAGGGGGATGTCAACCAAAGAAGTTCAAATGGGTTGGGGAAAAAAGACACTAACAACTTCAGAGGGTATTGTTAAAGAACAAATGGTTGAGTATACCGTAGAAGGGTGGGTCGATAATTTTCAATCGTATTTGAAGTCAGCAATGAGTTACACCGGAAAAAAAGAACTCCACCAGTTCATAGGTGGAGTTGAATACAATCACATTACCGAAAACGCGTTTAGAAGATTTGATAAGTAGTTACTCTACTCTAAATTCTTTATCTTCCTGACTATCAATTGCATTGTCTCTTTTCATACCTTCTTTAATGTAGGTACGAATAAGTTTTGACACGGTTATATTTTTTTTATCAGCGACTTTTTCAATTTCTCGAAAGTACGCTGGTACCACTCTAAAGGATAACATCCTAACCAATTGTTTTGACTTTGGTGTATTTGGTGTTTCAAATCCTTCTTTAAATTCATTATCCTTCATACAATTAAACTTTTTTTATAAATATTTGGAAATTCTCTTTTTTTTCGTTATGTTTTAAATAAAAAAAATAAATATCATGTCAGTAGAAAAACCACAACAAATTAGTGCAGTTAAAGAATGTGAGGAACGTTATCCTGAAACAACTTATGAATTTAAAAAAATTTTAAAAGAACAATACGAGTTGTTCTGTAAAAAACAATTAAACTATGGTCCCGATAATATTTCGGTCGGTACTAGATTAGAAACTGAAGAAGAATTGAGACTATCTCAAACGGGTATTTGGTTTAGAATGAATGATAAAATTCAACGTTTAAAACAATTGGTTTTATTGGGGAAACAAGACAATGTTGGTGAGAGTGTTATTGACACTTATTCCGACTTATCGGTTTATGCTATTATTTCCCAAATTGTTGCCAAAGGAAAATGGGCGAAATAAATAATATAAAACAAAATATTTATGTTTAAACGAGAAAACATAATGAAAATAAATTTAACCAATAACTGGGTTGCTCAGTTTATAGACAATATCGGCAAAAGTGTATTAAGCAACATAGAAACGGATAAGTATTTCTCACTTAATAGTGAGAAAAAAATGGTCACACAATATCTTGTTTTTAAGATAATACTTAAAAATGTTAGTTTAAAAATAAAAGATTTTAACGAGTCTGTTCCCATTATCATAAACTTTCTTTTGAAAAGAAGTGAAGAAAATGAAAATTATGAATTTGCGGAAATCATAAAAGACATCAAATTAAATTATGACAAACTCGTAGAAATGAATACCGCATCAATTAAACCAAACACCACCACAAAAAGAACCATTACGGTAACCAATAAATCGAACGAAAATAAAGATTAGTCAATAATTTCAGCGTCCTTTATTTCCTTTAGAAATAAATAATAGCTTTCGTTTGTTTGTCTTGAATTTTGTCTGACAACTGTATCTATTTTCCAAATAGATTTTAATTCATTTATTGAGTCTTGAGATATATGAGATTCTTTTACTCTTCTATCAATATAGAATAATTTGTTTTGGAAATTAAACAGTTCTTTACAAAGCATATTAATGTTTACAATTTATTTGATGTTCCGCCCATTTTTTTGTTGGTTTAACATTTTCAAATTTGTAACATTTCCAAGAGGTGGATTTGGTAAAATTGATGTGTTTCACAAGAAAAGTTGGTACGGTTGCACCTGTAGCTAATTTCTGTGATTTTTCATCAAAAATCAAGTCTATTTTAATTACCAAATTTTCTTTATCGTCCCAAACCCTTTCTTGTTCTTCAAGAAGTCTCCATTCTCCTCTATTTAAATCTTGATTTTGTAATGCACAATTTAAATATGAAAATGTTTGTTTTAAGTTTTCCATATTATCAGAAAAACTAGCGGCTGGTGCTAAATGACCTTTGTCCCATTGATTATTTTTATAATCAAAATTATCTGATGTTTTTATATTTGGTTCAGTGTAAAAATCCATAGAACCTCTATTAACAGTTGTGGGTCTATTTTTTGAGTGATATATCAACCATATGGGTTGTTCTAATTTTTGGGAGTAGTGTACCTCAAAAACGTTGTTTTTTACATGTACTTCGTCTTTATTTGCTTGTAGAGATGTGGTTAAAAAAAGAACCACAAATAGAAAAATCGGGTTTAAAAGTTTTTTTATCATAAATTGTTTTCTTGTATGTAATTAAATATCTGAATAGCAGTATTTGGACATACAGGAAACTCAATAAATGAAATGTTGTGTGATTCTAAACTCGTTTTAATTGTGTTATCGATTATTTTTGATTGTTCTAAATTTTGAAATCTACCATTTTGATTAAAAGAACTATCGTCTCTTTTTAGAAATATGTTTAAATTGTTATATTTTTTAAAAAGACTATAAATGAAATGGTCAAAGGATTCTCCATAAAAAATTCCAGGATATTCTGGTTTCTCGTTATAAATGTTTTTGTATACTGTACCTAATATAATTGGTGAATCCACTAATATATATTTTACCTTACCATATAATCGACTAATGTTTCTGTGTTGATTTGCAGTAATGAAAAATTGGTCTTTAATGGTTGAATAGTTTTCTTCCCATGCGATGATTTTTGGATATTCAAATGTTAATTCAACATCCATATGATTTTTCTTCATAAGGGTAAATAATTCAGCACTTTGCGTTGATTTTCCAATACCGGGTCCACCAAAAAAATTAATAATCAAACTCATTTATAAAATATAAAAATAAAAAATCAATATAAAAACAACACCGAGAAAAAAACGGTAAATGTTTAACAATTTTTTGTTACTGAATCGAAAATAAAAATAATTTCATTCAATGAATCATAAGAAAAACATTCTGAATAACCAGAAAAATTTTCCATTAATGGTTTAAATTTTTTTATGTTATATTTTTGTTTTAACTTATTTTTTATTGTTTCTTCCAATTTTTCCGCGTCTTTTGTATGAATTCTACGTAAAATTGATTCGACTTGATAACCTTCGTACCCATATACTTTACTAAAACGTCTAAAAATGTATTTTTTTGATGTTATTCCAACCTTTACAAAAATATTACCGGTTTTTTCTTCTTTTATTATCACCAAATACAAAGATTTAGGTACGCTTTGAATTTTTTTTTCTCTATCTAATGAATATTTTTTGATTTTTTTTATTGCATATTTCTTAGCATCTTCTAATTTTAAAAATTCTTTTACTTCTCTATTTGGGTTTGGAAAATGTTTTTTATATTTAATTGAATAAATGGTTTTACCATTATCTATAACAAAAACTTTACTTTTTTCTTTGGTTTTTTCATAAATTGAATAAAATCCAATTTTTAATATTAACTTATCCATCTATAATATATACACGAATCGTTACAATACATAATTTTAATGTATTTATTATATAAATAATACAAATAAATAATATGAAATTTCAAGAACTTATATTTGGTGCACTAACTGAAGAAATTAAAAATAAAAAACTTTTAGACACTTTAATTCTCAAATGGAACGATGAATATAAAGAAATGAATCCAGGCGCAACTGAAATTCCACAAGAAGAGGTAAATAATGTTTATGATGGTTTTTTAAAAATTCAAGGAGGTTTAAGACCTGAGTTACCACAAGTTATAACTTTTTTAAACCATTTTGATGGTAGATTTGGTAGAACTTCGTTTGATGAACTGAATCTAAAAGATTTAACAAAATATACATACAAACAAATTAAATTTTTATTAGGTGAATATAATGAAGGTAATCCAGTAAATGTAAATGTGGATGTATTTAGTGGAAAAGATACCAAACCAACCCCCGAAAGGATAGAAGCCTCTAAAAAACTATGGACCGGTGAAGATAATTTGATTTTTTCAGAAGGAGGTTTAAGAGTTTATGAACCTAAAAATCAACAAACGTCAATTAGGTATGGTTATTACTATCATACGATTTATAAACAAGCAATGGGGTATCCGCAAGATTATCCTGACACTAATATATCACCATGGTGTGTTACGTGGAGATTTGATGATATGGGAAAAACGAATCAGTGGGTCTCTTATAGGAGTGCACAAAGAAGAACTTTTTATTTTGTAATTGATGAAAATAAAGACATCACCAACGAATATTTCATATCTACAATACAAAATGACCCTACTGTGAGCAGTGGTTTTAGAATAACATCGTTAAAAAATAATGGAGATAACGTAAAAACTTGGGATGACATTGCCCAAATTTATCCACAATTAAAAAATCAAAAATCGTTATTTGTTTCCGTACCATACAAAGAAGAGGAAGAAGCGGTAAAAGATGAAATAGGTCGAATTAATGAAATAATTGGTCATGAATATGAATTTAGAAGACAACCTAGAAATATAAAAGAGAGGTTCATTGAACGAGGTGGGGTTTTAACAAAACCAGAATCTTGGCAATCCATGGATGAAAATTTAAGAAATGTTTATATTATCCTACCTGGATTAAATAATAACAGTTTACTTGAACGTTTTTCTACAATGAATTTTGTCAAAGAAATAAAAAAGGTAGAACGAACATGGAAATATTTAGACAAACAAATTAAAAGATTTAATACAAGGGGAGTTTCGTACTTGGTTGATAAATTATTTGAAAATGAATTTACAAATATAAGAGTAAGTATCGATAACCCAAGTATTTTTTTATATAAAAGTAAAAGGGATGATAAAGTTGGGATATTTGATACAAGAACATTCGATTGGTTGGAATTAGGCGGAAAAACATATAGTAACAAATATGATGATATGATAAAATCTGGTGATGGTGATGTGTATTTTGAAGAATCAACGGGTAATGTTTATATTGTTGAACCATTTTGTCATGGTGGTAGGAATAATGATGAATCTGATGATTGTTTTTATGTTGTATATCCACAAGACAATCCAAAAGACGGTCACTTTATGTCAAATAAAAAGTTTATGGAACTTCAAAATATATTAGTTCCTGAAGAAGAGATGGCACAAAATAGAAGTGACAGTCCAAAAGACTATGCTGACATAAAAGAAAAATGGGGACTTTAGTCCCCATTTTACATTAATAAAGAATAATATTCTTTAAAGTGTTTTATACGGTCGGTTAAACCAATAGTTCCTCCGTTAACACATTTTGTAACCGCAGTAACCGACGCATCTGTCGCGTCTTTACATTTAGGTAAACAACGTTGAAAAAACCACGCTGCTGACAACAACGCGTATTTGGTTGACACTAAATCAGGGTTTGACACCAAATCTTCATTTATGGCTTTACCAAACGCAACGTAATTGTCTTTTCCTGTCAATTGAATATAACCGCGGCCTCTAAATTTAAAACCTTCTTTTGTCGATTCAAGACCATTACCCATTCTACCACCGTAAACACGAGATGCAATTGCTTCGGGTTTTCTTTGATATTGTTCCGCCAATTGGTCTGTTGGAAAATATTTTGCAAAGATTCCTCTTAAACCTTTAGCAGAATAATTTAAATTTTCTTGTGTAACTTTAAACCCACCTGATTCATGACCACATTGTGATAAAAAATGTGCGAGTTTTAATGGTGTATCTATTTTAAACTTTTCAGCGGTTTCAGGAATCATAGCAATAACATTATCGGGTATGTGTCCTTTTAATTTTTCCAATTTTAATCCACCAAGATTAGGGATTGGTGATGGTTCTGTTAGTACAGTTTTAATTTGTTGTTTTTCTTCACCAAACATTTTTGACCAAGTCCCATCACCAACGATACCATCGGCAGTTAATCCTTTAGAGGCTTGCCAATTTTTTACCGCCATTTCTGTTCCTGAACCAAATACACCATCAGGTTTTAATCCTAATTTTGATTGTAATTTTTTAACATCTTCACCGGTTGAACCTTTTTTCAATAACATTTTTTATATATTTTTAATATTTATTATTATACTATAAATACCATGAAAAAAATTATTTTAACAGAATCACAAATAAAAACATTAACTGATAAGTTAATCAATGAATCGTCTTATTTATCAACTAATGATGAATTCAATATTGAATGTGAGGTGAATTTAAACTATTACAATGCCACATATAAACAAGGAGAAATAAACCACATTATAACATCAAATATACAATTAACCCACAATATTGATATGGATGTCAGGAGTTATGGGATTAGAGATATTTCAATCTACAATTTAAAAGGACCATCTGAAATTGAATTAGAAATATATTACTATGGAGAAAATGATGAAAATTTGGAAGATGTAATTACAGTTCCCTTAAATTGGGAAAATGTTGAAATGCAAAAAGACGAAGATTTAGATTACATTGGAATTAGTAATGACATACAAATCGATATAGAAAATGATGAAAATGGTGATTTAGTTGTTACCGGTATTATTGTTAACTATAATTCGATTTAACATTTACATTTTATTATAGTTTATTATATTTATAATTGACCTTGTGGTTGAAGTCGAAGTGTCTTTTAGGGCATTTGAGTTGGAATTGATACCAACAAATTCGGGTTCAAATACAAAAAATATAAGGTAAAATGAATAAAAAAATTTCAATCAACAGTGGTCGTGCTGTGCCACAATCTTTTATTACCAAGGGTAAACAAAGATTAAAACAACACATAGACACCGTGTTTCTTAATAACGGTGATGAGTTCGAAATTGAACTTTTTAATCCAACACAAAATAAAGTTTTAGCCAAGATTAAACTGAACGATAAACACATCGGTAGTGGTATCATACTTCGTCCTGGTGAACGAGTTTTCCTCGAAAGGTACTTGGACGAGGCTAAGAAGTTTTTGTTTGAAACTTACGTTGTAAATGGAAATAATAAAGAAGTACTGAAGTCGATTGCAAAAAATGGAGAGGTTACTGTCGAATTTTATGACGAAGAAACCATAAATTATGGTTATTCTCCTTGGTGGTCCAATAACAATACTGTCACCAAATTAGATAATCTTTATAATAATACAAGTTTTACCAATGTAAATTTAGTTGGTACATTAAATACTAATTATTCATATGTAAATGATACTGTATTAAGTAATGTTAATCACACAAAATCTATAACAAATGAAATTAGAGAACTTGAAACAGGTAGAGTTGAGAAAGGGTCTGAATCAAACCAATCGTTTGTTTATGACAACAGTAATTTTAAAATTCATCCATATGTTATTAATCTTTGGAAAATTAAACCTAATAGTACCAAAATCTTTATTAGTGAGGATTTGGTCGTTTATTGCACAGAGTGTGGTGCAAAACGTAAAAAAGATAACCATAAGTTCTGTCCACACTGCGGAACAAAATACTAATAATAAACTAATCACAAGGTCATTAAAAGGGTTACAATTTGTAACCCTTTTTTATTGAAAATTTACTGGTATTGATTTAATATCAGAAATGGTAATGTTTTTTAAAGGTAAAGTTCCGTGTAACATAGGTTTAAACACACCTTGCATATGTAAAAATTGAAAGTAGTAAAATAAATATTTTGAATCAACTCTATCTTTATATTCATCTTTTACTTTAACACCAATATTTTCTTCATAAAATTCTTTTAATGGTTTTCCAACCGTATCTTCGGAACCTTTCCTTTGTAACCAAAAATCCGCATCCGGAAAATTAGTTTTAAAAATACAAATATCACCTATTTTCATATTTCATTTAATCTTTCACTTAAATATTCATTAAATTCATTACGATTTATATCGGGAGTCCACCTATTATCTAAACTAAATATTGGTTTATCACGATAATCTCCCAATATTTCATCAAAAACACACGCAGGGTCCTCATCACAATTTTCAAAATATTCATTAACTTCGACATCACCAAGACCCGTTTTATGAATCACATCTTTTAAATCGATTTTTATAGTGGCACCAGTATCGTCTAATTTTAACACTTCACCATATTCACTAAGAGCATTTTTTAATTCTTTAATTGCGTAGTTGTAATAACTAGAACTCGCCGCATCATTATAAGTATCACTTAATGCGTCTCTAATTTCATAATTATCATCATATTGTTCAATTAAATCTTTTAATGACATGTCAGGGTCGTATTCATTACCTGATTTTATTTTTATTAAATTTTCTATGGTTTCATAGTTTTCTTTATTTACTTCATATTCAAGAGCGGATTTCCATTCACCATAATCATTGTCGTAAATATCCCAAAAATCCCCCGATAACAATGTTTCAATAAAATATACTTTTTTGGTTCTACCATACTCATCTTTAGTTTGTCTAATTGCCCAATCACCTTCAACATAAAATCTCACTCTATCTGGTTCAATCTTCAATTCAAAAACCATTTTTGGTTCTTGGAAATCCTTTATAATTCCCATTTCAAATAGTTTTTTCTGTAGACTACGAGTATTGAATAATGCTGGTTTAACATTATATATTTGTCTTATTTCTTCTTCAGATAAATCGGTGATTTTAAAATCACTTGAACTATCGTATTCGGAACCGAACCCGTTAATATTTGTATTTAAAATTAAATCAACAATATATGGGTGAAGTTCTGATTTTGGTTTACTGTTTTTTGGTCCTTTTAATTGATAGATAATATTGTCATCTTTACCAACCGCGGCGGTGAGATGACTTTTATTAAGTGTGTAATTATCCTTTATTTTTTTGGTTTCTCTAAGTGAATATACCGTATTGTTCAAACCGGTTCTTCCGCAATGACCCATTCTGTTGCACTCCTCTCTAGAATCATTGGTTTTTAAATTTGTCCAATAAAACCCAATACCATCTGAATCTCGATAATCCCTTAATATTTCATTGTTTTCAACATAATTTATATCTCCCTCTCCTGATGTTAATTCATTGTGCCATTTTCTTGATTCACTATAAAGTTCATTAAAATTTAGATTTTTATATTGAGAAACGTCACCATTTAATCCAATACGAATCCAATCCATAATTGAAATAATATTACTTCTCATTCCATTTACACCACTTGACCTATTTATCGCATCCACACCCATTTCTTTTCGATAATTTGCATCTGTTCTGAATAATTCTCTTAGTCTTTTTTCTTCTTCCTCTGGAAGACTACTCATAAAACGTTCAAAATTAATTTCAGCGAACACATTGATTAGTTTATTACCCAAAAAAATTGATAAATTACCGGCCAGTCGTGTTAAAAGGTCAGCATTATCTTCACTAAAACCTAATTTTTTAATTAGGATGTCTTTTTTGCTGGCTTCTAATATTAATTCTTCAATTAATAATAATGTTTTCATAAAAATCTTTTAAATTTCATAACCGATTCAAAAAGTTTGTATCTTGTTAAATATTGTGGAAGATTTTCAATTCTAACCAAACCATCGTTTTTTTCGTTTGTCTTTTTATTTAAGTGGTTTACAAATACTGATTCTTTTTCACAATCAACCTCTTTATTTGGTATTTCAATTTTAAATTCATCATTTTCAAAAGTTGTGGACCCTTTCATTAATTTATTAATAATATTATTTAAATCCATTCTTAATTTAATACATTTTTGTGAAAATTCATCTTCAGATAAGTATTTGAAAAAAACGTCAATATCAAACTCAATATCATTATAAGATGGGAGTGTTCTTTCCCAATCATAAAACTCATCACCGTAATCTGTAGGTATGTCGTAGTAATAAATAAAGTTATCAAAAAAATCTGTTATATTTTCAATTTTTGTTATATTGTTTTCTATTATGTATTTTAAAAAATATCCAATATTCACTTTTAATGTTGAATAATATCCCGCATCAAAAATAATATACCTTTCAATTTTTTCTATCTCCTCTTGCATTCTTCCTTCGAAATTTGGGGCGTTTAAATCGCAATATTTATCGATATATTTCTCCCTAATTTTTTCATTATTAACAAAATTATCGAATAATAAATCGTAAAATCTTTCATAAGTATTTGTACCAAATTTTTGATATATATCATTTTTGTTTTCATTATAGTATTCTTCAAATAATGGTTTTAAATAATTCTCACCCAAATCTTCATTATCGATATCACTAAAATCATTATAAACAAAATCATAGGATTCACGTTTCTCCGCTCTATATTGTGATAAGATATTATCAACACTATCCAAATCACCATTTAATCTTTTATACGGAAATAGAATTCTCCCCCCTTTAATTTCATCCACTTTTTGAATACCATTGGTTTCGGATTGAATAAGTTCTTGAATTTTTTCATAATTTTTCGTTTGGATTGCAACCACCAATTCATTGGCACTTTCAGATGAAATTTTTGACATTAAAGTTTCAATGTCTTTATCGTTTAACACATACATTCGAGCAATCTCTTCTGAAATTTCTTTAATATCAACACTTTCTTTTAATAAACTTGGGAAAAAGAAATATTTTATTTCAGGGCCATTAGCAAATAACCAATTAACATTTATTTGTTTATCGTTCACATCCATAAATTGGTCGGTTGGAAAATGAAATTGATATTTTTCATTTAAATCCGAATTATTAATGATGATATACAGGGGGCCTGATTGATTGTATTGTCTAAATCTATTTGTTCTACCTCTAAAATTAGGATTTAATGATAAGGGTCCCCATGTTGTGCACCATTGAGTATTCACACCCAAATAACAAGCGGCTTTTTCTGTTTTGGGTATAAGTATTGTCCATTCATTTCCTTCAAAAACTTTTTCATATTCATTTGGTGATAATGAACGAATAATTGTGGACAAATCCACCGTATTTTTAACATAATGTTTTGATATATATGGAAAAATATCAGCAATTGTTTGAATATTTTTTATATCCAATGAAACTTTATGTTTATATACGTATGTCAGATATTCGGTTGCTTTTGGCAGGTCCTCCATTTTCATATTTCCATTTCTAAAAATATTTAAAAGGATTTTTGAATAAGGACCGATTTTATCGATTCTATCTCCTGATAATTTTGACGCGGGGTCTGATGACACAATTTTTTTAAACGTATCAAATGGGATATCGTTATAGTATTTGTTATAAATTTCCTCCGGTGTTGCCTCCAATAACAACGTTTCCAACACATTAATTAGTTTCATATTTATATAAATATCCGATATTTATGTAATATGGACAATATTATAAGAAAGATATTAAGAGAATATGTTGAAAATTCTTCAGTTGACGAAGCTCAACATATATTCACGAATGAACATGCAAAAAATAGATTATATAGTCGATTACTTAATGGTAAATTTCATTTAGAAAAAGTTGTAAATGCTGGTGACCCCAAGGCATTAAATGTTTCCCGACCATACACAAAAATGGTTGGAGAATACGTTTTACCTGAAGATGTAATGGATAGTATTAAGAATAAAATAGATGAATTATATAAATTTGATTTCCCAAAAGACAAGAAATATTTGGTTGTTTTAAAAAAATTAAATATTAATATTGATGACCCAAATATAAAATGGTCAAGTGAGGAAATAAAAAATGAGACAAGTGATGAATCATTGAACAAAAAAATAATGGGTTTTTACATAAGACCAATTACAGAAAAAGATGATGATAAATTTCATGGTAACATTATATGTGTTAGGATTGATAATGATATTATAGAAACAATCATGTGGGTGAGAGAATACCAAATTAAAAATAAAACAAAAGAGGAGTTCGGTGGATTTGATGAAATATTAACAATGGATAATGATGTAAAAAATATTAATGATTATTATACCTATGTTGATGATGTGAATTCACAAAGAAAAAAAGAAGAAAATCCAACTCCTCAAAATTACAGATTCGATTCGGATGTTAGTCGACAACTTAATGTTATTCGAATGGATGCCAAAAGAAAAAAGGAAGAAAAGGAAAAATTAAAACAGGAAAAAGAAAAGTTTAATCAAGAAAAAGAAGATATATTAAAAGGTGGTAGATTTGAGTATTCTCTTAGTAGACAATCACTCAGAGAACTTAAAAATATGTTTAAAAGAGATTCGATTCAGTATTATGATGGTGATGAATTTGATTCAATGGATTCTTTTGCGTTTTATCCTGATGAATATGATAAACTAATGGATATTCTTTCCGTTAAAAACCTTAATATAACTTATATCGACCCCAAAGGAAGAAAAAGGACAATAACATCTCCAAGATATGAAAAATACAAAGTTGGTTTATTTGGAATGGGCCACATTCCCGGTATTTTTTCAGAAAAATCAAATTTTATGACTCCCTATCAAAAAGAATTAACCAATATTATTAATGACCCAAAATTAAAAGAAAGGGATGGTAAAATTTATAATTATGGATTAAGAAGTATAAATGATTCAAAACAAGAAAACCAATATTTGTTTGATTTTATTAGAGATAACTATATATCAAGCATTCTTGAGCAATAGTTCACCCAATACCTCAATTTTTCCAACCAATTTCTGAAACTCAACTTGACTAATATTCATCTCCTTTTTTGTTGATGAATTAAGTTTTTCCAAGAGTTCTTTGTATTCTTTTTTTGCATCTTCCATATTTAATTTACCTTCTGATGCTTTTTTGTAGTATGGAAGTTTAACAACAAAATGGTGATAAGTTAACATGGAAAACCCACCTTTTTCTTTTGCGTTATCTGATATTTTTTTTGCTCCACCCATTCTGGTTTCCGCAAATTCTTCAAACTTCTCCAATTTTGATTCCGTAATCCCTTTTACTTCCTTATCGTATTCTTTGAATCTATCGGGATTTGACATCATTGCATTTTTCGGAAATAATCTTTTTTTTCTGGTGTTCGCAAAGGTTCTAGCTCTTTCTTCGATTTCTTTATCGATTAAGTTTTTTAATTGTGATTCCGTAAAAATGTATCTCATATGGTATCTCCAAGATTTTTAATTATTGGATTTTTCATGAATTTATTAAATGTTTTTCTCAATTGAATTTGTCCCTCATTTAAATTTAAACCAAAATCGGTATTTTCAAATGTTTCTTCTGTACCATACTCTTCCATATCACCTTCCATACCTTTTGGGTGGTTCATTTTATGAATATCTTCTGGGTCAACAAATTTTCCACCAACAACATCAACATTTAATTTGTTATCAGAATCTTCTCCTGATTTCAATCTATCATACATATCACCAGCGGCTTGCAAATCTTCAAAATCGATTTCATCCGCTTCTGGATTTAAATTCATTTCGTTTAATGACCTTCTTTTAATTAGGTTTTTCAATTGTGTTTCAGTTATTATGATTTTTTTCATTTTGTTGTTTTTTATATATAAATATCAGAAAATTCAACCGGCGCCCGAGGTTCAAAAATTAAAACCAAATCCAATGGATAGATTGGGAACAGAGATAATTGATAGACTTAGATTTCCATTTAATATGTCTTTATTGTATAAAACCCCAATGGAAATTTGTGGGGTTGTTATGGACTTGCCCATTATATTATAATACCCATCATTCCCCAAAATATAATATTCGTCAAAATATTGTGGATATTCTCTATAATTCACAATTCCAAATCCCAAATATGGGACAAAGTCATTTATTTCTTTTCCGTATCCAACGGTAAATTCATAAAATGTCCGGTCGGTTTTAATATATCTATCGTTCCATCTTTTAACGTCATAGATTGAGATGTTTTCATAGACATAAAAACTGGTTAATGGAAATTTAAAGGTTGAAATAAATCTATTTTCATTTCCAACGGAATAATAAAACCCCATTCCGGTTTCATAATTTTTATTTATTGGGAAAGTTATTCCAAGAGTATTTTCAAATGATTTTGATGGTGATTTTTGTCTATTTAATGAATAATTTCCACCATAGTTATAATAATTATTTATTTGTGGTGGGTTTATATCATATCTCCATGGAGAATAAATGTATGGTGAATTCCATCTATTATAGATAATTGGAGGGTTGTACTGGTGTCTTATTGGTGGTCTATATCGATAATCATATCTATTGTTTTGTGTCCCAGTTGAACCATTTCTTTTTGCAATTTTTTCATTTATTTCGGAATTTTGTCCAAAAAGAAATAATGGAAATAATAAAAACAAAAAAATGGATTTTATTTTAAAAAATTGTTTCATATACATTAAATATTTATCTTATATGAAAATTGTTGGAAGAATACCGAAAAAACTAAAATTCATGACCATATTAAATGAATTGCATGAACAAGAAATGTCTTTGGAAGAAGTTTCATGGATGAAAGATGTTAACGAAAAAATAAGGGAAGGAGAGATACCTTTAACACCAACAATTGTTAAGAAAATTTTGGGTGAACCAAAAATAATTGAAACATTTCATGTTACGGACGAAATACATCTTGATGATTTTAAAAAAATATTGGGAAAAAGAAACCCAATTTCAACACTTACCTATTTTTCGGAAGAGAGAATAAAAGATGCCTATGGTATTAAAACATTTGGTGGAATTATTTTTAAGGTTAAAGGAATTTTGGATTTTGCATCCAATTACGATATCATGTCAACCGTTGACCCTTCGTTAAATAGAAGATGGATAAGGTCAGATTTGTTGTCACAAAGTTTATCTGTTGAATATAATAACACCAATAGAAGGATTGGGTATCCGAGTTCAACAAATGATTATAAAAAATATTTTGAAAATTTATATAGACTTATTGACAAATATAAAGAAACAATACAAGAAAAATTAATTGATTTAATATTTGTATATGGTGTGCATGAAGAATGGAATGAGTTACTCGTAAGAAATATACAGGTACAAAGTGTGGCATGGTTTCCACATAGAGTAATGGATAAAGATTCAACACTTCAAAATTTAAAATCAATCACCCCAAATATTTTTACCTTCAACGATGAAAATGAAATGTTGGAATGGTTTATAAAGAATGGTGGTCATATCGAAACCACAAAATTTAAAGATGAATGGTCAAAAAATTATGACATTAAATCATTGGAAAAAAACAAGAATTATATCATATATAAAATATTAACCGATAAAAATTATTTGATAAATAACATTGATAATAAAGATTTCATAAATACATTAATTACGTTTGACACCCCCGATTTTAGGGTAATTTTTTCCAAATTAAAAAATAAAAATGAAATTTTTAATATTATTAAAATATTTTTATCAATGGATAAATTTATCGCCAACTACGGATTTAATGTTCGAGATATGATAGATTTGTTCTTGACACAATTTACTGATAACGATGAAAAATTTAATTGGTTTGTTAATAAAATATTCTCATTGCCAAATGTTTATATTAGTTCTTGGGCCGTTGGAAAATTAATTGAAATCTCTGGTGATAATAGTGAAAAAATGATAGATAAAATGTTATCATCAAAAAGTTTTTTGCAAAATCTTAGAGAACCATCTTCCGTAAGAATGTTATACCATTATTCGGATGACAAAAAAAAGGTAATGAATATTATATCAAATAACTCCACCACGTTTGATGAAGAATGGTGGAAAAATGATAGATTTCTTAACAGGGATATAAAATATAATTTTCTTTAATAAAGAATCTGATTGTATTTTTTAAAAATTGTTTGACCTCGAAACCATCGATTGTTTAATTGTGGTGTTGAAAATTCAATAATATCCACAATGGTTAATAAATCATCATTGTCCAAATTCTCCAAATGGGGATTATCAAAATATTTGTATCTGGTTTTTTCCAAATCAAATAAAATTGTTTTATATGAATTATAAAATAATTTTAATTCATTTAATAACTTTTCAATATGCAATAAATGTGGTGATAATCGTTTATCATTAAATGATTCATCCACCTCTTTTAAATAAGCATATAAAATATACTCCTTATGTTCAAAATCTATTGGTGATTGAAAATACCAATTAATTGGTAATAACTCCATAATGAACCTCCCATATGGATTTAAAATGATTATTTTCTTTTTCTTCCCCTAAGAACCTTGTTCCAATTCTTACTGTTCACATCGTTCTCATTAATGATGTTATTGATAACATTTTTTAATTGAGTCTCCGTTATTTTAACCACTTTCTTATTTTCCCTTAATGGGGTCGAAGCGTTTACACCCTGCACTCTTCTTAATGTTCCTTGATTTGGATTTACTTTTGGCATTGCATAACTCGGTAAATTTGCAACATCTTGTGTGTTGTCTATGGCCGGTTTTGATTGTGCCATTGGCGCGGTTTTTCTTGTTAATTTAACAAACTGTTCCGCTCTTGCACCAGGAGAATTATATTGTGTATTTGTCCCAACAACACCTTTTGCAATAAAGTTAATATTTGTCATACCACTTTCCTTAAGTGCTTTTATCATGTTATTGGCCCTTCTTAATGCCAATGCGTTGTTGTCATATCCTTGTGCACTTCCAACCGCAGATGCTCCACCCAATACATCCACCGTTGTTTGTGGTGTAAGACTTTTAACAGCGGTTAATGCTGTCTGAAATTCTTTGCTGTTTTTATTTATTGTCGATTTTCCTGTGTCAAATAAATTTGAACCCAATGTCATGGTTTGACCTGGTTTCCATACCAACTGAGACGGTTGTCTTCCGTGTTGGTCGTTGTATGATTGAATATCTTTTCTCGCATCAGAACCAACCGGTTTATACCCGCCCGTATCCAATGGTTTGTTTGCATTTTTTAAAAAATCCAAGTTTGGTTTGGTTAAATCTTGCAAAGATTTATTTGTGGGTAAATCTGAAATTCTTTGTTCAGATATTGTTTTACTAATTAATTTAATAAGTTCAGATTCGGTAACTTTAATTTTTCTCATGTATATAAATAGTTTTAAACTTTAAAAATATCAAATTATTTTTTCAATATTTTGGATAACATTTTTATTCCAAACACAACCCGAAGCAACATCCCAACCATAATACCAATCTAACTCCCTTCTCGCTGGCCACATATATGGTGATATTTCAATTCCACCATATGAATTTGAAACTTTTTTCCAATTAATTTGGGTAAATACATGGGTTTTCACACCAAATTCTTTATTAAAAGAATACAGTTTTTCCAAAGTATCAATCATTAACATATTTGATTCATTTAAATCTATCTTAAATATGTTATCGTATTCCCAATCGGGCATTTCACTTCGAACCCAATCAATCCAAGAAACACCAATTCCATACCATAAACCTTTTGGTTTATAACCTATCTCTTGATTATTAAATTCCCTAAAATTGATTGTAGTATCTTCTGTCATAATCAATCTTGATTCGGAATATTTGTCCAAAATCAATTGATAACCTTCTTCAGATACTTCGTTAATATCAGAATTAACGGATTTCATTATTGATTTAATTCTATTTATATTTTCTTGTAGGTTCATTCATCGACATGTTTATGTTTATCAATTTTTTCCAAAATTTCATTTAACAATCCCGATTTTATGTAACCTGAAAGTGATGCATTTTTCATGGCGCTTATTAATTGGAAAACCATAAATGGAACAATAATAACTTCACTTAACCATGATGTTCCCATAAAACCCTTTTCAATCATTAATACCACAGTTAATATTAACAACCAAACAAAAGTGTTTTTTAATATACTTAACGCCTTATGTGTCTTAAAACCTTCCCTCTTTGTTCCAGCAATTATTCCAAAAATCCCATCTAAAAACATTACACCAATAACCGCCAAATATTGGTCGGAATTGTTCATGTATAAATTAAAAAAATAAGAACAAATAAAAGCCAAAAGTGCGGTAAATGATGTTGTTAAAAAAACAAAAGGGTCCGTTAATGAATTCAATTTCATAATGGTTGATTTTCCATTCGATTAAAGAAATCCATAAATGTTTTTTTCGATTCATTTATCATTGGATTATCTTGATTTTCTGGTTCATTTTGTTGTACCTCTTGATTCATTGCATCGGTCATTGATTTGGTAAGAGATGTATACACATCTTCACCATATCTACCCATAATATCATTTTCATCACGAAGGTCAATGAATTGTCCTCCCACCATGAACCCAAGAACATTTTTAAGATTAATTGACCTCCATGCTCCTTTTGATGCCATTGCTTTCATTTCGTCGGCGTTCATCTCAGGATTTTCATTTCTTAACCTCTTGAGTTCCTTTTTATATGAATTAACATCCACAACCTTTTTAAGGTCATGATTCATTTCCACATTCATTTGAGCGTCGGTCTTTTCTCTATCACTTGGAACATATGAACTTAGATTTTTTCTAATCAACATGTGTCTTACCGTTCCGTCCTTTTTAACAAACGCAACACTCACCATCTTGTTTTTATCGATTGAATCTCTTAATCTTTGAAGGTCATCCCTTTCATTAAACCCCTCGTAATCCAAATCATCCTCTTCTAATTGACCTTCATTTAATGGTTTTCTGTAACCGTGTGTTTTGTGTTGTTCGAGAATCTGAATTTTCTCTTCGTCGGTTAAACTAAAGTTCTTATACATTGATTTGATTTTTAATATATAAATATCTTATATGTTTAATAATTTAGATTGACGATTAAAAAAAAATTCTTTAATTAAAAATCAGAATCAGGGTCATCATAGTCAATATCTGACTCTTTTTCTTGAATCTCATCATTAAAATTATCATACATAAATTCTTCTCCTGACATTCCATTACTCAATTGAACCTTAAGGAAATTTGTAATATCCTTATCTTTGTATAGAACAGTATTACCACTTCCCTCAATAAATTTGGAATATGTTAATCTTGTGATATCGAATTTATATTCCGCAAAATCCCATGAAGGAGGATAACCCGGGTCACCCCCTGGAAGATACATAACACCGGAACTGTAACTAGACCTACTGGTGTAATTAATATCAAATTCATATGTTAAAGTCTCATCCCCCTCTTCGTCCTCAATCATAAACTCCCCATCGAAAGCACTAACAGAATAATCATAAAGTTCGGGATTTTGAATAAACTTATTAAGAACTTTGGTAATACCCTGCCTAACCTCCAATGAAATCTCGGGTTCAATTGGGTTATCAAATGAACCCTCATTAATGGTGTTCATCATTTGTTTTATACGTTGAATGTTTTCGTTTAAATTTTTCATAATGTTAAATAATATACATAAATATTTTAATAAATAAAAAACCCCACCATTTTGGGGTGGGGTTTGGTGTCTTAACCGAACCCACTCTCCGCTCTTCTATTTCGTTCGTCACTATAATGAATTTCATTTTCCCTATTGACTTCTTTAACGGCATCGTTAAATGACAAAAAAGAATCTTTGTGACTTAAAATAAATTTTAACGCATCCTCATATCCAAATGTTTGTGATGTTCCTTTTTCATCGTTATCCTTATACGTATGGATTTCTATTTCCTCATCATTTATGAAATAAATATTAAAATCCATGTGACCCTTGCATCTAATAAAATATTCATTACCGTCAAATGTTTCCAACAAAATATCGTTTTTTTCTAAATCATTTTCCATTGATTTTTTAATATTAAAGTCTTCTTTATCATATCTAGGTTGTTCATCATAATCCGGTTCCGATGGTTCACTATAATCTCTATATTGTGAATGGGTCATCATTGGTTCACCATCATCGTTAAAAGGTTGTTCATTCATTAATTTTTTCATCATATTTTTTATTTGATGAATCTCTTCCTTTAATGTTTGTTTTTTCATGATATTTTTTTAAATAAATATATTCTAAATAAAAAAAACGGCATTTACTATTTTTTTAAAAATTTACCGGAAATTCTAGAAAGGGTTTTTGGTCTTTTTTCAAATTTTTAGATTTTTTCCCAAAATTTTTTTTTCAGAAATAGGGGTTACTTTTAAGTTTTCAGATTTTTTCTGGAAAATTTCCAGAACGGATTTTCAATAAAAAGTCAATTTTTCAGATTTTTTCCGGAAAAATTTCTGTTAAGGTATTGTCCCCCTTTTTATTCTCCTTTTTTTTTCGTATACTTTTTAAAAAAAGAAGAAATGATAGGAAAAAACAATCAAAAGAAATTAAAAGAAAAGAGACGATTTATCCTAAGTAGATTGGTCGAATTGGGCCACCTACCACCAAATAAAGAAGAATACACTTCAGAACAACAAGTTATATATGACAACATAGTCAATTTAGATTTTAGTTATTGGGAAGAGGTAAAAAATAAATATGGATGGGGCGTTAGAGAAAGGCTATCTCCCGACGAAATTTATTTTAGAGAAAAAAGAGCGCGGGTTAGAAATTATCTTAGGGAAAATAATATTCTACCACTATATGGTCAACCACTCAATGACGAGCAACAAAAAATAATTGATGAAATTGAAAAAAACGATTTTACTTATTTCGAGAAATTAAAAATAGAAAAACGACAAATTCTTAAAGAGAATACACCTTTACCTAAAAACAATGATGAAGTAAAATCTCCTAAGGTTATTAATGAAAAACCCAAAAAATTAAGTGATTTGCCCGGTTATACCGCAACATCCCTACCCAAAAATGTTTTCCATAGACTCAGAATGTGCCAAATTTTACCACCATTAGGTGATGAGTTAAATGAAACCCAACAAATGATTGTGGATGACGTTAATAAAAATTGGTTGGGTAAAACAAAAAATCATTATGTTATTAAGTACGTTGAACACAGTACCCCTGAGGGTAGGTTGTTATATAGACTTTATAAATCTCATTTGGATTTTGGTTTTAATTTTAACCTCACAATTAATGACATCGTGATTCCCGAAAAATGTCCATTATTGGAAGTACCTTTATCTACCGACCCGAAAGATTTTAATAAACCAAATTATTATACATGTGATAGAATCGATTCATCTAAAGGTCTTGTAAAAGGTAATATTCAGGTTATTTCATTAAGAGCAAACAAGATGAAAAATAAGGCAACAGAAAACGAACTTTTAATATTTGCCACAAATGGTTTAAAAATTTTAAATTCTATTGAAAATGCGTTATAAGTACAATGAATATAAAAAAACTTGGTCACAAGCCAACAAATCAATAATCAATTTAAATAAAAAAAGAAGTGAATTAAAAACTAATTTGATTGATGTTGGGATTTTACCTAAAACCTACCCATACACAAAAAACCAAGAAGAATTAATGGATAAATTAAAATCGAATGATTTTGATGATATATTATCCCTTTTAAAAGAAAAAAATAAAGAGGTAAGAAAAAACAAATCCATAGAACGGAAAAAAATTATAAAAATTAAGAAGCAGACTGAAAAGGTTGACAAAAACAAAAGAAAAATTGAGGTTAGATTAAATAAAATGGTGGACGCTGGTATATTACCAAAGGACTACCATAATTTAGAAACTGAACAACACAAAGTAATATATGATTTGGCGGTAAATCATTTGACCCTACCACCACAAAAAATTATTTGGGAGTATATTAACGACGCAAACTTACTGACAAAACAAAAATATGTACACACTAAATTAAAGACAAAAGTATCTAGAGATTATTATAAGAAAAAAGGTAAATTCATGGACATTAAACCTGAAGATATCATTATAAATGAATATTGTCCATTTTTAGGTATTAAAATTGATTATAATACCCACTCAAAAGAGTTTTTTAATAATGACTCACAAAGTGTCGATAGAATAGAAAATAGTAAGGGTTACGTAAAAAATAACGTATGGGTAATTTCACGATTGGCAAATCTTATGAAAAACGACGCAACAACTGAACAACTTAAAACTTTTTGTAAAAATATAATTTTAATGTATGCAAAATAAACCGATACCCGATTTTGAAAACGACTATTGTTTAACCGACGATGGTATGGTAGTGGATTTACAAACAGGTAAATTTAAAAAATATTACTTTAGAGGTAACGATACAAAACCTAGAGTGGATTTATATAAAAATGGTAGACTCGAAATTTCCATGTATGTTGAAGATTTGATATGTGAAACTTTATTTGGTAAGATTGCTAAAGGATATTATAAGTTAAAATTCAGGGACGGGGATGAAACTAATCTATCATTAAGTAATATTGAGATTTACGCGAACGACTCTTATGAAACAAAAATCCAAATTAAGAAACCAAAAAAAATATACCATCTCACAATTGACGGTTCCGTGGTAATTAACCAAAATGAAATTGATGAGGTGATTGAGTTAAACACTAAGAACTCATTAGAAAGAGAAAAAATGAGGAGAGAACGTACCAAAAAAAGACCACTTTCCTAATTTTTGAAAATTTTTTCGGAAATTTTTTTTTCGTTTTTGACCATAAAGTCGAATTTTGGAAAAATTTCCGAAAAAATTTCGGCTAGACTATTGTCCCCCCTATTTAGACCCCCAAAAAACATATTAACGAGGGGGGATACGGGAGGGGGGAGGGGTACACCCCTATGGTAGGGGGTAGGTACGGGGAGTTACTCTTCAGGGGACCTGGTAATGTATTTGTCTGGATACGTTTCCAATGGTAACACAAATTCCAGACAAAAATTTTGCTGTCCCAGGGATGTCAAGTTGTTCGTGAAAAATTATTTTTCACCGATGGTTGTGGGTATGAAATTTGTTTGTATATTTGTGTGTTGTTTCATAGTTTAAAGGTGGAACCCTCACCAAGGATTATCAATCCTTCGGTGGGGGTTTTTAATTTTATATCGGATTGGGAAGGGAATCCAGACAGATTTTGAAAAGTCCCGTGGATATCTATTCCTTTGATTGTTAATAACTTGTGGATAAATTATTCGTTGTCTATTTGTTTTTTTATTATATTTGTGTCTTCAATTTTCACTCTTAAACCTTTTACCTTATGTTCACCAAAGAAGAAATCCAAAACAACCTTCGTTCCAACCCGAAGTGGATTCATCGTTCTCTTGTTGTCCTATATGAACGACAGACCTCCGATGAACAACAGACAGGTCAGACCTCCGTTTACAACAATAGGGGGTTCAATTCCTCCGATAGTCGGTATCTAACCTATTGTTCAAAGTGGGTACTATCGGGTCGTACACTCAACGAGAAACACCTCCAAAAGTGTGGTAGTCGTTTACCAAAGTATTGGAAACAAATCCAAGACCTCATCAAAGAAAAGGGTAACTAAACCCTTTTCTTGTATTATGAAACCCTCACCGAAAGGTGGGGGTTTTTTTGTTTTATCAAATTCTGATAGTCTGAAGACTCAAGGGGAAATTTTGTCTGGAAAAGGTGTATGACACTTATCTTGTGTTATGGAAATCCAGACAAATATTTTACGGTGCCTAAGATGTCAAGTTCTTGAAGAATTATTTTTCACCGATGGTTGTGGGTATGAAATTTGTTTGTATATTTGTGTGAAGCATTTTTTCATGATTTTAGTTTTGACCCTCACCGAAAGGTGGGGGTTTTTATTTTTATCTTGGATTGGAGGAAATCCAGACAAATTTCCAACGACACGGGATGGAGAGGTTTCGGAATGTGGATTACTTATTTATGTAAAAGGTTGTGTATTATGGATTTATGTGTATATTTGTATCGTTAAAACCTTTATTATGAAAAACATTTTTTGGATATTGGTTGTGGTGTTAATTTGGGTGTTATTAATGTTATTCCCTATGTTCTATGAATACAATAGGGAAAAAGTCCATCCAATGGTCGGATATTTTTGTCTTATTTTTCTTTGTCTTGGATTGTTCTTTGGGTTAAGTAAGATAAAAGATTAAGTAACACAACACAAATGACCCTCACCGAAAGGTGGGGGTTTTTTGTTTTATCAAAATCTGATAGTCCGGAGTCTCTGGTTGGATTTTGTCTGGAAAAGTGTATGACACTTATCTTGTGTTATGGAAATCCAGATAAAAATGCATGAGGACGACAGGTGGGTGTTCCACATAAAAAATCCAGACAGAATTCAAATCCCCACTCGGTGTTCGTGTTGTGTTATAGAATGTGAATAAATTGTGGAAAACTTTTTTATCCAAATAGTTGTATGTAACAAATTTTGTATTATATTTGTATATCAATTCGGTGGTCGAATTGTGTTAAACCCTTTATTATGAAAAAAAGTTGGTCGATGTCCGATGATTCGGATTTTGATAGGGTAATCCTTACCCGTGATTTTGAAAAGTCACATTTGACCCCTCGTAGGATTGGGGTCTTAAAGGAGTTTGTTTCCCGTCACAATGAGGAGAACCGATACCCTTATGGAGTTTCCCCGAACGGGTATCGTTACACTTGTGGTTGTTCCCACGATTGTTGTGGGTGTCTTACTTCGGACACGATGTCACTACACTTCACACGGAACAATGTCGTTGTACGTCGGGAACAAAGTTTTAACTATTGACCCACGTTTAACCTTGTGTTACAAAACCCTCACCGAAAGGTGGGGGTTTTTTTTGTTACAATTTTTGGTCAGATGACGGGATGTGGGATTTTGTCTGGAAAAGGTGTATGACACTTTCAATGTTGGTGGGAAATCCAGACAAAAATGCGGAAGGACGACAAGGTTGACAAGTGTGTCTTACATACAAAGAATCCAGACAAATTTCCAACGACACGGGATGGAGAGGTTTCGGAATGTGGATAACTTTTTATTGGTCAGGTGGTTGTATCTAATGAATCTTTTTGTATATTTGAATTGTTAAACCCTTTAAACCCTTTTTTATGTTGTTACTTGATTTAGTTCTTGAAGAGTCCATCGGTAAACGAGTTCGTTGTATCAGTATGGAAAATGACCCCAATCCTATTGAACCTAATACAATAGGAACGATATACCACTATGGTTGTGGTATTCTCAATGTGGAGTGGGATAATGGTCGTACACTTGGTTTGATTGTTGATAAGGATAAGTTTGAAATTCTTGAAGAAACGAGAAGACCTCATCATTATCAATTGGTGTTACGGAAAGATGTCCTTGAACGGAATCTCAACTCATAAGTTGGATAACCCCCACCGAAAGGTGGGGGTTTTTTTGTTACAATTTTTGGTCAGATGAGGAGATGTGGGATTTTGTCTGGAAATGGTGTATGACACTTATCTTGTGTTATGGAAATCCAGACAAAATTTCTGCTGTCCCAGGTGAGAAGGGTTCGTTACGAAAGGGTGTATGACACTTTTAATGGTGGTGGGAAAATCCAGACAAAAATTACACCGACAGGTGAGAAGAAGTGGTGGGTAATTTTTTTTTTCACCGATGGTTGTGTGTAACAAATTTTGTATTACCTTTATATCGTTAAACCAATTCATTATGAAAAACAATGTTAGTCCTTTGAGTTTTCGTGAGTGGGAACTTCACATTCGTAAACAATGTATCAATGTTGAACCAATTAAACACTCGGAAATAAAATCGGAGTGGAGAGTTAATTGGTGTCTTTATGGTAAGATTCTTGAATGTAAGAAAAGGAGTTAGAACCTTGTGTTACGAAACCCTCACCGAAAGGTGGGGGTTTTTTGTTTGGAGGAAATGGTGGGACTGAAGACCATCGGGGAATTTTGTCTGGAAAGGTGTATGACACTTTATATGGTGGTGGGGAAATCCAGATAAAAATGTGGAAGGACGACAATGTTGTTAAATTTTTTGAAATGGTGTATGACACTTATCTTGGGTTAAAGAAATCCAGACAGATTTCACATGGGACAGATGGGGGTTTGGGATGGTGGATAACTTGTGGATAACTTTATTTTGGGTGGGGGGTTGTATGTAATGAATTTTGTATTACCTTTATATCGTTAAACCTAAACCCCTTAAAAATTATGGAAAAAGGAATTTTGATTGATGTTGTGAATCGTAGTGTTACCGAAGTAATGGTAACAAAAGACAACAATGGTAGTTCATTACCAAGTATGTATGGACACCTTCGTTGTGAAATGTTTGAGGTTGTTAGTTTTTTTGAACAAGACGACATTTATGTTGATGAGGAAGGACTATACCGAACCGAAAACTATGATAACGGATTTTTTATGTTTGAAGGTATGAAAGAACCGATTAGTGGAAACGGATTGATTTTGGGAATTGACCACGAAACGGGTGAAAGTAAAGATACGACTTTGAGTGTGGAATATGTTAGGGAAAAGGTGGAGTTCTTAACCTTTATCCCAACACCAAAGAACAATGGTTTCTTTTTCAAATGGAACAAAGATTGTGTTACGGAAAATAAGTAACACAAAACAAAGGAGTAAGAGAACCCTCACCGAAAGGTGGGGGTTTTTTTGTTGAAATTTTCGGTCAGATGAGGGATTTTGTCTGGAAAGGGTGTATTACGGATAAAGGTAATCCAGATAAAAATGCGGAAGGACGGGGTGTCCCGAAAAAAAATTAAATGTTTTTTTGTGTAAAGGTTATATGTAATAAATTTTGTATTACATTTGTGTTGTTAAACCTAAACATAAAAAAAAATGACAACACCACTTTTAATTTTGTCAGAACATTCCGTTCAAGAATGGTTAAATAATGACAATTTGCCCAATGAGTATCATTTAGATTATAATAAAAGAATGATACTTAAAAAACTAAATAAACTTAAAGAGGATTTTCGTTCAGAATACTATTCTCCCATAAGTTTACCCTCAACCCCCCAATTTACCATTGGTTACATAGTTAATAATCTTATTGGTAAGGTTCACCAAATTGAAAAATTGCGTTTAATGTTATCAGAAACTTTTTATGTTGTTTCTAATTTTCACAAATCAACAGGAAAAAATTACATTGTAGTCAGAGCAAATTGGTTGGATAATCGAGGTAATAAGTTTAAGATGTTTTCAAAAAACATTGGTTTAGAACAAAAAGTAATGTCGGGTGGTAAAGTACCTGATTGGAAACTAACGGAAGTGAAAAATCACATACGTGAATTGATGAAGTTACAATATGAACACGAATATGGTGAAAG